GAGGTTAAAACTAATCTATTAATTGAAACACTTAAAAAGGCTGAGTCATGTTAACGTTCTTAAACTTAGAGGCAGAAGGATTTTGTTCAATAGAATCCTTACATCTACAATTAAACCCAACTTGTACCATACTTATCAAGGCCCCAAATGGGAAAGGGAAATCAACTATTCTCTCTGCCTTGGTATGGGCAATATATGGGAAAAACCTAAAGGGTGTTTCTGAGGTAAATACTTGGAAGAAAGTAAGGTCTAAAGATTACAAGGGTACTAAGGTACAAGTATATTTTCAGAAAGATTCTCATACATATAAGATAGTTAGATGTCAAAAGTATGATGAAGTACTTGAGGATGGTGCTAAAGGTAAAGACAGACTTATCTTCATGAAAGATGGGGATATAGTTGATATCAAAGGGAAGGGGAAGATACAAGATTTTATAAACCGAGAGATAGGTTTATCATATACTCTGTTTATGAACTCAATCATGTTTGGTCAGGGTATAAAAAGACTCATACAAGAATCTAATTCTGATAAGAAAAAGATATTCGAAGAAGTATTTGACTTAGAGTTCTTAAACCTTGCTAAAGGCATTGCATTACAAGATAAAAATAACTTGATATCTCAAATAAATGAGGTAGAGCATGAGTCTCAAATGCTTAAGAAAGAATTAGAGGCTAACAAGGAAGCTTACTTCGATATGAGAGATAGAGAAAAATCCTTCAAGCAAAAAATCAAAGAAGAAAGAAGAGAGTTAAAGCAAGATAGAGAAAAGCTAACTAAGCTACTAATTGAAAAACAAAAACAAATCAAGGATGAAGTAGATGCTTCACTTCAGATAAAGATTAAAAAACAAAATGAACTAATCCTTGATTTGAGGAGTAAGATAAAAGATGCAAAGAATTTATCGAATGTACCCCTTAAGAAAGTAATCAAAGAATTGGTAATACAGTTAGAAGCCGGTCACTACAAACGTGCGTTACGTGATGCTAAATCAATATATAAAGCGTTCTCTGACCTTGATAAATATGATAAGGAGTATCAGGAGGCATCAGAAAGGTTGGAAGAACTTAGTAGTGTAAATGATAGGTATAAGAAATTAAAATCAGACTGTGATGATATTGCTTCTGATATTGCTTCTATTGACGAAGACCTGGCTAAGCTCAAGCAAGAAAAGCTTAAGGTCATGTCTCCAAAGTATAAACAAAAACTTAAGGAGATTAGGAAGAATTTACGGAAGGTTGATGAAGACTTTCACAATAAAGAGTTAGAGTTAGAGAATTATAACTGGTTAATTAATGATCCATTGGGTAATAATGGGATTAAGGCTTACCTATTTGATTCATCACTTGAGTTCTTAAATAAATGCCTCGATAAGTATTCAGAGGTATTGGGATTTAGGATCGAATTTAATATTGATTTGGGTACTGCTAGAAAAGAATTTGTTACTCTTATTGAAAGGGATGGGCAAATAATTGATTATGATGAACTTAGCGGTGGAGAAAAACAATTATGTAATGTTGCAATGGCATTTGCAATGAATGAAGCTCTTACGGCTTCTAAGGGTATTAACTTAGCATTTCTCGATGAGGTATTTGAATCTTTAAGTTCAGATAATGTAGAAGTAGTTACCTCACTAATACGTCACATATTCAAAGAGAAAACTCTATTCTTGATAACCCACTTAGATTCACTTCCTCTTGGTAATACCAAAATTCTGAAAGTGGAAAAGACCCAAGGCCTGAGTAGGTACCAATTACTATAATGGTATATAAAATACAATACACCATTATATTATGAACTCTAAGAATAAAGGAAATCGATTCGAAAGAAAAATTGCCGGGTTTTTTACGAAATGGACCGGGTACAAATTTGAAAGGAATAGAGCAGGGAGTGGAGCTTGGCATTCAAACAAGGACTCCACTTCCGATTTAACCTGTACTGATGAAAGGCATGCTCATAGATGTAAGATATCCATCGAATGCAAGAATTATAAAGAGATTAAGTTTGAACATCTACTCTTAGGTAATAAGGGATGCGATATATTGAAATTTTGGGAACAAGCTTCTAAGGATGCAAAAAGAGCAAATAAAGTTCCCATACTCTGTATGAGATATAATTCAATGCCCTCAGAAGAATTTTTCTTTGTAGTTGGAAAGGATTTATCTTCCGTATTCTATAAACCCCTATTCGATAAAGCCAATATTATGGTAATTGATGTACCAAAGATAGATGAGATTCTTTATGTATTCATGGCTAGTGACATATTGAAGAATGTAAACTATAAGTTAGTACATAAACAAGCTAAGTTAATTATTAAAAACCGGTAACCTATGAAGAAGCATACCCCATACTCATATTGTATATTTTACCTTGAAAGGAAGTACTGTGATAAAATCAATAAAGAACTCAAAGAAAAGGGGTATGACCAAATCAAGGCAATTATTCCTATGGTAAACGTATTAAGAAAAACCACAAAGGGTAAGATGGTATTCGAAGAAGTACCAGTATTATTCAATTATGGTTTTATGAGAATGCCTACTAAATTAGCATTCTCAAGGCCATTTCTTAATAAGTTACGTAGAAATATATCTGGTATCAGAACTTGGTTACGTAATACCGAGACAATGCACCCAAGAAAGAAAAAGGTAAGGATTGACAATGCAGAAGAATTTGATGATTTTTCTTTAGTGGCTACTTGTAGTAGAAAAGAAGTAAGGCGATTTAAACGTATTGCTAGAGAGAATAAGAAGTTTTCAGTAGATGATTTAGTCAATGTAAAGCCTGGAGATTACTTAGTATTACGGGGTTATCCTTATGAGGGAGTAGATGCTACAGTATTAGAGGTTGACCATCTTTGTAAAAGAGTAAAAGTTCTTATATACCCTGAAATGGGAAGAATGGAAGTATGGTTACCTTTTGACAACGTTATCTATAGTGTATATTTAAATCATGACCCAGATAAGCTTTATGCTAATTCTGGGGAATATGACCCTAATCAGATAACCAATGAAGCAATTGATAATATAATGAGATATAGGAGAATTTAATGTTATGAACGAAGCTCAACAAAAAGCCTGGAGTTGTTTAATTGATAAAGAACAACAATCATTATTCCTTCAACTATCAGAAAGTAAATCTTCATGGGAAGCTGGTGAAATTTTAAAGTTATCTCATTACAAGTATCTTGAAATCCGGGAACGGTCAGAGAAATTCTTTAGGCTATTCTCGGATTTTTTTGAGAAACACACTTCTATTTTTCGACCAGATTGCCCCTGTGAGAGGAATTTCCAAGATTATATGGAGGGATGTTTAGAGAAACGATTAAAAAGAAAAGAAGCAAGCTTATTCACAGGAGACTCGGCTCAATTACTCCCAAAGGTAAACTCTAAAAATATAGAGAGAAACATGAAGAGGTTAAAGGAGTCTGAGGATGAATGGGATATGGACACTCTAAGATTAATTCTTGAATTTGATAGGTGGAATAACTTTAGAATACTTCCAAGGATGCTACAACAGCCATCTGCATTTAAAAGGCGGTCGAATAAGAAGGATAAGATATATATCAAATACCTACTTAATAGGGTACCAGATTGGATGCACACTAAACTCAAGGAAAGGTTTAGGTATAAAGTAAAACCAGGAAAGAAAAAGTATTGGGTAGCTTTAATATCTGAGGACCTATATACTGATGGTTATCTATTGTTACCAGTAAGACCTTTGGATGAAGTAGTAAATGAATTCAGTAGATTTTACATGTATGTATTCAAAACTAAAGATGATGCTGATACCTTTGGTTTTATGGTATCTAAGTTCATGATTAAAACCGAATCTGTTAAGCTTGGACAAAAATTCTGGCCAGAGTACCGTTGCTGTGTGGAAAAAGCAGTAAACTATAATCAAGTGAACAACATAGAATTCAATATTAAGAAATTGGATATGGCTTATAACACACATATCAAGAGAAAGCATAAAAAACCTAAATCCACTGCTGCGAACCGAGCAAAAACCTCGGATTTTTATAAAAATAAATAGAGAAATAAGATAAGATTAAATTATTTATTCTTATATTTGCAAAGAAAATAAATGAATACTTTAAAATATTAATGATATGGCAAAAAAGAGTAGAAAAGACATGAAAGCCCCATCCAAGGAGAAATCAAATTTCCTTGGTGCTTCTGGGAGAAACATGACTTATAAGGATTTAAAGAGAAAGGCTATCATATTAGGGATGCCTTTCCCTGATGCTTGTTCTGCTGGGGTATTTGACTTATTACATTATATCAATGTATCAGAAGAAAAGCCCGATAAATCGTTAATTGATAAATATGACGATTGGATGGATAAGCAATTAGAAAATATTGGGTATTCGAAAGATGACCCATTAAGAAATTCTCGATTAAGGCTTGGGTTTCTCGGAGAAGAAGGGGAAAATGGGCAAAGAAGAACCAAACGAGTTCCTGGGATAAAGAAACCTCGAGAAAAGAAACCACCAAGAGAGAGGGATGAATTTAATCTTATCAAGGGTACAAAGAAATCTTATGTATTCGAATTAACTGCAAAAGGTTTTGAACTTGATAGAGTTATTCGGAGAATGAAAAAGAAATTCCCCGAAGCAAATGAGAAATCTATCAATCTTTGGTATAGAATGGCAAAGAGGAATATAAATGGTAAAACTAAAGGAAAGTAACAACGGACCCATACGACCAGATAGATATTATATATGGACTTGGAGACCAGATACTACCAATAAGATTGTTACTGAAAAGAAATTATATAGGAAACATCTAACCGGTATACCATACTTTACTAGACACCAAGTAAAGGTTACCTTAGTTTATCTTTATGGTGTAGATGTTCTTCAATATATCCATATAATATCTGGGAGGAAACTTATAAAACAAGGCATTAGAGAATTATCCGATATGAATGGTAAACTTCTTAAAAAGGGTAGTACTAAATTCTGGTTTAAGGGTAAATTCGTAAAAGCAAGGAAGTTCATAATGCCCGATGAATATCACATGGATAAACACCGACGAAGAAGATTTATGGTACAAATGCACCGAGTCTTTAAGTCTAAAGGAAAAAAGGAATTCAATGAAAGGTACTCAATCAAACTCTATGGACAACGGCAAGGCATATCTCCCAAGTATACAAGGCAAAAGAGATTACAAATCAATCTTGCTATCCTACAGGATTTACAACAGGCTGAGTCAAGAGGAGAAACATAAATTCAATCTGTTATTCCTGCAGTACCCTCCATTGGTAAGTTCATTGGCTTTATATTTAAGAAAGAAGATGAACATCCCAATACAAAAGGTACTATTTATCAAAGCACAAAGGGATATGCTTGAAATATTCGATGAGGCATCACTTAAATTTTTAGGGTATTTGCCTAAAGAAAGGTTTATTAAGAAGTCTCTATTATTTCAAGGGTTTGTTTCATTAGAGAGTATTAAACTTAGAAGGTCTTATGCTTATATAATGACAAATAGGATGATAGAAAATCAAATATGGGTCTACCCAATTCGATTATCCGATAACTATAAAACAATGATAAAAGGGAAATACAAATCCTATACCGAAGTATTTGGGAAGGTGGGTATTCCTGGGATAACTAAAATTAAATATAGCAATGAATAATAACGAAGGTTTTAAAATCACAGCACATCAACCAGCAAACCCATTTGCAGGTAAGAAGTTTAAGATAGTCACTTATCAAGGTGACAAGGAACTTGCCTCTCAGGCAATAACAATTGAATCTCAAGTAGAATTAAAGACAACTCTAGATGAGATAAAACAATTCAATATTGCTCAGGAGGGATTAGTAAAATCTGGGTATACTCAGAAATCCATACTGGTAAAGAAACTTATAACAGAGTGATATAAATAAATTATTAACCAACTTAAACATTACGAAAATGGCTAAGAAGAAAAAAGAAGTGGAACTGAAAGAAGTTTCCAGAACAGAAATCAATGGTGCAATCATCATTAAGTACGAAGACGGCTCAGTAAAGATTATCCCTGCTCCTATCATGCTTTCTGCCGAAGAAGCCGAAGACCTTTTTGGTTCTGAATCCGATGACGAGGAAGAAGAAGAGGAAGAGGAAGAGGAAGAATCAGACGATGATGATGATGATTCCGAAGAGGAAGAAGAAGAGGAATCGGATGATGATGATGATGATGATGATGATGATTCCGAAGAGGAAGAAGAAGAAGAAGAGGAAGAACTGACCGGTGAAGAACTTGCCGAAATGGACTTCGAAGAACTTGAGGATGTCTGCGACGACAAAGACCTTGAAACTGACCCAGACGATTACGATGAAGACGACGTCGAAAAACTCCGTAAAGCAATTGCCAAAGAACTCGGTCTCAAATTGCCAGCAAAGGAAGAAACCAAAGGTAAAGGCAAGAAAGGGAAAAAGTAATCTGGTAACTGTATTCAAGATTTAAAAGAAGGTAGGGAAATTTCCCTACCTTTACTATCAACTATTAATAAACGTAGAAGTTTACTTATAATAACCATTAACTTATAAAACATTAAAAATTATGGCAACAAAGAAATCAGACTCCAAGAAGAAAGGGGATAAGGAAAAAGACCCCGAAAAAGAAGCTAAACGTAAAGCTCGTCAAGAGGCACTCAAGAATCGGCCGGCTGAACAACGCCCTAACAGCAAGCAAATCGACGTTATTGCCATTAACGACAAATCCAAGGTAATGAACTTTGGTTATGCCGTTAAGAACAAGGAAGGCTATCAGGGTGTAGTGGTTACTTCTGTATTGGTTACGGATGGCAAACCGGTATCAACTTCAGTTTCATTCGTTCCGGGAACTCTTACCGTTAAGTCTAAGAAAGGACATGGCGTTATTTGTTCTCCGAAAAACAAAAAGGCTAAGGAAGAAGAAGAGGAAGAATCAGAAGATTAAACTCTAACTTACTAATTACTATCCCATATGTCTGCTATATAAATTTAGAGTTTAAGTTCATATGAATAACATCTGCACTTAGGACGTTGTTCAGCCAAAAGCTCATTGCCTGCGAAGGTAGTGGGCTTTAATTTTTTATACCCATGGAAGAAGAGAAATTAGCAATTCGAAAGAATATTCGAATACTTGCATTGGATAATCTAATAAATACTTATACTGATGTACTAGAAGATAAAGAATTAAACCTGGGACCAGATGAAAGGGAACTTGCCATCAATATAATAAATGAGGCAAGAGAAATGCTATCAGAAGAAACTCAGGAAGTATCTAACCAAGTAATGCAAAGACCCAAATGGAAAAAGACTTAAGATTATTAGTGGGAAACATTAATCAAACTCTCAGAGAATTAGATTATGTTTCGTACCTTAAAAAGGTAGCTCTTAGTAAGGGTAAGAAAGGCGAATACCAATCACATAGGTTGAAGAGTAATTATCTGAAAAGAAAACTCATATCTCTTAAAGGAGCCCTGAATAAAAAACTTCATGGGACTTATATCGTTGCCCAATTTAATTTTATAAGAGGAGAACAAAAAGAAACTTTTGAACAAACTTTTACTGACTTATCTCAGAAAGAGGTAGAAGATATACTTCAACTCGAGGCCATTTTAAAACAATGCAGTTTAGAAATCCTAGAAATTAAAGAAATCCCAACCAAAATTAGGAAGGTATAACTATGGTATTATGTAAATAGGAAATTCAATTATTCACCTAATATAAATGAAAATGGCTAAGAAAACAGAAAAGAAGAGTAAACCGGAATCCAAGACTCCGGAACTCACAAAGGCTAAGAAAGCTTTGGATGCTTACCTTAAAGAGAACAAGTTGGACCCTACTAAGGATTGGACCAAAGACAAGAAACATGGTAAAAAGGTTACCGAACTTGTAAACAAGCTCAATAAGGAAAGAGACAAAGTTGCTGCTGCCTACCCTGAAGCTGACCAAGAGAACAACAAGAAATTGGTAAAACTCCAGGAAAAAGAGAAGAAGGAAAAAGCTGAGAAGAAGGCTGCCAAAGAGAAAAAGGAAAAGAAAGGAAATGGCGGTAGAACAGCTACCAAATACGATTATCCTCTCATCGATGGCAGAGAAATGACTTCGGCTGAGAAGAAAAAATATCGTATGGAGCAAAGAAAACTTGCTTCAGGTAAGGCTCCCAAGGAGGAAAAGGAAACTAAGAAAAAGAAGGAAGAAAAGGTAAAAGAAAAACCGGCTTCCGATAAGAAAGATAAGAAGGCCAAAGACAAGAAAAAAAAGAAGGCCGCTAAAGAAGAAGATTAATAAGAGCACTTTTTACTTTTACTTATCATATTTTTGAGTATTCGTTAATAATGGTAGAAGGCCTGGCAATATAAAAATTGTTCAGGCCTTTTATTTTCTAATTAAGTAGAAAATGGAACAAGAAGTATATAAACCAAAACTTAGAATCACTACACTATCAGAGAATGGTACCCCATTATCCGATAGGTTGGTAGATGCCTATACCGAGATGAATTCAGGTCCAAAGGTACAGCATAACGGTCCCATAAGAGTAGAAGTAACTCTTACTAATAAACAAGATATTGATAACTTCAAAGAATACTTAGATAGGTTATCTGGTACATTGCCTGCTAAGGCACCTAATGTTGGCAGAGGAAGACCTGCAGGGTCTACAACTAAGGAATTGGAATCACCAAGGGAGGACATTCTTGCAGATGTAGAGAAAATGATTGAAGAGGGTAAAAGCCAACAAGATATCATTAAATATCTTAGGGGATTGGGATTTGTATTTATCCTTACTGAGGACTTTCTATTTCACTTTCCTGGATTTGAGTTCAATAAAAAGGATGTGGGAGAAGCAACCGACAATAAGCAATATCCAAATTCATTCTCTTGGATGGCAAGATGTATCAAACGAGCTAAGGACCCAAAAGCAGATAAATTTGACCCAATGGTAATCTTTGGTTTTAGCATTCTTGGGGGACCCTCGAAAAAGATTATCCCATATCTCTATAAGGAAAGGAAGAAACCATTAAGGGCCCAAGTTGGTAAAAACGTAATCTCCTTCTCTCAGGCAGAATTCACTAAACTTCCCAAGTATATGAGGGAAGATGAACGTATTAAGTTCTCTACAGAGCAAAGACAATTACTTCTCAATCCAGAAAAGAAGCCTTCTAAATTCTTTATGCGATGGGTAGATGATGCTATCTTCCCCGACTCAATCAAGGAAAAGATAGAGGAAATCAAGAACCGCTAACACTTACCTCCGTATTTATTAAAAGAGTATTTTATATAAAATAATTTTAGTATATTTGCATATAAAGAAAATTTAATTATGGACAAGGAAACAAAAGACATCGTAAAGCTCATTGCTGGTATTCAGATTGAATCACTCAACTCAATCAAAGAGGACGTTAAAAATGGGAATGATATTGCCCAAGACTTAATCAAAAAACTCCTTCAGATTGAGGATGATGAAATAATTCGAGCACTAGATGAGCACATTGAATTATACGTGGAAATTGAGAATACTCCTCAACTGATAAATATGCTAAGTGAATACCAAATGCTGGTATGCTCTCACATATTATTCAGAATGGAAGATGAATGGGTACATACTAATTCTCAGGGAGTACTTGGTACCTGGGCAATCTTCCAAAGGGCAAATCTCAAATTCCACCCAGAACTAACACTTTTAAAATTTTAATATAGACATGGAAAAGAACGAATACTTAGAATCAGTAGAAATGAACACTGGAGTCGAAATAATCCCTTGCGAATCCTCTAACATTGAGGGCTTTGGTTATGACTCAAAGAAAAAACAACTTTGGGTTGCTTTTAAAGGTAATCGAGTTTATCGCTATGATGATGTACCTTATGAAATCTGCAACGGTTTACATCAAGCAGAATCAAAAGGTAAATACCTTGCAAAGAACATTAAAAATAAATTCGAAACTACAGGTTATGAACTCAGAAACTAAATTCATATTGGGCCTGGTAACCTTGGGGGCAGTGATTTACTTTATTGGTGAGAATAGAACTCATCAAGTAGAAGTGAGCACTGCTCCTTCTCGTTTTGAAAGTCCCATAACCAAGTTAATCTCTCTTCAAGATAGCATGGGCATTAAACCAAAAGAAGAGAAGAAGCAATGGTATAAATATAGGGTAGAAATAGAAACGATTCCAGAAAATCAAATCTATAAGATTGAGAAATCTGGATACCAGCAATATGAAGTTTCTAGATTGGGTGAAACTTATTCTTATGTAACCTACGAATTTACCTCAGACAAGGTAATGACTACTCAAGAAGCCTATGACTTCGTAAAGAAATATCCTGAAAGATGTACAAGGGTACCCAATACATCACAAGATAACATTTACGATAAATATAACGAGGATTACGAAGATTACATAAATGACCCAGAGGATGAAATTAACTATCCTCCAGAAATCTTCGACTTCCTAGCCGATTAACCCGAGCAAATAGAAAATAATTCAAATAAAATTTTTCTATTTAAAATAAAGTTCTTATATTTGTATCAGAAAAGAAATTAATCATTTTACTAACATTTTAAATATAGACGTTATGAAAAAGAATGAAACAAAGGTTACTAACCTGGTTGCAACTAAGGTTGCCGAACAACTTGAAGGAATTAAAAATTCTAAGACTGCTAAGGCTTCTGCTCCTAAGGCCAAAAAGACTAAAAAGGAATTGGTACAAGATGCTCAAGAAGCTGCCACTAATTTTGCCAATGCCAAATTGGTAGAACTCTCTCCCAAAACCCAAACTTCCAAAAAGGAACAGGTTGTCAAGGAAGTTAAGGAACAACAAAAACCATCCATCATAGAACAGGTAATTTCTAATCGGGAAGTTAAATACGTATACCCTGCCGATGTAGTTGATACTCTTGCTCGGAAGAAATGGAGACAACAAACTCGAAACGAACTCCATCGATTGGAACTTGCAATGGCTCGTATCAAGGACCAGAACTCCAAGGAATTCAAGGCTGCTGCTAAAGCATACGAGGACTTTAAAAAGAAGGTCCTCAAACCAGAACAAGTTGCATAAACCTTTATTAACCAGGTGCCCGGGATAATTACCTGGGCATCTCAATTCATACAAAATGGATTACACTATCTTCTCTGATAAAGAGATGCTTAAGCAGGACAAAGAATTGGTAGAATTACATAAACGATGTTGTAAGTCCTATCTAATCCAACATTCACTTAAGCACTCCAAGATTAAGAAGTTCTTTATCGTTTACGATTGGTATATAAATACTGATAACGTAAGGAATTTCTTTTTCAGGCCTATAAACCTTTTCATTCAGGCATTGCTTTTAGGGCAACTTGATGAAATATCCGATTACATTAATCCTAACAAAAATGGAAAACGAAAAAAGAAACGAACCAGAAAAGTATAACGTACTTTACTGCAAAGGCAAATATCAGTATAAATCTAAATATCCCCAAATAGAAACTAAACATAAGGTTATCTATGCAGGGCCAGTAGAACCAATGGCACCCATCTGGGATAATGTATCAGATATATTAAGGAAATCTGATAGAATTTGTACTGAATCTCGAAGAGAATTAAAGAAGTTAGAGGAACGTTCACAGAATAACCTTTACTTCAAGAAAAATGGTATTACCCATATAATCGTATACAAATGTTTAGAGAAATAGTTAAAGACCTATATATAGGCAAATCGAAGTTAACCATAGAATGTAACCAAAAGGAAATACCCCAAACTACTCTGGTTCAAGACATATTACAGAATACGGGGTTTACTGGTAATATGCCCGACTATGGTACCTATGGTAATTTCAAGGATGGAAAATTTGAGATTACTCCAATGATGCCTAAGCATTGCTTATTTGTTACCGGAGTACCCAAAGGGGCAATCCTTGATAATTTCCGAGTTAGAAGAACATATTGGTCCTCTTATTATGAGGATGATGTAAGAGGGTACTTATTTCAGATTACAGATGAAAGTATACCTCGTTTAATAATCACAAACTAAATCTATATGGAAGCAATCGATTATGTAAAATTATTTAAGCTCGACCAAGAGAATTATGATTTTAAAAGGGAAGAGTTTATATCCGAATTAGGTAAAGAATTTCTAGATTATTGCCAAACCACTACAATTGGGATAGATAAAAAGACTGGCAATATATACTACTACCGATTTAGGGAAATAGTTAAGAATTTCGAAACTAAATTCTGGGCAATCTCAGAACTTAAAATAGGAGAACCATTAACTCAGAAATTATGGAATGCCTTTTTCGCTACTCAGGTAGTTCCTTTAAGGCAAAGGTTATTCCCAAAGGTTCAGAAATTAATCGAAGAGCAAAAGGGGATAACCAATAACCGTAGTAAACAAGACAAAAAACCTACGAACCATAAAAAGGCAAACTATGGCAAGGGAAATCACAGACCTGCATGGGAATAAATTTAAGGTAGGAGATTATAAACTTTGCCTTAATATCCCCATCACTGGGAAAGGTAATTTAGTATTCACCAGGGACCTAATCTCTGGTGAACCTTTTAATTTATCAGTAAGTAAGAAAAAATATAAGGGATATTTCTATAACCTCTCTTTGAATCTGTATGTAAGGTTCGATTTAGAGTATATGGGTTATGATGAAAGTTCCGATATCAGAAAATCTCATTTGTATGTCAGAAAAGGAAAATAAAATGGTAAGATTCCCAAGACCTATGGGGACTACTGCAATGGCATTAGAATATCAGAAGAACCCAAATGATGAACTTCTGATAAAGATACACAACTACATTATTAATCAATGGCTGATGGGTAATGGAGTATTATGTGGTATCACTTATGATATCAATACATTCTCATACCGTATGGGTATAGATATTAACTACATACGGGTATTTATGAGGGATAGGCTATTAAGCTCTAGAATATGGGATAAAGAAAAAGCAGAAGATTTACTTCAAGCGTTAATGGGAGAACAACTAGCATGGGCATTAGAAGACCGTATGGAAATAGCCCATCAGGTTAATATCCTAAGAGAATCTCAGGGAGGGAAATACGTACCGTTTATATCTGCCGAGCTGGGAAAGGCCCTTAAATTAAAGCTTGAATCCTCTACATCTCTGCAATCAATAGTACGTAATCTTACTGGAGGAAGTACTACAAATATCTTTGCCCAATTTAATCAACAGAACAACGTAACACAGCAAAATGCAATCACTGTTGAAGAGGCACGTCAAATCGTATTGGAATCACAAAGGGTATTAGATAAACCAGAAGAGGCTAAACTATTGGAGGATAGGTATGACATTAAGTCTCTACCTGAAGTAGTTGCTACTAAACAAGAAGGAGTAGATACAAGTAAAGAGGGTCTTAACCTTAATAAAGCAGAGTTAATGCAAATTACTGATGATTATAAGGGAGCTATGTCTTCATTCTCTAAAGAACATCATGAACTACGTAGAGAAATCGAAATGCGTATAGACCCAGACGAAGAAGACCCAGAGTTATACCAATATGAAGACTTTGAGGAAGAAGAGAAAGAGGACGGCTCATTTGCATCTCAATTCCTCCGAAATAGTAAGCTCCCATAGTTATATCAGGATATTGCATATTTAAAAAGAAAGAATTATATTTGCATATCAATTTTAATATAGACAAAAATATGAAAAACCTTGAACAACTAATGGCATCTTTCCTTTGTAGGAAAGATTTTCTAGACCCAGAGGGAACTAAATCTGGAGGAGTTCCTCATATTCAATTATCTGAATCTATTAAAATAAGGCTGTTTGATGACCCTTATCAATTGGATGCTTTTTATTTAGCTGCTAATAATCGGGTACACTTACTTATGACTAATCCTCAAGGAGAAGTAGTAAATGTAACCTTTTCTACTTTTATGAATATTTTTCCTAATACAAAGGAAAGTCCAGAAGAATACATATATGAAGCTTTAAGTCAAATAATCTTGAGGAAAATGAGAATACAGAAAGACTACAAGAAAACTAAGGTTAATAAGATTAATCAAGGTACTTACTTTAAATTAAAACCCACCGATACTGCACCAGTATGGGTAAGAGACCATTTCGATAGAGCTACTCAAACTTATGCCTGTCATAAATATGAAGACTCAAATCATGAGACATTCTTAAAGGGAAATCGAGACATATACATTGACTTTACATTTTAATCACATGAACTTATTTAGACGAAAGAGATGCTGTAGTGAACTCATTGCTATTAAAAATGGCAACTTAGTATTCAAATTGAGTAATACTCATATCAATGCTGCTTATAATACTTTACAGGCAATAATGAGGAAATCGGGTATATTCGATGAGAATCTATATTTTGACTTGTACCGAGAATATAGAAGACATTATGCTATATACGACGTAGTACCATCGTTGCTAAGGTATAAGCTACCATTGATATTTTCAGGTAGATATCCTAAAAATTTATTCGATAATCAGTTTATCTTTGAGGAATTGATACCTAATGCTTTGGTATATCATAACTTACCAGAAAATTTCAGATTACCCGAAAGCTTAGAGAAAATCCTTTTAGAAGTCAAGAAAAGGGTATCTGCTTATATAGACCAAGATGGCATATCAGACCAGGGTTATAGGGATTTGGTTCGAACAAATTTCGTAAAACAATGGGATGTATTTAGAAAGGACCCATCTCTTATAGATTGCTATATGGATGCTCAATTGGGCATGCTATGTATGTGGGCTAGAGTAGAAAATAAAACAATAGTAAAGAACATAATCGAAAGAACTCAAGATGAACTAGCTCAAGAGTTCTTATCTAAAAATGACGAATATGGAAAATAAAGAAAAGTTTGCCTTCAGAAATGTAAACATGTCTCAAGGTGTAGAGGTAGAATTTATTAAATTGCTTACCTCATTAGAGACTAAAAGTGATGAAGATATTATTAAAGCTTTTAAAGCTCAATTATCTTCTGGAGTATTAACTTGTCATGCAGAAATGTTATCTAGAACACAAAATCAGATAATATTTCAAACATCTCAATTCAGTAAACCCTATAACTTTTACAAAAACTGGGAATTATGGGTATTCTCTAATATCCTGGGTGTATGGACTCTAAATAGGTTTAGGATATGATTACAATGAAAAACCTCCAAGTAGAGGATATAAAAGATGAATGGTTATATAATGCCTTAACACAGGGCATCAAGGAATGTATAACTGCTCCAGTCCTAACTTTGGACCCAACAAAACCAGAACCCATTAAGAGGGCAGAAATGATATTAGAGAATTTCTCTCAGGAGGATTCTCCAGTAGTAGCTACTGTAATTGCTCCAGGCAATTTCATACAGATGATATTACCGAAACATGAGATACTTCTATCGGTAATGTTTATCTATAAAGAGAGAAATACCTATGTACAACTCATAATACAAAAACTTGCTTATGAACGAGAAAAGATTACCACCAAGACTAATGGTTCTGTTAGTAGTACTGAAGGGTGAAAAGGTATATAAAATACCTCTCGAATCAGGAATAAAATTGGACCATCTAAAAGATTTCAATACACTGAGGAGAATCTTTGTCCCTTTAGTACAACTATATCATGGAGTAGGTTTTGATACTAGACTTACCTATGATGAATTTAGTATCTTCATTAATGACCTACAACATTTAGGGTATGAAGAGTTTAATAAGTATTCCTCAGGTATACAAGAATTGGTAGAAGCAAAACCCATCACTGAAAATGACCAGGATATTAGGGAAATACGGAATGGGTTACTTACCTCTCTTAAATCTCAGGAGTTATCAGAGATATTAGCTACTAAACTAAAGCAAGCCATACATGAAGTATTTGAAAACGAGAAGAAGAAAGGTGGGCTAATGGATAAGGAACCCTCTTTAGAACCTATGGGGAGTTCAATCATAAGAGAGGCTCTATACTTGCTAACTCCCCAATTACCTTAATAATTGAAAGGCAGTCTAATCCACTGCCTTTCTTAGCGTATACACATCCTCAGCCTCCTTAAAAATAAAATAGATATATTTTTCTATAAAAATAAAAATGCTTATATTTGCATATCATTTTAAAAATAGACAAAAATATGAAAACGAACTCAGTAACTTACAATCAAGCAGACGAACTAACTAAGGTAGTTCGCAATTTCTTAGAAAAGAAATCTACATTTGAACTTGACTCCGATGAAAAGGGTCATCTCTTAAATCTTCTAATGGGACTCTTAATCAAACTAGAGGATGATTACAAACTCAATTGCTTGGATATTAATCAGGTACAAATCTATGATACTACCTATTATTCTTTCATTTTCGAATCAATCATAACTGCCGATACTAATCCCTATAAGGGGCAATTAGCATCTGCTGCAGTTCAATTCATGAATGAATTTACCGATAACGATGGGAGGTTCATATCATTCAATCAACTCGATAGAAACAACTGGATTTTCCAACTTAATTTCTCAATCGCATGACAAAGTATAACGTTAGTCCATTAGTTGCTCGGGAGATAGAATTCTCCACGGGCACTATCTTTGGTGGTAGTTGGTGCCGATACTTTATTTCAATCACCCTACATCAATGCTATATAGAAGCAACATGGAAAACCCGTCCTAAAAATGATTTAGACGGGAACAAAGAAATCTTTAACTCTTTACAGGAGTATCTAGATTGGTTTGCTAATCTTAAGAAAACTTACGGAAGGAGAATATCCCGTAAACAAATGGTATATGCTGCATACGATGAAACAACACGTACCTTCAGTTACAAACCCTACGAGAATTGGGCTACAAGACGTTCTAAAGAGAAATTAAATAAGCCCAAGAAACCAATGCTGGCCGATGAATTATACTAATCCCTAACCAGTTAATATATCCTCAGGGAGTTCAGAAACACTAACATCTGGGCTCCCTTAATTATTGCATATTTAAAATATTATTTCTATATTTGCATAAGAGAAAAATAAATATAATTATTAACCGACCTCGAACAGGGTCACAAAACTTATTTCTTATGACAACTATTAACGAAATCTCAAATCACATTATGAGTTACTTTGATGGAACTCTTGATGCTTTTGGTTACACTGCTCAATCAGTTAATGAAATCTCAAACCCAGATGAATCATATATGGGAACTCTTAATCTCCAATTCCGGGATTATCCCATAGACGATTACGAAAAGGCAGAAACCTACTGCAGAGAATCCGATGCTTTTGAACAATACGTGATAGAATTCATTAATTCTCATTGGGATGAACATCACCCATTAAAAGAACTTAACCCTAATTCTCATTACATGTCAAACTCCTATGGAGATACTATCCAGGTACATTTCAATGATGAATCCCTTTTCATTATCATTACCATGACAGGACAATATTAACAAAACCCTCTGGGAGGCACCCAAAACACCTCCCAGAACCTCCCTATTTATAAAAATAAAAGTAATTATAGAAACAAGTTTAGAAATAATTTTGTATATTTGCAGTGAGAAATATTTCTCAAATAATTTTAAATATAGACGTTATTCAGAATTATTTAACCAACTAAATAAATAATCACTATGGTAAACTTATATAAATTACTCAACGTACTGGAACAGGGCATGTCTCTGTTCCAACTCAATAAATGGAAAACCGAAGGACTTTGGTACCCAATTACCCAATATAAAAAGGAATCAGATGAAATACAGGTAGTAACCAATTTATTTATTGCTGACCAAGAACAGTATCATATCCAACTATCAGGTAATTATCCAGAAGAATCCGATGACTGGAATAACTTTCTAGAGGAAAACCAATGGAAAATCTACCCATTACTTGCAAACATAATGCAGGTCTTCTTGCCCACAGGGAACTATCAGATTATGTATACCTTATATCCACAAGGATTCATATCAGTAATTGCTAAACCCATAAACAAATAACATTATGATTACCGAAGAACTTAAATATATACTAGACTCATTACCTTCAGGGGTACATGAACAAGCCAGGGAACTGGTAAAAACTTGGAAAACTGCCGATGGTCGAATAGTAAAAGAAATTTTTGAACTCTCAGAAGAAGAGGCCGATGAACTTCAACAAATTGCCGATGAAGCTAAGGGTAAACTATTTACCCTATTATTTGGCCCACTCTATCATCATTACGTATCTCAATATGTATTAGACCAGGACTATTTTGAAGAAGAGGAACAATTCATTGAGGACCTATTAAAATATTATAACCTATGACAGAATACATCAAAAACCAATTAATCAAACCATGCGACCATCTCGAATGGTTTAACGGTATGCTCATCTCATCGGATAACAATCCCGAAGAACCTCATACGGCTATTCGCAATTATTTATCCCATGTACAACTAAATGGATTACTAGAAAACACCGAAATAGTACATGTATCATTCAATGGAGATGAACCTAAACCGGGATTCTATTTCGAAATACCCAAAGATCCTAATATGTATCTCATACTTGGAATCCTGGATGAAGATGAACGCCCACGTACCGTACTATTAGGTAAACCAAAGTTTAACCCTCAACTCAACTAATATCATGGAACCAATCATAACAATAAACGAATACCCAATCGGATGGGAATGGCTAGACAGAGTACCTCTAGAGGACTTTAACTGGCTAATCGAAATATTCTCTACCATGACAGATAATACTGATACTTATGACTTTGTAGGATATATAGATTCCGAAACCCTACCAGGACAACAAAAGGTATGCTCAGTAGACAAAATACCATTAGCTAACTTCCTAAATGAAGACCAGGGCTACGAATCAGGTATATCCATGTACGGTCACTACATAGCATGCAAATGCCTTGACATATCCTCAGAAAAGGAATATATGAATCAATTAACCGATATAAGAATCCTAACCAATGAAATAAAACCATGCTAACAAAAGGTAAATTCCTGGTATCTTTCGAGGTACCAGGACACACTAAAGAATACACAGAGGGTTTCACCGAGGAAATGGTAATCCCATACAGAACTGAGGAACTAAGGCCATATCTAAGGTACCCCAACCAAAGGATAAACAACAATCACCTTCACTCAGAACACATAAGATTACAAATAAGAGATATACTACAGATACCCCTAACAGATATAACCATAATCGATATAATATCACTACCATGAACATCATCTATCACATAATCCGAATAATCCTATCCGTAGGAACTATCCTAACCCTCATACGCAATGAGAAAATATACCAAGCCCACAAGCATACCCACCCAACAAACAAAATAAGGTATATCATCTCACAGCTAATAATCCTAACCCTATACACCTCATCACTAATCCTGGTATCCTACACATATGGGATTATACTAGGATACATATAATAATACTAAAAAATTATGAAATCACTAATCCTACTCATCGTAACGATCTGGCTTCTAATCCTAAATGAAGAAGCCCACCAACAAAGAAATTCATCTACAGAATGAATCTAATCGTAATCCTTTTAGTATATGCCTTTATACAGGTATACCTAATCGAATAAATACCCACAAGGTACCTCGAATAAATACCGGGTACCTCCCACACCACCCAACACAAAAATAAAACAAAATCATACTAACGCTAACTATGTTACATAATCTAAGGTACATAATATAATACCTATCCCCTCTATAACTAATATACCATCTATTAATATAATAATACCTAATACATATATCAAGGTACCTCGCCGGGGGTTTTGGGGATTTAGGCAAACAAGGCTAGGCAAACTTACCTTACTATACAAAGCCACTCAACTCACTATATAGCCACTATACCATATAGCTCTACTACACACTTTAAAGGCAAACTCAAAAAGGCCTAAAAAGGCAAATAAATCCGACCATTAATGGCCTCTAAATCCGATTGCCTTGAGTACCCTTTATATGTATTATATTATAGATTGCATTCAAGGTAATTCGAAGGTAGGGGATTATATAATACAGATATGTTATGTAGCTTCTATGTATGTAGGTAGTATAGCTTTAGTACATCGTCGATTAATGGCCATCACAATTTACCTTGATTACCTTCACCAAGTTATTATATTATGTATTATATAATAAGTATTGGGTTGGGGATTAGGTAAATAGGATATTAGGTTTTAGGGCTAAATGGTTTATAGGATTTAAGGCCTTCAAGGGGCATATTTAGGTAATATTCCTAGTAAGTATGTAATTTATTTGCTTAGTATTTATATTAGGGATATTTGCAGAACTCTAGGACAATTTTGTGATTTAGGGGTACCTAGATTGCCTAGAGCCATTAGGTATTATATAATATATTAGTTATAGGTAGGGAAGGTAAATGGCAATCTCCATTCATGGCCCCGAGGATTTAGGTAAATATAATTCAAGGCCCTTAATAACCTACGAAGGCAATTAGGGTTATTGCATATATAATATATTATATTTATATTTGCAGTAAGAAAATAAAATAATAATCACTTAAAACCCATTACCTATGAACACTAAAGAATTATCAAACCGATTAACACAAATCGTACAAGGCATTACTAATACTCAACCTATTAGGATTAAGGCTACTATCGAGGTTTTCCTTGAAGAATTTGACCCAAGCCAGAACTATCTTCTCTCTATTTCAGATATAGAAGGCTATGAGACCCAATTTATCGGATTCGAGATTTGGGACAAAAATGATGGTCCTATACCCGGTATAAAACTTTTCAAGGATTTCAACATTTACCTTGAACGAGAATATTGCGAATACTAACCAATTAACCCAGGCCTAACTAAGGTTCTGGGTTTTTACTTAGCCTAACTTAGTAAGCCCTTATAGGCTATCCTAATCTCTATAGGCTTACCATAGTCCCTATATGGCCTTATTGAATTAGGACCTAATAGGTTTATAGAGGGCAATAATAGGGATATAGCTAATCGGCCTTAATTCTTTATCACCTTAGTCGATTAATGGCCTTCAATATACAGGTATATAATACACTCTCAAGAGGACAGGCATAAGCCATATAGGATTATCCATATACATATCATATATGCCCACTACAAGGCGTGTGAAGATTACCCTTGTGAACCCCCAAAATTAAGTGCAAATATTAAGTCCTTTTAGGGTGCACAATATTTTCTATTTTATGAATTTTTCACAAAAATAATTTTGAAAATAAAATTATTCATTTTCTCAAAAATTTTTCTTGAAAATGTTTGTAGATTAAAATAAAGTTCGTATCTTTGCAATGTGAGAAAAACAAAGCGATATTTGAATGAATTTTTAATTAAAACTTTTTAAGAAAATAATTTTCTAAAAATTTTGTAGATTAAAAAATAGTTCTTATATTTGCAATACAGAAATGAAACAAATACTACCTTATTAGAATAGTTAAAAAAGTCTTGAAAGTCTATTTGAAAAGGTAATAAAAATAATTAATAATAAAACTTTCAAGCATTTTATTATGAAAAATCAAATTAACAAAGTGAATGTAGAAAAAGCAAGTGCAAACGTAAAAGCAAATAGTTTAATTGCTTTAGACGTATTGAAAAGCGTTAAAGAAAAAAATGCAGGTCTTTTCAAAACTTCTTTAGGGACAAAAACAGAAATTTACAAAAAAGAACTTTTTGAGGGTGCAAACGAAAAGCAAATCAAATCGTTACGCAAAAAGTTTAGAAATGTAACTTTCAATTTTCTTTCAACAATTGCAAACAATGCAGATAAAAAACTAATTGAGGGCTTTATAGACTTTTATAAACAAGTCTATACATTAAATGATTTTTCATTTAATTCTATTGCAAGCGAAAATACAAAAGAAGAAAAGAAAGCGATATTAATAAAAGGTCTTGAAATCGTGAAAAACTCTTTGAAGTAAAAGAAAATCAGATAGGGAGTAAATTACTCCCTATCATAAAAAATAAAATTATTATGTTATTAATTTTGTTTGTTATCTTATTAGCTGTTTTTGTTAGTGCTTTATATGTAGTTTATATTCTTTTAAAATCAAATCATAGAATAATATCTACTATTATTGATGTACAAACTTTTCAATTAATTAATGTAGAGCAATTTCTATTGATTGAACAAATAAGCATGAACTATTTAAATGAAGTTGAATATACAATTTATAAAAAATTTTCTTTTAAAACTTTTTTACTATACTTATGTTATTGTTTAAATGAACAATTTAAAGAAAATTTAAATAATCATTTAGTAGATAATTAAGAAAGCAAAGGGACACATAAAAGTTTGTCCCTTACTTTTTATTTTTGAATGTTAAATTTAAGGGAACCGTACGCCCCTTTTAGTACCAGGAAATTTTAGGCTTTCGCTATAAGAGGTACCTTGAAGGCAAATACTCATTTTAGTACCACAACTTTCGAAGCTTTCGCATTAAGGGCATGCCAAGATATCCCACACCACACATACTCACACAACACACAAAGAAGCCAGAGAATAAAACATCCCTGGCTCTCATCCACCTTATCCCTCTAGCAGATTACAATATCAAAGTTCTTTCTATAAACCAAAAACTTATAAAGATATGGAAGAAAAAACATTATTCAAACTAGCACGTGCAGTTACAGATACAACATATACTGTATCTTCAAAAGGTGGTACTACAACCTACTATATCGATTCCCTCAAAAAGAAACTGGTAAATGGCAAAGTAGTTTCAACCTCTACACCCTCTTGTACTTTGGACTCAGCCCCCGTAAGTTGGGCTACTTACGGAGAAGTTACCGTTGAAGATGGTTACTTATATGTAAACGGTAACTATTCAGAAAATACTGGGCCCTCAAGGTCTACTACTCTGACATTTACCCAAAATGAGTCTAATAACAAAATCAATATCACAGTTACTCAGGAATCCGGTGTTACCTATACTGGATACATAAAAATGGTTACAAACTCACTGCCTTTAGGTGGTAATAAAGGTAATACTGCTCAAATTCTTGTGATGGCATATTTAAAGGGTAGTGATGGGTCTAAAAAGCCAGAAACTCCCCAAGTGGGTAATGCTCCCGATTGGTGCGCAGTATCCGTTGCCTCAGCGGATACTCTTGAGAACCATTACACGTTATCCCTGACCGCTTTATCGAGTAATCAAACTGGAGCTAACCGTTCAGGGCATATCTTCTTAACCTGTGGGGATACTAACTTGAGTATACCAGTAAATCAAACTACGGCTAAAATTACTTGTAACATCGTAATAAATGTATTTAAAAGCTCAACCTCTAACACCTCTAACACCTCTGCCCGTTGTGATATAGTGGCAGATCAACTAGTAGATAGCAATATAACCTTTAGATTACAGATTCAATATGGTGTATCATCTGGTGATGTAAGAGAGTATATTTATACTTTAGGCAAAGGTAGTGCAATTTCAAGAAATACCTTTGAAATTCAAGATGGGGCTGATCCTCGAATATTAGATTATGGTTACTCTCCTCAAGAAGACTCTAAGTACATATATAGTGTAACAATCAAATACTCATAGGCTAATTAGTAACCCACATACCCAAAATATCAGAGCTAAAGTATATGCAACAGAATATCTATGCCATGGATACCAGCAGGTAATATAAGAATCTACTTTTAGTATTTCTGGATGTTCTTCTTCGTATTTTTTATCTTCTTCTCTAGCATTATATTTAGCCAAGATGAAGAAAGGTAAGAATACGAAGAAGATTATTAAAGCAACTGGGAATAAGAGTAGGAGAATTATCTCCCACCCTTGCATTGATGTCCCAGCATAATTACCATCTCTGTCAAAAAAGTATCTCATAGTAATTTGTATTTTATGTATCTGATTAATAGATAAATCGGAAATAGAGGTAATACTATCCATACCGATATAAACAATATCAGGGAATGAATCCTATGAGTATACGGTAAATAATCTAAGCAAACCTTTACAAAGAATACAGCGAACGGTAAGCATACCAAATAAATTATTGCTAATACAGTAGTCATTGTTCTCTGAAGTATTTGTTAATAATCTTGGTAAGTTTCTTATCAAATTCAAGCATCATATCTAAAGCATCCGTATCTTTCATGTTCTTTATCTCCTTGTCAAGGAATTCTATATTTCTCCTAATTGAGAAATAAGCCTTGTATGCAAGGAATACCTTCTCATTTTCTTCTGTAATAGGGAGAACTTCTCCTTTTTGCCCATCTAATCTTGGATATGTATTATCAGGACCAAGAGTTCTTGCAACTTTTACTCGGTTACTGAGCATTGCAAATCCACCTTTCTTATCAATAGATTCTACTGTTACTTTCTCTGTGATGGGTCTTCCTGATAATACGAAGATAACTTCATCACCTTCTTTGAGCTTTTTGATTTCTTTCTTTTCTTTTTTCATATCTATTTTATTTAGAAATTTTCTTTATGCAAATATACGAAATTATTCTTTATTTATTGCATTATCTATTTTATTTTTAATAAATTCATAGGCATTGCCCCGGTAATCCTCTAGCATTTTGTATTCCTGTGGAGATAGAAATATTCCGTTTACTTTAAAAGCATCTCTTAGATGCTCTGGTATAGTGCCTTGGTGAGCGATGTTATTATAACGGATAATGAAAAGTTTCTCTCGGTCTTCATCAATAACTCCCAGAGTGTTTACTGGTTGGAGTTTAGTTTGGTAAATACCACCAAAAGCCGAGGGCACCATTAAAATATTTCCTGGTATTCTAGTTATCCAATGGGAATAATCTGGAGTAATTACCGCAATTTTACCCTCTTTCTCAAGCTCTTTATCATAAGCTAATCGATTAGACCAAAAAGCACATTTAAAACAAACTTGTTTTCTTGCCATAAGTTGGGGAATCTCTCTAGTTTCATCGAATTCCTCTAAATTAATCGGTTTGCCACATATCTGGCATTCATTTTTCTTGTCCATATTGCATTATTTTATAAGTTATATATGATAATAGAACCTCTAAACATATTGAAAATGGGTTATAAGCAATACTTTTGTTACTAAAATTGAACCATTAAAACTGATAAGTTATGGATAAACTAACAAATGAAATGATTAAAGACCTTGCTATTCGCTTAGGTCTAGAACCTGCTCTATTGAAAGCTGTTCAATTGGTAGAAGCAGCAGGTAGAGATGGGTTTTTAGCTGATGGTAGGCCTCAAATCCTCTTTGAGGGTCACATTATGTACAAAGAAGTACATAAGAAATTCCCTGACAGAGATTTAGCTTACCTTTGTAAGAGATATTCTACGATTTTCTTCCCTAAATGGGATAAATCGAAGTACTTGGGAGGTGTACACGAGTACAAAAGACTCGAATTAGCCAAAGAAATTGACGAAGAATGTGCATTGAAGTCTGCAAGTTGGGGTATGTTCCAGATTTGTGGGTTCAATCACAACCTCTGTGAATGTAAAGATGTCTTCGAATTCGTTCATAAGATGTCAGAATCTCATGCAAATCAACTAGAACTCATGTATTATTTCATGAAAAACTCTGGTTGTTTGAGTAATCTCAAAGAAAAGGACTGGGCTGGCTTTGCCAGAAAATACAATGGTCCCGGGTATGCCCAGAATGCCTACGACCAAAAACTAAGAAATGCTTACGAAAACTTCAAAGATAAATTATGAAAAGATGTCATTTTAACAGCTGGGTAGCAAAAGTATTTCTTTTCCCCAGTTACAAAGCAATTACTCTGGTGTATAACTCATTCTTCAAACACAAAGTAGAAGAGTGTAAACCCGATGATATCAATCATGAGTGTATTCATCAGATACAGCAGATTGAGTGTAGTATAGTGGGTTTGGTACTTGGTATCATACTCTGGTTATCATTCGATATATCCTTTTGGTGGGTAGTGGCTCTGACTTTTGGATTCTTCTACCTTTGGTATATCATCGAATATTTCATCATATTGTGCTTTGCCAAGTGGAATAAACAGAATGAAAGATACCATGATGTAAGTTTCGAAGAAGAAGCTCACAACAATGATAAGAATCTGAGTTACTTGGAAGACCGTAAGCCCTTTGCTTGGATTAAGTACATTAAATTGAGAAGCTACAAGAAATGAAAAAACTAAGGGTATTGGGAGTGTGCGCTGGACAGGGTGCACTCCTGTTCCCTTTTAAGAAGAATTTGTTAGGGAACATAGAGATAAGGGGAGTATTCCACACTCCAGGCGAAGAACAATGGAAATTAAATTTTGGAGATATACCGTTCTATAAGGGCTTTTGTTTACAAGAATTTGATGAGAAAGTAGACATAATTATATCAAGCCCTGATTGCGGTAGTTCTAGTATTATGAGGTTATCCAAGGTAAAAGAATTAGGTAATCCCAAAGATAACCGTAGTCTTAATCTAGTAATTGCATCAATACTCGAGTATAAACCCAAGATATTTCTTATAGAAAATCTACCAAGACTGCTAACCTTGCTTCCCAAGGATTTCTTTGAGGAAACCTTCAAAGACTATAAATTAGTTTTTCACGAAAGGTCAGTTTTAGACTACGGAAACTCCCAGGAGTCAAGGAAGCGATTACTCATCATTGGAGTACATAAAAAGACCGGTAAGAAATACTTGAATGCTTTTGATGAAATATTCCAAGTAAAAACTCCAACAACTACTAGAAATCTACTTAAACCACTCACATTCTCTCAGGAAAATAATACTAACCAGATTCCGTTCATGAGTAAAACTCTGGCAATGTATGACTATCGAAAGCTCCCTGAGAAGAAGAATCTTACAGTAGCAAAGATACATAGACTCTGGGTTAGAGATTTCAAGGATGAAAAGAAGTGGCCTATCAAAACTGCAAAGATGAGTACTCTTCCAGGAGTATATCGATTGGAGTATGATAAACCACCTTTAACTCTAAGACCTGCAGATAGGCAATTTAGACCAGATGGCTACCCCTTGGGAATCGAAGACTTCAAGGCAATTATGGGATTCCCTGATAGATTCAAAGTTTACCTTCACAAAAATAGTAATACCTTCGAAGGTGATTTTAAGGATTACCATTATTGGCTTAACAAGGCAAGGTACACAATTGCCAAAGGTTCGGTTTATGAGGTAGGGATTTGGTTCAAAAAATGCCTCAAAAAGGCAAATACCAAAGAACCTTGAGTTTCAGCTTTATATATAAAGTCTTATATATAAGTTTCTGGGGTGCCTTGAAATATATAGATATATAATATACTACGTATATATATCTATATATTTATCTGCGTATATATAGCTATTCATATATCATATCGTAAGTAGTATATTTGGATATTATCTCACTTCGTTCGATAAAGGTAATCGCTAAGCGATTACCGAATAGATAGTATCATTAAAGCGTACGAACTTCCTAAATTTTTAAACCATGAAGAATTTAAAGAATGCCTTGTTTATTGTACTTCTAGGATTTACTATTTACCTTTGCTTCAGGAATTATAAACTTTCTCGAGAGGTTGATTCCCTGGAACTAGCGGTCAATGAAATCCCAGATACAGTATACAAAGACAAACCCTTCAAACCAGAGAAGAAGTACTCAGAAAAAATTGAACCAGGTAAAATCTTAGTTCATGATAATAAGCAGCCAACTCTCTTTCCTGATTCCATGCTAAGGCAGCCAGTTATCAGTAACCAAGATTCCCTGGTTCAAATTGTTTTGAAGAAAGATAAGTTGAACTTAAGTCTGTTCAATAAGGAGACTAACACTTATTCAACTAGATTATTCCCAATCGACTTAGATAAGTACAACTACAACTGGTATGAAGGTCAATTAACTCGAAAGAAAGTTGCAAGGTTATCACTTAGTCCATACGTTTATGGCAAATATAGACCTTTCAATAATCTCTTCGATATGGGAGCTGGTCTTTCAATCAAGACTAAGAGATTTAATTACAAATTCGGAGTCAATACCTTTTACTACCCAAAGATAAAATCTGGTATAGGTACTGACATCGAATTTCAAATAACGTATAACTTTTAAGTAATGGCAAAGACTATCTCAGAAACTAGAACTACATTAACTCGGGAGGAGCTATCAAACCTATCCCGAGTTTCTAGTGATGTTTTCTTTTTTAGCCTTTTTTGCTATGTGATACATCCAGTAAGAGGAAAGGTAAGATTTGATTTATACCCATTTCAGAAATCAGTTCTCTACAATTTCATTGCCCAACGATTCAATATCATTCTCAAGTTCCGTCAGGCAGGAATTACAGAACTTATTTCTATGTACTGTCTTTGGTTGGCGATGTACCATCCCAACAAAAAGATAAACATTATCTCTATCAAAGACACAACTGCTAAGAAGGTGCTTAAGAAGATTAAGTTCATGTACAAGAATCTTCCATGGTACCTTCAAACTCCCATAATCAATGGTAGAGCTGGAGAATATGGCTCTGCTTCCATGATAGAATTTGATAATGGGTCATTTATTGAATCTATTCCGACATCATCCGAAGCCGGTCGTTCGGAATCCCTTTCTCTTCTGGTAATTGACGAGGCAGCAGTAGTAAGATGGGCTGCTCAAATTTGGGCTGCTGCATTCCCTACCCTTTCCACTGGTGGAGCTGCCATCGTCAATTCCACTCCCTATGGAGTTGGTAATTTCTATCACTCAACTTGGGTAGATGCCATTGCAGGAGGTAATCCTTTTAACCCAATTCGATTATACTGGCAAATGCACCCAGAACGAGATATCAATTGGTATAACCAAATGTCTTCTGCTTTGGGAGCAAAACGAACTGCACAAGAAATTGATGGTGACTTCTTATCATCTGGTAATACAGTCTTCGACTTAGCCGATATTAAAGCTATCGAAGACTGCCTTAGTGATTACCCAGTTATTAAGAAGAGATTTAATGGTCAATACCGACAATTCTGTGAACCCGAATCAGATAAAGAATATTTCATTGGTGCAGACGTTTCAACTGGTAGAGCTTCTGACTACTCTTCATTTACTTGTATGGATAAGCTAGGAGAAGAACAAGTAGTATATAAGGGAAGAATGGCAGTGGGAGCTTATGCTAAGTTACTTGGTGATACTGGGAAGTTGTTTAACTGGGCAGTAATAGCTCCAGAATCCAATGACGTTGGTTTATCAGTAACTTCTAAGCTTCAAGATGAAGGCTACCCTAACCTTTACTACTACCAGAAGATGCTAAAGAAAAAAGGTAAAAGTAGACCTGAAATGGATAAATCCCCTGGTTGGTTAACCACCCAAAAGAATCGTTCAGTGATAATAGAGAACTTGGAAGAAGATATTCGATTAGATCACGTAATCATTAAGGACCCATTCTTTGTACAAGAAGCTTATACCTTCATTTATGATGGTTTAGGTAGACCTGTTGCAATGGGTAAACATAGGGCTAACAATTCAGCTGTAGATGTAGACCTTGAAGGAGATGTATATGCCGATGATGATATCTTTGGAAAAGCAATATGTAATCACATAAGGAAAGGAAAAACTAACGTAATCGTACAACCAAGATGAAAAAGTACTTCAATTTTAGTTGGGGTTGGGGACGTAAGAAGGACCCTTCCAAGAATGGTACATCCTCTAATAAAGAGGAGAAGCCTGCCACATCGATTTCGCCTGGTAGGGTTTCAGTTGACGATGATAGCGATAACTTAATTACATCATTACAAGGGTTGACTAAATTAGTTGAACCCTCTTTTCGTGTTGATGTGATACCTTTAATTCGGGATTTATATAAGGTAAATCCTGATATGGGCATTGCATTGCAAGATATGTTTAAGTTAGCTAACACCAGTCATACAGTAACTTTCCCTAATAATACCGATGAAGAGGCTTCAAAGATGAGAGAACATCTTAAGAAAGCCACCAAGGGATGGACCAGATATACTGCTGGTATAGATGGTTTAGTTAATAAAATGATTGTTCAACTTCTTGTAAGTGGGGCAATATCTGTAGAAGGCGTACCAAATGACAAGCTTGATGGATTGGCTACTGTATTATTCCTTAAACCAGAGCATATCAAGTTTAAACGGGAATTAAATGGGGTGTATGCTCCTTACCAAAAGAATATGAATTTCTTTGTTAAGCAACAAGATTATATTAAGCTTAACCCAGAAACCTACTTCTATGTTGGTATGTTCAATGATACCGATGAACCTTATGGAGTTCCTCCATTTATGCCTGCATTGGATTCTCTCAAAGGACAAAATGATATGAAGATTAACTTCAAACATATCATGGAGATTTGTGGTATGGTTGGTTTCTTAGAAGCTAAGATGCAGAAATCTCCACAAAGACCAAATGAGAGTATAAAAGCTTATGAATCCCGATTATACCATGAACTTAATATCCTTAAACGTAATGTTAAAGAGGGTATGAAGGATGGAGTAGTTGCTGGTTACATAGATGACCATGAATTCAAACTAAATTCTACTACTAAGGAGCTCGGTAATATCGAGAAGCCTTGGAATATGAACCAACAATCTGTAGCAAATGGGTTGGGAGTTAATGGCTCTATCATTGGGGTATCATCTACTACTGGTGAAGGTGCAACTGGTATAATGCTGTCTAAGATGATTAGCCAGTTAAAAAATATCCAAATGCTTGTAGCTTATGTATTAGACCGACTTTATTCTCTAGAACTGCGTCTGGCAGGCTTTAATAATAAGGGGATGAAGATTGATTGGGGAACTTCTACAGTTTCTGATGAAGTTAAAATCCAACAAGGTCTTCAGTATAAGATACAGAACCTTGACTTATTGTATAAGGCTGGTATCATTAGTCAAGAGCAATATGCTTGGGCAATGGGTTATGATTCTCCTGATGAGAAAGAACCAAGAGTTTCACTTGAGGACCAATTTGCTAAGGGAGGTAATATAGACCCACAAGAAGGAACTAAGAAGAAACAAAGGCAAGATGATAAAAACCAATCTGCTCGTAGGTCAAGAGATAAGAATAACCCGGCTCCTTCTCGAGGAGACCAAAATACTAAAGCAAGATGAGTAAATTTACAAAGAAAAACAAAGAGCATCTTGATTCTATGGTGATAGGTCAAGGCCATACCATTATGGCTGGGTATATCCCAGAAGCAGTGGGAGCCAAGGCTTTCTCAGAGAATTATTACAAATGGAAAAATCCTACACCGGATTCCATTGCTCAATTTGGGTTTTGGGGAGGGGATATAGATTATAATACTTACTATCCCAACCTAGACAAATCGGAACTAACTCCAAAGGACGAAGAGTTTATCGAACCCATGTTCAGATTACTTTCAGAAACGATTGTATCTAAGAATTGGAACCCGACAGACTTTGGTCAGAATGGAGTACTAAAGGCTTCTATGAAGATGTTGCTTGGTCAAACAGTAAACTGTGACCATGAAACCAACATCGGTAATGCTATTGGTGCTGTATCACAAGTAATGTGGCAGGAATCCTATAAAGACGGTAGCTTTACTATACCCGCTGGTATCAACGGTATTCTGAAAATCGATGGTAAGGCAAACCCAAGAATTGCTAGAGGCATCCTTATGGAACCTCCTTCAATTCATAGTAATTCAGTTACTGTACAATTTAAGTGGGATAAATCCCATCCCCAAATGGAAGATAACGAATTTTATCAGAAACTGGGTACTTATGACTCTAAGGGAGTTATGGTACGTAGAATTGTTACTGAAATTGTTCGTTACCTTGAGACCTCACTAGTTTCACATGGTGCTGATTCATTTGCCCAGAAAATTGGTTCGGATGGTAAAATCATTAACCCAACCTTTGCCAAAAGAACTTGGGCATCTTATGAAGAATACAGAGATGATAAATCGAAGCAATACTTCTTTACTGATTATAAATCGGATTTAACATCATATCAAGAAAAGAACGATACTCAGGGTTCTTTTAATGATAATGATGCCAAGGATAATCATTCAAATAAAAATAACATGAACGAAGAATTACTAAAATTTCTTGAAAGCCTTTTTGGGGATAACATGCTTACCCTGGAAGAAGGTAAAGAGATGAATCAGGAAAATGTAATTGCCTGCATTCAGACTTTGGTATCATCCAGAAACGAATTGCAAACTTCGGTAGATAATCTTACTACAGAGAAAACTTCTCTTACGGAACAGATTACCAACTTGAATGCCGAAGTAGCTAACTTGAAGGAAATGGCAACCGTAGGAAAGAATCACATTGCTTCTCTACGTGAAAATGCCGTAGAAACCTACAAGAAGTTGATGGGTGATAAGGTAGATGAGACAATCGTTACGATGCTCAATGCCGAGACTACTGGTATTACTACTCTTATTTCCTTGACCAAGGATTACCAAGCTCGCTTGGAAGAGAAGTTCCCTCTCACTTGCTCAAAATGTGGTTCTAAGGACGTCAACCGTGCTTCCTCAATTGCTGAGGATGATACCGAGGGTAAAACTGGAACCCAGGGTACTGATACCCAACGGAATTCAGAATCTCCGAGTACTAAGAATGTAATCGATAACTTGTATCGAAACAAAATCAAATAACTAATATAAATAATCCGCGTTATGGAAAAAACTAAAATCGTAAACGACCCTCAGCAACTTACTCTCTTTGGGGAAAGAACCCCGAGAGCGGTGATTTACAAAAGTGAGTCACACAAATTGCACCAGGCTTTCAATGTTAAAGCTGGAGAGAAAATCGTACAGGGTATGCCAGTGGCTTTGAATGAAGAAGGTTTGATTTACCCTTGCACTGATGTAGCTACTCAAGTTTATTTGGGTGTAGCAGTAACGGATAACGTTAACCCTGCTTATCAACCTCAAAGAAATTTCCCGGTAGAGGTAACAGTAGCTATGGAAGGTTACATGATTTGTAACTGGGTATCAAACGGAAATATCGAAGCTGGCTATGTAACTCCAGATGGAAAATTGCTTAACGATAGATTCGTAAAAGCTAACCAAGCAACTTCAACCCAGTTCATTGCCCTTAATTCAGCAGAAGAGGCAAATGAGGTAATTCAAGTACTCATCAAATAAGAGAAAAGAAGTTATGGAAAATAAAATAGATATTACAAAGTTGAAGGCTCAAGATTTTATGAATGAGCTGCCGGAAATGGTAAGAAGCTTGGAAGCTGTTCGTTCCGGTTCACAGGACAAGAAGCCTGTAGAGGTAACTTTTGGAGAATTGGTTACCGGTAAATGGGGTATTTCAGAAGATGAACTTTTTGAAAAGATGGGCATCAATCCAAAAGTGGACACGATGCAGAACATCTTTACAATGCCCCAACAGAATATTCGTTGGATTGTTCCGGAAATCATTCGTGCTGCTATCACATTGGGTATGCGCCAGGCTCCGTTCTATCCAAATATCATTGCATCTGACCAACCAATCAATGGTTTACAAGCAATCATGCCGATGGTTAACATGTCGGATGCTGCCCCTGCAAAGGTTAATGAGGCAGAAACTATCCCATTGGGTGATGTTAGCTTCGGACAGAAATCAGTTAGCCTCTTCAAAATCGGAAAAGGTTTCAAACTTACTGATGAAGTTCGTAACTATGTTTCGCTCGATGTCTTGGGAATCTACCTTCGTGATTTTGGTGTTCAGTTGGGTTATGCTCTGGATACTCTGGCTATGGACGTTGCTATCAATGGTAACAACCCTGATGGCTCTGAGTCTGCCCCGGTAATCGGTGTATACGAAACAAATAATGGTATCACTTACAAAGACCTTCTGCATATTTGGGTACGTGCTGCTCGTATGGGACGTAACTTCCAAACTATGATTGGTGGTGAAGACCAGGCAATCGAAATGCTGAACTTGCCGGAATTCAAGGATCGTCACTCTGGTACTACAGAAGCTACCCTGAATGTTAAGTCTCCTGTTCCCAAGAATGCTGACTTCTACATTCACCCGGGTACACCCGACCAACAGTTGCTGTTGATTGATACATCTGCTGCCTTGATTAAGCTTACTGCTCGTCAGTTGATGCTTGAATCTGAAAGAATCGTTTCTAACCAGACTCAGGCAATCTATGCAAGCTTGACTACTGGCTTCTCTAAGATGTACCAGGATGCAACTCTGTTGCTGGCTGCTGACAAGAAGTTCTCAGAATTCGGCTTCCCCGAGTTCATGAACGTAGACCCATATTTGATGGTTAACCTAGAATAATAAGGGACGTCCGGTTTCATCTATATAAATTCCCTGAGAGGGTAGGTAACTAAAAAGACCTATCCTCTCTTTAATCATTTTTAAATCTTAGGAAATATGGCTAAAGATAAATATACAGTAACTGTGGGACCAAGAGCTTACAGTTTTCATGACCAATCAACTGGTATTACCATTTGTAGAGGAGAAGACAAGGAACTCTCTCGTCGTCAATTCCGTGCACCAAAGATTCAGAAGGCAATTGCCTCTGGCCATCTGATTATCATTGCTGATAAATCAGAAATCGAAAAGTATTCAGAGGCCGACATCGAAAAGTTGGATAAGAGACTGAATGCTCAGTTCAAGAAAGGCATGACTCTTGAAAAACTTGCAAAGGGTTATTCCCTGGAAGAACTGAAACTGGTAGCAGGTCTTCATGAAATAGTTGCCGAGAAAGATGATACAGTAGAAACACTTATTCAGGCTTTGCTGGAAGAATTCGAATCCTCTTCTAAAGGGTAATATATGAAAATTACATAAGACAGACTAATATGAATAACAATCTGGACTTTTTGTACGTTACGTCAGGTCTGGAAGTTTCATTCAGAGTCATATCCAAAGTCCCGGCCAAATCCATTTTTGACTGGGACTTTGGCGATGATAAGGGAGAGGTTTTCAATGGTGGAAGACATGTTTCCTATTCTTATGAAACTCCCGGTTTCTATACAGTAACCCTACATGTAACCAACTCTAATGGTTTAGATATCACCGTAGATAAGACTCTGGTAGTTTGTGATTATGGGCATACGGCATTAGCCGATACAATATATAATTTAATCGACCACTATATTCCTTCAGAGATATCAGAGGGAATGACCAGGGAAGATAAATCTATCTACATCACCAAATGGCAATATTATATTGGTCCTCTAGTAAATCACTTAATTCCTGCAGATAAGTATACTGATGAATTATGGTATGAAGCACTAGAAAACCAATTAATAATGGAATTGGCAGCATGGGACTTTCTCAATGTGAAGATACTTAATCTATTAACAAGTACTTCAGAATACCTAAGTCAATTAACTTCTACCAAAGAACAAACTGGTGATGGTACTTCTAAACCCGAACTTGCCCGAGGTGATAGGATAAAACAAATCACTACTGGGCCTACTGAAGTGCAATATTATGATACCTTGGCAGATGCTACAAGTTCCCTATGGAAAACACTTTCTCAAGCAATGCAACCAGGTGGATTAATAGATGAATTAAGGAAGAACCTTTGTATGTTAGCTTCACGATTGGAAATCTACTTACCATTCTGTGATGAAGTATTTAGAACCGTAGTCCCAAAAGTAGTTAACAGAAGGCAACCTGGAGTATTAGATGGACCCAACCCAAGTGCTCCAGTAAAAGGTGGTAAGAAATCAATCTTAACTAAGTTATGACAAAAGAACCCTGGAGAATGGTAAAGAACCGCTCTTGGGATAGATACAAGAAAATTATCACTGACTTCTTAGATTGGGATGCTGGTAGGCAATCCATAACCTGGGCCAAACATGTTAATCAGCTTCTCAGTCATGCCGAAGACAGTATACCTAAATATTATAACATCCAAATCGAGGCATTATGTTACTACAATGCTTTCAGAAACTGGCCTATCAATAAGGCAACTATTTCAGGAGAATTGGATGATGAAAACTTATCAATACTAATTTCTAAATCTTATATAGAACAAATCGGTTATCTTACACCGGAAGGTTATTGGGATTTTAATTGGGAACAAGATAGGTTTGTAATTAATGGTATAACGTATAAGCCTTCTGGAGATACTCAGACTGCTCAGGCAAAGGATGAGGCTTTAGTTTTCATGGTTATCCTAAAGAGAGACCGAGATACCAAAGTTGAATTTGTAGAATAAAAATAAAGTATATGGCAAAGATGTTAGTACTGAGGTGGACACCAATTACTACAAACAGTGGAATTTGGTTTGATAGTAATCGGGTTATCCTCAATGGTACCTCTGGAGTTCATATTGAAATGAAAGGTAATGGCAATGATGTAACGGCATTTCAATCGATGACCGGAAACAAATTTGTCACCTGCTTTCAAGATTACTTCGGAGATATCTGGGATAAAATAATACCTCATCCTGGTATAGGCCAGGTAATAAAGTTCCGTGTAAATAGGCTTCCTGATTATGCTTGCATACGGGGAGATATTGAGGACGGTGGAGATGTAGACCCCGAAAATCCGGATGTACCAATGAATGCCTTCTGTGGTTCAGAGGGAGAACCATTCAGGGATATCGATTCTGAATTCTTACTGGGTCGTCAACGTGCAGTAATTAATCCTTAAATTTTATAAAATATGTATGTAAGTAAGTATTATACCTGCGAAGAAATAGACCAGCGGTTATTACAGGGTTACTATGATGACTTTGTTAAAGCTGGCTTTGGAGGAACTATAAATGAGTTCTGGGCCTTCGTACTTTCTATCAAGAATAAGGTAGATAAGAAAGAAGGATACGACTTATCGAAAAATGATTTTACCGATGAGTTGAAGGCTAAACTTGATGGCATCGAAGAACATGCAAATTATATCACTAAAGTTTCTCAGCTTGAGAATGATTTGAAATATCAAACCGAGGAAGAAGTTAAACAGATGATTAGTGATTTGGTTGATGGTGCTGATGATGCCCTTGATACTCTTAAAGAGTTGGCAGAAGCATTGGGCAATGATCCCAACTTTGCAACTACTATCACTAATAAATTAACCGACCTTCGTACTGCTTTAACCGAAGAGGTTAATCGTGCTAAGGAAGCCGAAGCTGATCTGGGTGCTGCAGTAGCTGCAGTTCAGGATAACCTAGAATATGGGTTAGACCAAATCAATAAGAAGATTGATACCGTTAAGGCAGACTTAAAAGCTGAAATCGACCGAGTTGAGAAGAAGGTAGATAAGAATGCTGAAGACATCAAAGACCTTGAAGATAAGGTAAATCAAGATAATGGTGAACTTGAGAAAGAACTCAAGGGCCTTATTCAAAAGGAAAAAGATGAACGTATCGCTGCCGATAATGAGATTAAGGAAAGTGTAAATAACCTTAAGACTCTCCATATCAATGATAAGGCTGCACTCGAGGCAAAGATTGCTGAAGAAACTGCAAATCGTACCAATGCAGATACCGTACTGGATTCTAAGATTAATGAAGAAATCACTAATCGCCAGGCTGATACTTTAGCTCTTCAAGGTAAGATTGACCAAGAGAAGGTAGACCGTCATTCTGAGGACCAAGTTCTTCACAATGAAATCTCTAAAGAGGTAACAGACCGTACCAATGCAGACAATGCTCTTCAAGGTAAGATTGACCAGGAAGCTCAAGCACGTACTGCTGCAGACCAGGTATTACAGAACAATATAGATTCAGAGGCTACTGCTCGTGCTGCTCAGGATTTAGTTCTCGAACACAAAATTGAGGATATAAAAGAGCAGGGTGTAGAAGACAAAGAACAATTGCTTAATGCTATTGCTGCCGAGGCTGCTGCTAGAGAAAAAGGTGATAAAGACCTTGATGCTAAGAAGGTAGATAAACGTGAAGGTTATTCTTTGACTAAGAACGACTTTACCGATATACTCAAAGCTAAATTGGATGGCATAGAAGAAAAGGCAAACTATATTACCCATCTCTCTCAGCTTATCAATGATGCCGGTTTCCAAACTGAAGAGGAAGTAAATGCTGCTATCCAAAAAATTATTGGTTCAGCACCTGAAGTACTTGATACTCTTAAGGAAATTGCTGATGCCCTTGGAAATGACCCCAACTTTGCAACTACCATCACTAGGAAGTTGGCTGCAATTACAGAACAGGTTAACCAAGAAATCGAAGACCGTATTGCAGGAGACGAGGCAAACAGTGCTGAAGTAGCTGCTGAAGTTCAAGCTCGTAAGGATGCAGATACTGCCCTTGAAACTAAACTGAAAGAATACGTAGACAATAAGTCTGCTACTGGAGATGCTGCACTCGGAGTTGTAAGAGATAACCTTAATAAGGAAATCCAAGACCGTAAAGATGCCGATGCAGTAATTCAGGCTAACTTGGATAAGGAGATTGCCGAAAGAAAGACTGCTGATGAAGCATATACTCAAAGTCTGGCTAACGTTAACCAGCGTATCTCAGACTTGGCTTTGAGTATGCAAGAGTCTATCAATACTTTGCGTAATGAGCTTACTGAGCAGGTAAATGCCAATACTACGGCAATCGCTACTAATCAACATAATATAGAAAGAAATTCAGAGGCAATCACAAACTTAACTAAGACTGTAGGTGATAACTACAAGGAAGTTAAGGATATGATTAACGAAGAAATCGTTGACCGTACGAATGCCGACAGTGCTTTGAGTTCTCGTATCGATACTCTCAATATTGACCTTAATACTGAGAGTGTAGAAAGAAAAGCTGCAGACCAAGTTCTTCAGGTAAATTTGGATAAAGAAGTAGCAGACCGTACTGCAGCCGATAAATCTCTGAGTACTGAGTTCACAGCTAAATTAGATAATGCTAAGCAGGCTTTGGAATCTGAGGTAGCTAGCCTTAATACTAAGCTTGAACAAGAAAAGGAAAACCGTATTGCTGGTGATAATGCTTTGGGAGTTCGTATTGATTCTCTAGAGGCAGGTAATACCGATGCTATGAATGAATTAAAAGCAAAGGTAAATGCTAATACTACTGCTATTAATGCAGAGAAAGACCGAGCAATTGCCAAAGAGACTTCACTTGAGGCAAAGATTGATACCAACCTTCAGAACCATAAAGATGATATGGCGGGTATCAACCAAAATATACTTACCGAAAAGAATGACCGCTTAGCTGGTGATACTGAGTTGCAGAATAATATCGATAAGGAAGCTACAGAACGTGCTAACCAAGATACCCTTATTAATAATGCTATTGCTCAGGAAAAAGCAGATCGAATTGCTGCTGACCAGGCAATGGATGGAAAGAAGGTAGATAAGGTAGACGGTAAAGTACTTTCTTCAAATGACTTCACTGACTTGCTATATGCCAAGTTGGATGGCATCGAAGAACATGCAAATTACATCACTAAGGTATCTGAGTTATTAAACGATTCAGATTTCCAGAGTGCTGAACAAGTAGAGGCTGCTATCCAAAAGATTATTGGCTCTGCTCCAGAGGTACTTGATACTTTGGCCGAGATTGCTAAGGCTCTCGGTGATGATCCCAACTTTGCAGCAACTATGACTGCTAAGCTTACTGAGTTGGAGAATAAGCTTGAAGCTGAAAAGAATCTGCGTGAACAAGGAGATAATACTCTGCAACAGACTTTCACTAACTTAAGTAATACTCTTACTACTACGGTAAATGAGTTGAGAACTTTCGTAACTGAAACTCGTACGGAGCTGTTAACTTCCTTGAATGCTACCAATGCTCTGGTAACTCAGAATGCTGCCAATATTCAACGTAATCTGGAATTGATTCAGGGTATTCAGGATAACATTAATGGTAACTATACTGCAATTACCGATTTGCTGAATAATGAAATCGCTGCTCGTAAGGCTGAGGATATTCGATTAGAAGCAAAGATTGACCAGAATACTTCTGACTTAAATACAGAGAGAGAGGAAAGAAAGGCCGCAGATAAAGTTCTCCAGGATAACATCGATGCAGAAGAAGCTGCCCGTATTGCTGCCGATACAGCTTTGGGTAAACGTATCGATAAAGAAATTCAGGACAGAACCGATGCTGATACTGCCTTAGATAATAAATTCACTAACATTACCGATGACCATGAAGAAAGACTGGTAGCTGAAGAAGGTACTTCTGATGCTTTGCCTGATACCATGGTTACCGATGTTAGTGCTGTAACAAGAACCGGTACCCAACTTTCTTTCAAGGTAAAGACTTCAACCAAGGATAATGCAAATAACCAATATGGTAAAGAAGTAGAAGCTACCAAGAACCTACTCCCGGTAACTCAAACTCTTGCAGGAGTTATGTCTGCCGCAGACAAGGTTAAGTTAGATGGGTTAGACCCCAATTCTCTGACGGATATCTCTGCAGCTTCAGATGCTAATAAGGTAACGGTAACGGTAACTAAGGATAACGGTTTGAATGCTGATACTACCGAAACTTTCGATTTGCCTCAGGTATCGGCTACTAAGGCTGGTACGATGACTGCTAAGGATAAGGTTGAGTTAGATAGAATCTCTACGGCTAACTTTGCTCTTGGTGCAGTAACTCCCAATGAAACTACTGTTGGCATAGCTGCTACTAAGACCGTAGTTGAAGATGGTACAGTAGAACAGAATCCTATTACATTGCCTGCCTCTACTGCAGAGAAAGCTGGTGTACAAACTGCAGCAGATAAGAAGCTGTTTGATTCTATACCAGATAATATTATTATCTTATCTGGTGATAAACCAGTTGAGGTAGGTCAACAAAGCAGTCATGTTACTTTAACTCATAATTTCTCTTCTAAAAAAGAAGAGGGTATTTATACTCATGAGCCTGAAGATTATAAGACTACTTATATCCCAGCAGCTACTACAGAGAAAGCTGGTGTAATGACCGCCCAAGATAAATTTAATCTGGATGAGACATTACCCAATGCTATTGCTCAAGAGGTTCAGGACCGTAAAGATGCTATCGAAGCTTTGGACGGTAAATCAGAAGCCGCTCTTGCTCAAGAAGTAGCTGATAGAAAAGCTGCAGATACTGCTTTAGATACCAAGTTTACTAAAGCTGTAAACGATGAAGCAACTGCTCGTACTTCTGCTGATACTGCATTGGGTGCAAGGATTGATAAAGAGATTGCTGATAGAACTGCGGCAGACACTGCCCTTGATAATAAACTGCAGAATAACATTAACACTCTAGAAGCTAAGCATGATGCCTTTGTAGCAACTAAGGGTAAGGCTGATGGCTTTGCTCCATTGGATGGGAAGGGGTTAGTACCTGCTAACCATTTGCCTTCATATGTAGATGATGTACTTGAAGTATATGCTACCTATGATGTAAGCCCCACTGGAGGTCTTACTAATGTTCAATTGTATACGGATGCAGGTCACCAAACTCCCGTAGTTGGAGAATCTGGTAAGATTTATATAAATGTTGCCGATGGTGAACCTCCATACCAATTCCGTTGGTCAGGTACTAAATTCGTAGACAATAATACTTCGTCTCTTATCATTGGGGAAATCGCAGGTACTGCTTTCGAAGGTAGTAGAGGTAAGCATCTTGAGGATGTGGTATCTAGCATGCCTAAAAATTTAATTAGTAAGGTTTCAATAGCTAACAAAAATAAGCGTAATGTTATTATCTTATGTAACTATTCTGCTACGGATGGTAAAGGGCATTACATTGATAAACCCGATGGGATGGTAATCCCTCTAACTCCAGCCACTACTCAAGAAGCTGGTCTGATGGATGCCGATAGTGTAATAAAGCTTAATCAAACCTTACCAGATGCTATTGAAGCTGAACAAGAGGCCCGTATTGCAAAAGATAATGCTCATGATAAGCTGATTAATAGTTTACCGAATGAAATAATGACGGTAATTAACTCTATTAATCCAGCTGCGGGTTATCTCATTCTAAAATATTTTAGATGGGTAAAGAATACTGAAAAAGGTTCATATGCTAAAGGTACTGATGTAGATGTTAATATCCCTGCAGCAACCAAAACTGCTGCTGGTGTAATGACGGCATCCGATAAAACTAACCTGGATAATACGGTACAAGGCTTGGCAAATGAGATTACGGATAGAACCAATGCTATCAATTCTCTTCGTACAGAATTAAAAACTTACGTAGATGGATTGATTGCCGATAAGGGTTCAGATATAACTGCCCTGGAAACTAAGGTAAATAACCACATTGCCAATAAATCTAACCCTCATACAGTTACTAAGGCTCAAGTTGGTTTGGGTAATGTTAACAATACATCGGATGCAAATAAACCAGTATCTACTGCTCAGGCTGCTGCTATTGCCGATGCTAAGGCTGCAGGTACTGCTGCTCAAACTTCTATCAATAGCCATGCAGGTAGAAAGGATAATCCTCATACAGTAACTAGAGCTCAATTGGGATTGGCAACTACTGACAAGGTAGTATTTGCTAAGACTACTGCTCCTTCCGGTTTCTGGAAAGAGTCTTCAGATATTCGACTCAAAGATAACATTAAAGATTTGAATCATACTCTGGACCAAATTTGCCAGATACCTACTAAGTCATTTATTATGCTTGGTAAGGAGGATGAGGGAACTATTGCTCAGAACCTCGAAGGCTTAGGATTTGGTAAATATGTGGAAGAAGTTCCAGTAGAGAAATCTACGGTACCTAATCCAGAGGAATTCGAAACCTTGGAAATCAACGGAGAAGAATACGTACTCGTAAAACAAGTTAAATATCACAAGATGTCAACCTTGGCAATCGAGGGTGTTAAACTTCTCTATGATGAAATCAAGGCTTTGAAGGCAGAGATTCAGGAACTTAAAAACAAATAAATCTTATGGGAGAGATAGCAACCTGGAGTGCTGTCAAAAGTAAAGTAGGCCTTGGTAAGGATGGCAATGACTGTCCTACCAAGGCTGAATTGTTAGCACTCTCCCCTACAGGAACAGGGGAAAATTATGTGGGGTTGGAACTATCCAATGCCGGTTCCTATGGAAACAACGAAACAGTAAAGTTAGAGGATATTCATAAGGTAACTTATAAATATACTTTTACTTCTAGATACAGTAGTGTAAGCTTTGATGCTTTGGGTAATCCAAGCTCTTCTAATCAGGGGTTTGGTTTTATTTCTACAAAACAGAAATATTGGGATGGAGTAGCTAATGGGGCTGAAATTACGGTAAATTATGTTATTAGTAATAAACCTGCATGGGTAACTAATCATCCTCAAACACCTCCTTGGACTGCTTCAGAGAATTTGGGATTAACCTCTCGGTCTGATTCCAATACTCTTGTTACACAGGATGAATCGGGTAAAACTTTTAAATTAACCTTTATTCAAGCAGCAGCCTCTCAATCTTGGAGTTATGGTTGGAGTGTAACACCTACCTCTATGTCTTTTGGGGCTACTGGAGGTACCAAAACTTTTTCAGTTACTTCTTACAAGCAAGAATTAAGAAATGGGCATAATTATGGTAACCAAATAGCTTTAACTTATACTAGAGCCAACTCTGGTAGCGTATCTGGAAGCGGTACTTCTGTAACTATGGGTAATAATACCTCTACCAGTACACGAAGTGGTACGGTAACCTTAACCCAAGCTGAGACCAATAAGAAGGCAACTATCAGTTGTTCTCAATCAGCAGGTTATAGAACCTATAGTGAAATCACTGCCAGTGGAGGAAGCGTATCCGATATACCTGCCGGTGGAGGAAGTAGAAGTTCATTCTCAAGTATGCCAACTTATTCTCAGACTTGGGGATGGAATGGTTCTACAACTGGAGGAGGCACAATTACAAGCGGTGCTAGCATTAGTTATGGTACTGCAGTTAGTGCAGGTTCTTTGGGAACTACGGTTAAATCTAGAACCCAGGTAGGAACCCTTACCGGTACCCTATCACTAAATGGTAAAACTAAATCGGTAAGTGTACCAGTATACCAAGCAGCAAATGAATTTACTGGATACACTTATGGCTCTTGGAGTGTAAGCTTAACTGCAAGTTCTTATACCATCGGTAATACTGGAGGTAGTGTAACTTTGTACCCAAGTGCTAGTAAACCAAGATATGCCAATTATACTTCGGGTTCAAATATAAGAGATGGCTCTGATAGTGCTACTCCAAGTTTAAGTACCAATGGTACCTCAGGATTTAGTCTATCAGGTACTACACTTAGTGCTTCTGAGAATACCAGTACAAGTAGTAGGTCTATTAGAGTTATGGCTTTTTATGGGGGTGCTTCCGATTATGTGGATATCACTCAGGGCGGTGCAAGTGTATTTTATAATTATTATTTTAATTGGGGGAGTGCTCCTGGAAGTCAGACTTCTAAATCTATTACTCATCCAGCTTTGGGAAAAACTGAAGAGGTTCCATTCATCTCTTATAAAAAGAAAGTGATAAATGGTACAGAAACCTCTGATATATATCCGGTAGGAGCAAGTCGAAATGTACCGAGTTGGACTATTGTTGATATAGTAGATAATGGACTCTCAGTTAAAACTTATGAGAACACTGCTGAATCCTCAAGGTCTGCCACAGTAACAGTAATTCAATCAGAATCTGGTAAGAAGATAACACTTAATATTAACCAGAATGCTGCTACTATAACCTATGATTATGTATTTAGTATATCAAGGATATATCATAGTTAGTATATCATTAGTATATCATAGGTTATATACAACACCAGTATTTATTATATGAGAGACCCTAAAAACTTAATTATTAATTTCCTAAAACCCATAAAATTATGGGAGTAGAAGTAAAAGGTGCCGGTGTTGGTAGAGAAATCCTTAACAACCGTTTCACTACGGAAAGAGGTCTTTGTGATTTGGGCTACAAAACGAATTCGGATATCTGGGATTCTCGTGACCAAATGGGCGCAGGCTTCAATCGTGTTATGGACCGTCTCTGCAACATGGAACACCAACAGTCAGATTGCTGCTGCGAAACCAAAGGCTTGATTAAAGAAGTAAAATCTGACTTGGCTCTTCAGTTGGAACGTTGCTGCTGTGACCTCAAGAAGGGCCAACAGGAAATCAAGGGTCTCATCGAGAATACTGCAAAAGACCAGGAGATTGCCCGCCTTAATCGAGTAGTAGATGCTCAGAGAGACCAGAACATTATCAATCAAGTTGTGGCTGCCTTAAAAGGTACAACTACACCGGCTCAGTAATTTTTAATTTGCTGGGATGACTAAAAAGGAGTGCATCTATTTTAGGTGTACTCCTTTTTTCGTTTTAACACATTAACTAAGGAATTATGGAACAACAAGAACAACTCACCGAATTTAAGATACAACTAGCATTACCTGCTCCAAATATAGAGGTTGCTCAAGAAGTAGCAAACAAAGCTCAGGTACTCATTAATTAATTTGGATACTATCAATTTCTAAAACTGGTAGACTTCATGCAGAAGAATCCAGGTGCAGTATCATTCGGTTTAAACTTAATAAATAGAAAATGATTATGGAAGAATTGATTTTTCAGAAAGTACAAAAGGGTGATATGATTTTCACCTTAGAGAAAGATCGTCGGTCTGGTTATCCAATCTTTGACCAAGCAAGAGTTTTAAAAGTTGGCGAAAGTAAACCAATGGCCTCAAATGGTAAAGAAGGTTTTGTTAACAGTATCGAATTAGTGATACAAGATTCAATATCTCAAATTACCATTTATTTACCAACTAATGTAAATGAAGGTATTTATAATGGTACCTATTATACGACCAATCTCGATAATATCATTAATGAGGTATCAATGCAGAAACAGAATGCTTTAAATATTTTAAATAACAAAGCCAAATTTGAGGCAGTTGTTTCTGAATGCGATAATATTCTTGGTTTAATTAATAATCGTTCAGAATCACCTCGTAATCCTGCTCCAGATTTCGAAGAATTTAAGTTATCCATGGATGAGAGGTTAACTAACCAAGAAACCCTTTTATTAAGGATTGCTCAAGAATTGGGATTATATAAACCTAAACAATAATAAGAATTATGCCAAGTAAGTCGGTTAATATTACACTATCGACTCCAATTGGTCCTCTAGAAATATACGTAGATAAACGAGAACAAGCTCGTGCAGAAAGGTTGATTGCTAAAACTCCAAGTATCTTAACTAAGGGTTATGCGAAAGGTACAGAAAAGTTTGGTAATCAACTTCTTCGTATAGTAAGACGAAGTTTGAATACTGGTGTACCTCCAAGAGGTTCCGGAGTATCTTGGCCACCACATGCTCCTGGTACCATAAAGAAGTATGGGGACCATACTATGCTAAATCTTACAGGGCAATATGCCAGGTCAGTTACTTTAGTAAAGGGTAAGAAAAGAACTTTCGTTGGTTTACCAATTGGAATCAAGAAGATTACTTATACTGGTAAGACTTCAAGAAAAACTTTGAATCAGATAGCTATCATGTTAGAGTATGGTAGTAGAGATGGTAATTTACCACCTCGTCCTCTCTGGGCTCCTGCATTTAAGGCTGCTGGTGGAAAAGCTGCCTTACAAAAGGAAATACGTAATGAAGTTAGAAAAGAAATAAGGAGGATTATATAATGGCAGTAGATTTTGAAATATCTTCACTATCAGGAACTGGTACTGCTACCATTCGTGTAAAACCGAAAGCAGTAAATACAGAACAGACCTTAAAAGAGCAGGTCCTCAAGGTAGTAGTTCAGGGTGTAGAAAGGGAAGTAACTCTGGTACAAAAGGCCGCTCCTAAAATAGTAGAGACCTGGGGAACTTATTTTAGTATCACTCCAGAAACTACTTCCCATACTTTCGATGGTACTAAAAGGGGTGAGACCCTAGAAATAGGTGTATACAGTTACCAACAGAAGTTTATAAATAATGAGCCTCAAGATGAATACCGTGCTGTAGATTGGAAAGTTGAAAGCTCCTCAGATTGGTTAGAGGTAACCCAAGAAATTGGAGAAGCTAATGCCGCAGGTAAGCTTACTATCAAAACTAAATCTACTAATCAAGATCACAATCCAAGTAACTATGACCCCTTGGAAAGAACTACTACGGTTAAGATTATCTCACAGCAAGAACCTAACACTGAGATAGTTTTAAATATAACTCAATCTCCAGGTACTAGAACTACTAAGTATGGCTTTGAACCAACCCCGAATATACCATTCCCAAATCTTGGTCAAAATACTAGTACTGCTCAGATTAGTAATGTAAAGGGTTATCAGTACTACCTTATCAACGGTATTCAAGTTGCTAAATTTGTAAAACAATTTAAGATAACCGATATAAGTAAGACAATAGAGGGTCAATTCTCTGGAGGTATTGGTTCTGAACCAATACACTTTAAAGTATGGCTTACCGATTATCCTTCAAATATTGCTACTCAATGGGTTAGTGAATTAAATTGTGTTGGTCATTTACAAACCATAATGAGTGGTTTGGGAGGTATTCAGGTAACTTATAATGGGTATATTAATGACAATGGCAATCAAAGTGTTCAGTTAAATATTAGATTAGGACTTTAATGGTAAACTCAGAAGAAATAGTAGAAAGAACTTTTTATATCTCTCTACTTAGTACAATGTTGGAAATGGGTCTTACCTTAAACCCAGAAGACTTCTTACCTTTGTCTCAAGAAAACGAAAAAAGATTTCAAGAGGCAATCAAAGGTATGAAGAAGTTTATACCACTTTTTGGTATAGGGAATAATCAAGTAAAAGGCCCAAAGACTCTCCCAAGAATAACCATAGAACTACAGGGTTATTATGCTGGAGATATTGGTGTGAATAAATACATCATTGGTGATAAACTTGAGGATGGTAATTACCAAGCTTCAGAGTTTCCTTATGAAACAAAAGATATTACTATAGATGTACATCTAGTTTCTCAAACACAAGCCGATATGAGGTTGCTACATACAATCTTATATACTGGCTTACCTGCTAGAGGATACGTGAGACCATACTTCAATGACTTAGAGGAATGGGAAAAGGGCAGGCTTGCTCCCACCGGAAACCTATTCATTGAGATTGGTAATTATTATGACCATCCAGATGTAGAACATGGTATACTTGAGAAGGTATACACTTATGTATGTAAAGACGGTATTCTTCCAGAAAAAGCTTTGGGAGAAGGTACTCTTACACCTATCAAGGATATATCAGTTCTTATTGGATTGTTAGAACAAAACGAAAATGAAATGTTAGAGTTAAAAGTACCTAAGGTATAGGTACAATACTCTAGGGTATAAATTAAACAAGTAATTAACTTTAATCACAATAGAATTATGCCAACTTCACCTCACATTGACTTTAAGTTTAAGAACAACAATGTTCTTCAAACTACTCCCATGTTAGGAGTTTCTTGTGTATTGGCTAGAACTACTAAGGGCCCATACGATGACCCATCAGAAACCATTTCTACTTTCCCTCAGTTCCAAAGAATCTATGGTTCTGAAATTGTACCAGATGGTTCTGTATCAAATATCGAAAAGGCTTTGCAGGGTGGTTCTAAGCTTCGTGTTATTCGAGTACTTGGCAAGGGAGCTACTCAAGGTACAGTAACTGCTTCTTCGGCTGCGGCAAGAAAAGCTAAAGATTCAGAAGATGGGATTTCAGTTGCTTCTGCTGTACCCGACTCGGCTAAACCCTCTGCTCTGATTACTTTCAAATCAGGTAGTACTACCTATAGTTTTGGATTAGTAACCAAGGGATATGGAGATCCCATTGGTAGTGCAGATACTTTCCAGGTTGGTTTTTATAAGCAAGCTAATACCTTGTATTATAAAATCTATTCGGCTAATGGGCAAGTACTTGAACAGGGTCCAGTAATAACCTACAAAACTGCCGATGATAACAATAATACTTCGGTAGATTACCTTGCTCTTAGTGCATTTGCTAAGAACTCGGAATATATTAAGCCGGTAATTACTGCAGGTTCCTCTTTTGAAAACCTAATTAAGTGGCTTACTGATGATATCGACGGTACTAAGAATGCTATCACTATTACCGTGGGAGATGCTGCACCCTCCGAAACAGAGAAACTGTTTAATGGTACTATCGGTAGTGCAGGTTCCACTCCAACTGCCGAAGAATGGATTGCTTCACTGGACTTGGTAAGAGACTACACAGACTTCTACCAATTGTTTATTTCACATATCTCTCAACACTTGGAACAAGATTCAGAGGTACTCAAAGTATACAAGGCTGCTGCTGATATGGCAAAAGAACTGATGGAATGGGTACTGTATATCGAAGTTCCCAAACACTTAACCCATTATACTCAAGGTACTCAGGCAAGAGATTACAAAGCTCAGGTTACTTGGGTACAGACTTGCCTTGGTACTGTAGGTAACTCTAAGTACATTGCCTACTTTGGTGGTGGACTTAAGTACTACAACGAAAATGGTAATCTTCAGGATTCCGATGTAGTGGGTACTATTGTTGGTTTGGGAGATGCCTCTGCTACTCAATATGGTCCTTGGAAATCCTTTGCAGGTATGAACCGAGGAGTTATTGGGGATGCAGTTGGTCCAGTATGCCCTAACTATGGTTCTCCTTCTCGATATAACGAACTGAACACCCTTGCTCAGAATTATATCAATGAGATGGTAATCAAAGATACTCCAGATGCAGGTAAGCAAACCATGCTATGGCATTGCTTCTCTTCTCAAGTGAAACAGGATTCTGAAAGATTCCTTTCAATTGTAAGGTTGAATCTCTATCTGAAGAAGTTCCTTCGCCCGGTACTCAACAAGTATATAGAAGAACCAAACGTTTGGAGTACTTGGAAGAGAATCTGGTTGGAGGTTAAACCCACCTTGGATTCTTTGGTAGACGAAGATGCTATGACCGAGTATACCTGGATGGGTGACCAAGATGCAACTTCTTGGGATGACCTTTCGGTTAATAACGAAGCAGATGCTCGTCAGGGTAAGTACCGTGCTATCCTTAAGTATAAGGATGTAGTCCCTATGCAAGAGGTAACTATGGAGATTGTAATCGATGCAGCTTCTAAGGCAGTATCAATCGTAGAAACAAGTAATAACTTATAAACTCATAACACAATGGGAGCAAAAGTAAAAAACCCACGGAAGAAATTCTTGTGGAGCATCATGTTCCCCAAACACCCTATCAATACTTATCTATTCCAAAGTTGTACTTTGCCAGATATTGAAATTGACCAGGTTGCTCATGGGGACGTCAATAGAGACGTTAAAACTGCAGGTAGGGTTACTATAGGTAATCTTATTGTAGAGAAACTTATGACTACTGCAGGTTCAGACACATGGCTTCATGATTGGCTTTATGCTTGCCAAGACCACATAGTTGGTGGAGGTTTGGTACCAAGCCAATATTGGGAAACGGCTATTGTAAATGAACTTGCCGAAGATGGAGTCTCGGTTCTTAATACCCACGTCTTCGAAGAGGTATGGCCATGTAAGATTACCGGCTTAGACTTGGACAGAATGGCTTCAGAGAATACCATTGAGTCCATAGAGTTCTCAGTTGGTACTGCAGATAAATACTAATTCCTTAGTCTATTTTCACTAAGATTCGGTGGAGGGGTGGGATTCCTGTGATAGGAGCTCACCCCTTTCTTGTTGTTATACGGAGTACTATGAACATTTGTAAACATTAAATATATCAAATTATGGAATTTAGAACATTTAGATTTACCGGACCTTCTGGTTTCGAATATGAAATCAGAGAACAGAATGGTGCTGATGAAGATATCCTCAGTAACCTTTCAGACATGAAGACTTTGATGAACCTTACCAAGTTCATTGCAGCAATTGTAATTAGAACTACTGCTACCCCTAATGGGAAATTAACCGTAGATGATGCCCTTAACTTACCAGTCAATGACCGCTATGCAATTATTTTCAATTCTCGTATATTCTCATTGGGAGAGGAAGTAGAATTTGAATATGACTGGGGTAAAGAGAACGGTGGTAAAGTTACTTATGGCCAAGACCTTCATGAGTTCCTTTTCGATTACGGTACTACTCCAACTGTAGAGGATTTAAATCAGAAGCCAGATGCTATTCCTTATTATCCAGAGGGAGTTAGATTGGTAGACCATGAATACACTCTTTCATCTGGCAAGAGAATTAAATTCGATTGTATGACAGGTAAGGGAGAACAAGAGTTCATGAAGTTGCCTTTGGATAAACAAACTAAGAATGCTCCTCTTCTTTGCCGTAATCTTCACTTAGAGGTTGATGGTAGTTGGGAGAAGGTAGAAAACTTTACTCCGTTTACTGCAAAGGATATGGCTGAGATGAGAAAGCATATCTTATCTATGGACCCTATCTTCAAAGGTGAATCCCATATCACTAATCCAACCACCGGAGAAGAAAGAACTTATCCTATAGTTTGGGCACCGAATTTTTTCTACCTGACGGAAGAGTAATGTTAGAGAGTGATTTTGTTTATATCACCAGAGCCGAGATAGCCTTAGACTATTTCGGCTTTTTACGTCTTCCGTACCGAATAAGGAAAATATTCAAGGAAATGGCCGAGCAATATTATAAACAATTAAAGAAAAGAAAATAAATTATGAATACCAGTAGGAGTATAGTAGAGGTCGGTGTTGCCATGGTTTTAAAAGACCGATTCTCTCAAGAGGCTGGCAAGATATCTGGGTCATTCAGAACAATGATGAATGATATGAATACCTGGAATAGAGGTATACAGATGTCAGCTTCTAATACAATGGACTTCGGAATGCAGCTCGTAGGGGGAATGGCAAGGGCCTATAAATACTCTGCGGGTGTTCAGAATGAAGTTTGGACTGCTTCGAAAATTGCTGGTGCTACCATTGCAGAACAAAGAGAAATGTTACAATTGGCAAAAGATGTCAATGAGATAACTCCTCTTACTGCTTCGGATGTTGCATCAGGACAAAGATACCTGGCTATGGCGGGTAATAAATTCGATGCTATTAAAGAAATGATTGGGCCAGCATCCAAGCTGGCTTCAATCTTTACAATGCCAGTGGGACAGAAAGGTGGTGTAGCTGACTTGATGACTAATATCATGTCAATGTACCAAATCCCAATGGGAGAAGCCGCTAGAGTAACCGATGATTTATATACTGCAGTTACTAATGCAAATATATCTTTAACAGACTTAGCCCAGTCCATATCTTATGCAGGAGCAGATATGGCAACTGCTGGAGTAGACCTTCGGCAAACGGCTGCTGCCATTGGTGTATTGGGTGATATGGGTATACAGGGTTCTATGGCAGGTACCTCACTGGCCAATATGATTCGTTACTTACAGCTCTCTCTTGTTAATCAAAAAAAGAAAGGCTATAACGCTTTAGCAGACTTGGGCTTAAGTCCCGATGAATTCTTCGATGCTCAAGGTAACCTTATAGACCTTTACACTATCTATCAGAAGTTTGCTAAGGCGGCAGTAGATTTACCTTCACGAATCGAAACACCAACCTTCTTCAATATATTCGGAGTTCGAGGTAATCGTGGTATGCTTCCAGTACTTCGAGATATTGCTTCTGGTAGAGATAAGATGGGTAAGATACTTGCTACCTATGACCAAAACATGGGAGCAGTAAACCGACTTAATGAAGAACGTCTTAAAACCGATGCAGGTGTAATTGACCAATTCGAATCAAGTATAGAGAACTTAACAGTTACCGCAGGTGCAGCTTTGGGTAGAATCTTTACCCCAGTACTAAATGTGGGTAACTCTATAATCAAAGTAATTAATTCTATCTCAGAAACTTGGGTTGGAGGTTTTGGTCTTAGGATAGGAGCTACTGCAGTAGTAGTGGGTACTATAGTTGCAGGGTTTAATACTGTAAGAGGTATTATTAGGTCTGTTGGGTATTTACAGACTATTGCTACTGCTTCTACTGAAGGTATGTCTGCTGCAGCAATAAAAACTAATACTCAGTTTGCCCTTATGGAAGCACACATGGTAAGGATGGTTAACCTTATGAGAACCATGGTTCAACTCCAAATGATGTCAAGCGGTATTGGTATGAATTCTGCTGGTAGATTTTATAACACTAAAACCGGAAGATATGTTAAGACACCAAATCCTGGAGTACCATTAGCAACTACTATGGCGGGTAATTTAGCTGGAGGGGCTTTAGCTGGAGCAGGTGCCCAAGTTGGTAGTCAAGTGGCTAGGCAAGGTGCTATAAAAGGTTTAACCTCTATAGGTGGTAGACTTATGGGATTACTCGGTGGACCCTGGGGATTAGCAATTACTGTAGGTCTTCCTTTATTAATTGAGGGTATTAGTTACCTTAGTAATTCAGTAGATAGGAATACTGAAGCTCAGAATAAAGAGAAAGAAGACCCAACTACCATTAGAGCCCAGAATGAAGAGAGATTTATTAATGCTGTTAGGTTAGCTATTAAAGAAGGTATGAGAGATTCTCGTATCAATATCTCAGTAGATGGTCAAGCAGTTGGAGATTATGCTCCAGGTTCTCAACAAGATTTTACTGGAGCTGCATTTGTAATGGGAATATAAAACTAAAACACTATGGCTAGAGTATTAAATAAAGCAGCAGGTAAGGTTGTTGAAAAGTACAATGACCTTACAAGAGATACAGCAGGTGTTCTTACGGGTCCATTAAATAAACTATGGAGAGCTCGGATATTACTCAATCGAACTCTTTCTACTCTTCCCAAAGATGATGCTCAAAAGGGTAAACTCTATACTCCCAATGGAGTAATCGGAGAAGCTCAAATATCGTCTAAGAACCCTATTCTAAACAAACAACTCCAGGCTAAATGGAGAATGGAATTACAATTCCCGAGATTAGAGGAGAGTGAGGGAGTAGACCCAGCAAAGGGGAATAAGAATACTACTAATTACAGAAACTTCGAGGCTAAAGCAGATGTTATATATCAGAATGAAGTAAGGATATATAACATGACTGTTAACCCCACTCAATACATTACCTTACAGAATAGACCTCCAGAAATAGATTTTAGAGGAGAAACCACATGGGCCACCATTAAATCAATGGGTCGCAATGTACCAATGTATCACTTTACTGGAGCTGAAGACATTATTCAATTCAATGTGTCTTGGTACTGTAATGACCCAGAAAATCCAGAAGAGGTAATCAATAAATGTAGGTTATTAGAGGCATGGTCTAAATCTAATGGTTACCAGGCTGCTCCTCCGATTGTTAAGATTGAGTGGGGGGATTCTGGTATATTCGATAACCACAATTATATCCTTACCTCAGCAACTTATACTCTGAAGAACTTTCAGAACGGTTATCGAATAAGGATACCCGGAAAGCCAGCTACTTTTGGTAATGGTAGGTTATTGCCTGCAGCAGCAACTCAAGAATTGATTTTCAAGAGAGTAAGTGCATATAACTTATCCTATGGAGATTTTATAAATTCCGATTCACTTAAAAAGACAGGAGGTATTAAATATGATTGATGTTAACCAATACCTAAAGGGAGCTAGCCCATATAATAATGCCTATGCTCTGAAATACAACGATGGGGATTATTCCTTAGAGGCTAAACCTCCAATAGTACCAGAATCCCCTAACGATATTCAACATACTGTTAAAGATGGGGAAACTCTGCAAAACATTGCTTTCAGGTATTATGGTGATTCTGGTAAGTGGTACATTATAGCTGAAGCTAATAAGATACTGAATCCTTTTAAGGAATTAGAAATGGGAACCCTAATAAGAATACCGACTTATGGCAGCTAAACAGAAACCTATATTGTATAAGGGAATGGGCCAACCATATTTGGCCCTTTTCAATTTTGGAGGTATGCCTATAATGAATCCTATTACAGGTATACCCCTTGGAGCGTATATAAGTACCTGGAGTTATAGATACGATGAAGAGAAAGAAAACTTGGCTACTATTACTTTCGATACGGGTAATCCCGATACTGTAGACATTGCTGAGATTCAGGAGAACCAAAATATTTGTCTTCAGTGGGGATATATATACCCAGATGGTCAATCTATATCTGGGCCCATAAAAATAATTAAGGTAAGGGAATTCGAAGCCGTATTTGATTCTACAGGTACTCATGTAACTATTAAGTGCATTGATTCTTCGGGAGATTTAAGATATCAACCTGCTTATGTCCATTCGGATATGGAAGGCTATAAATTATCTACCTATTTAGACAATGGCTGTGGGAATTCTACTGGTGTAATCATAGAAATATTTCAGTAATGGAACAACAGATAATAAGTAATAAAGTATACGAGTCACTACAGGTACCCACAGAGAATACCCGTACTACTACTGGTAAAGTACTCTATGCTAACAAATACAGTGGAGTAGCAGAAGTAGCTATGCCAGAAGACTTGAAAGCTTTAATTGATAGTGACTTTGGATTAGTGGGCAAGAACGTCTTAGTTCAATTAGAACAGAAGATGAAAGGGTATACTAATGGGCCATGGTATGTGGATTCAAGGGATGGTGTTATCTATATACATAATCGGAAATTCCATGAAGAACCGGTATGTACTTATACATATCAAGGAGAGAATGGGGAAGTACTTAGAGTATCTTTTGCTACTCAGAAAATAACTAAAAGAGTTAAAGCAGTATTAGCCCCATCTCTAGACCCAGATAGTAAAGATTTATCTGTATTATCAACTAATATAAACGAGCCAGAGGATAAGCCTCCATTAGCTTTAAGACCTCATGTGGCTCAGGTAGATAACCTTATGGTGTCTAATATTACTGGCAATGGGTTTGAAGATTATAGAAGTCATCCCACTACACCAACTGAGGTAATGGATGCTTGGGATACTCAGCTTCAGTATAACATGGAAAAAACTGCAGAATATAAAAAGCGAGTAGAGGAATATGAAGCAGTTGGTCCAGTAGGTGCTTATGAAGCAGGTAAGCAAAGAAAATTCGATGAAATGTCTACCGAAGAAGTACGAGCTACCATTAATCAAGCAGCTAATGAGTTACCTGACGATAAGAAGAATGCCCTTAAACAAGTGCTAAGAAATTCTAAGAATGGTAAAGAATTAGAAGCTAATCTTAAGAAATTATTAGAGTACGAAAGATACCTTTTCGAAGACGAAGATGGTATGGAGTTTATGGTAGAGGAATATGTAGACCCATTAGACTATGATCCAGAGGGTTATACCTCTAAACAAGCGGGAGCGGGTATAGCTTCTGGTATCAATTTCCAAATGGGAGTACTACCTGCATCAGAAAGAGGGTTCGAAGCTTTAAATAAAGACCCATATACTGAAGTACTATCTGGTATGGAGATTGATACTAATAAACACTATGGCCAAGGTCAATATGGTAAGAGGGTTAAGGTAAGGCACATGAAAAGGGTAAATCTCAAGGTACCTCTTTATAAACTTTACCATAATTTATTTAGTAGATACGGTGGTGCCGATAAGTATGCTTGGGCAGCTAATGCTAATGCCAATGGTGGTTTAAAGCAAACTGAGAAAAGATTAGTATGTCAACTTCAGGTAGTAGGTAGACCTATGCTAGCAACTTCTCAAATAATCCGTATAGATAACGTAGGAAAACGTTGGTCAGGGCTTTGGTATATAAAACAATGTACTCATTCTATGGACGCTGGTCAAGGGTATATAACTAATATGGAATTAGTAAAGAACAATTCCAAGTCTGGCTCTGTAACTTCTAAAACTGATTTATCTACTCAAAACATCGTAGCTAATGATGCTAAAGCTAATGCTAAAACTACAAAGGGTCAAGATAAAAAAGCTTTAAGTACTTCTCAGAATCTTAATCTTAACTTTACTTATAATGAGAAAGTATACTATAATGAACATTTCTTGAATGATAAGGGAGACATAATTGATATCAAGGGTCAAGCTGAGTTTATTCGAAAGAAGGCTTATTATACTGAAGTAAATGCCGATAATCCCCAAGCCTTGGCAGAGGGTATAGTGTTATCTACAGGTAATACAGTTACCTCTAAGGGTAAGTTAATTCCTGGTAAGATATCAGTTAAACAAATCCAAGTGCCTGAAGATTATGGGGTTAAGTTTAATTATATGGCCATAGCTAATCGAGTATACCGAGACATAGCTAAAAGGCATAAGCGAATAGCAAGTCAAATCTATGTAGAAAAATAAGGGTATGAGTTACGAAACAGCAAAGATAATAACCGACGAAGGCTTAGAGGGTCTTGGTCGGTATTACTCTGTTTATCGTGGCATTGTTATTGATAATAACGATGTAGAGAAACATATGAACAGAGTAAAGGTGTGTGTTCCAGAGGTAATGGGTGGAGTATTTGCTTGGGCATATCCTAAAGGACAACATGGTTCAATTAGTTCTGGTTTCAAATTCTTAGCCCCTAAAGTGGGAGATACGGTATTTGTTACTTTTGAATTTGGGGACCCAACTAAACCTCTCTGGGAATACCATGGTTGGGGAATGAGTCAAATACCCCAACCTCTGGATGGTCCCAATAAAATGGGGATAGTTACTCCCGAAGGAAACTTAATAGTAATAGATGATGATAACGGAGAACTCAATTTACATTTCAATGGACCTGTAAATGTTCGTTCGGAGAAAGAGATAGTAATAAATGCTGATGGGGATATAAACATATCTTCTGGTGATTCCGTGATACTTAATACTGGAGAAAATGGTGGAGTAATCAATATTTTTCAATTAACCGAAAAACTAAATCAAACTATCCAAGAACTAGAACAACTTCGCAGTATGTTCAATTCTCATGTACACTCAGGTGTAACTACTGGACCAGGTTCTTCGGGTCCAACTTTAACTCAAGTAATTAAACCTTTCTCACAATTCGTTGTAGACGATTATGAGGATAAAACCTGCATACACTAATGGAAAAGAATTACTTTACAGACTTAGTTGGTATAGGTGTAACTTACCCTATCCAACTTACAACTAATGAAAAGGGTGAAAGGGGTTGGTACCCAGTAAATGGGGATTTTAAACTTATCAGAGATAATATAAGTTCGATATTATATTACATGATAGGCCAGAGATTTCGACAGGAAAACTTTGGTAGTAAACTATGGCAATGTATTGAGGAACCAAACTCACAAGCCCTAAGTTTTATAATTAAAGAGTTTTTAAAACAAGCCATAGGTGCTTGGGAACAAAGGATAACCTTCCAAAATATCACAGTTACTAGAGTTGATGCAAAAATACACATAGAAGTAACCTATGTAGTAAATGGAACAAATTCTAGTCAGTACCTCGATATCACCTATGACCGGTCGGATAATTCATTAAATACACAATAATATGGGAATCACAAATAAATGGCTTAACCCATACCAGAGGTCTTATCAACAGATTAAGGCCAAGCTGGTTGAATCCCTTATGGGACTCAAAGACCCTCAAGGTCAGAAACTCATAACGGATTATTCGGAGGGGAACATCTTAATTATCATCCTCTCATTGTTTGCGGCAATTGCCGAAGTACTTCACTACTATGTAGATAACATGGCAAGGGAAACTTTCCTATCTACGGCAAGAAGGTATGATTCGGTAGTTAAACATGGGGCTTTGGTAGATTATCATGCTCGAGCAGCAATTGCTGCTACAGTAGATGTAATCTTATCCAGAAGTATTACTGGTAATTCTATCGGAGCTAAATTAACTATACCTCAAGGAACTTTATTTACAGATTCTAGTGGTAATTCTTGGTTATCTGCCAGAGACGTAACTTGGTATTCAAATGTAACCACTTGTAAAGTACCAATTATACAACATGAGAAGTATACTGCAAGCGCTCTCAATAATATGGTAATACCCACTGGAGATAGAGTTATAATTCATCTTGGTACTCTACCCAATGGTAAGTATTATGAACAAGGCTCTATGTCATTACAGATAGGTGGGGAAACTTGGGTATTAGTAGATACATTTGCAAAATCCAAACCCACAGATAAGCATTTCATGGTTTCAGTAGATGAGGCACTCAATCCTTATATAATGTTTGGAGATGGTACCTTTGGTAAGAAGCCTGCAGCAGGAGCAAAAATAACCAATGTGGTATTCTACTTAACCAATGGTACTCAGGGTAATGTAAAGAGTAATACTATTACTTCTGTACCTTCAGTAATCTCTTCTTCAATTACTGATGCTACCGTAAGTAATGCTTACGATGCCGGAGGTGGTTCAAACTATGAAAACTTTACAATGCTCAAAGAACATATACCTTTGAGTGTAAAGACTTTGGGAGTAGCAATTACCAAAGAGGATTTCGAAAGTTTAGCTATGTTGGTTGATGGGGTAAACAAAGCTAAAGCCGATTATGAATGCGGTAGAAAGCTTACCGTATATATTAGCCCAGATGGTGGAGCAGTTGCTTCTTCTGAATTAATTAATAGGGTATATAATTTATTATCCCAAAGGGCTCCTATGACTACTTGGTTGAAGGTTAAATCTGCAGGTAAGGTTCAGATTATTCTAGAGATGGGGGTTACTGGTAAGAAGTCTTATAAGACTCCCGAGATACAAACTCAAATTCTTACAGCATTATACAATGCCTATTCTCCAGAGCAAGCTCAGATAGGTGGAAGCGTAAGGTTATCAGATATCTATGCCTTAATAGATAACTTATCAACAGTAGATTACCTTCACCTTACTAAGTTCTATATTAAACCTTGGCCTACTACCATCTATGGTAATAAAGAATTGAACTTGGGTCAGTTTAAATTGAATAAGGCTAAAGGGTCTATGACTTACTATATTACCTTCAATTCATCCACTACTTTTACTGTACGTTCTGTATCAAATGGGTATATGGCTACTGGTACTGTAGGTAATTCTATACAGGTAATAGATAAGGCTAATGGTTTTGACTTCTCTTTGGATATTCAGAACAATAGCTATCAGTCTGGTTACAGATATTCTATTACGGTATCAGAACCTAACCATGACTATGAAGACCCCGGTTTTAATTTACCAGTATTTGAAAACGCTTCACAATTGACTTTAACCGTAAAAGAAATTGTATAATGATAAACCTCAAAAATCTAATCGACTTTTTGCCATTCGAGTATAAAGCTCAAGATACCTATAAGGTAAATGGCAAAGGCATCTTAGAGAGGTTTCTAGAAATTTGTGGAGAGCATTTTGAAGATTACATTACAAAGGATATTGAGAATATCTTAGACATTATTGATATAGATAAGGCTCCGGATATGTATCTCAATTTCCTTTGGCAATTCCTCGGAGAAATGCCCTTTGCTTATGGGAACACTATAGATGCACAGAAATGGGCAGAGTACTTTAATGGGTTCTACTCCGATGCTAAACTCCAAGAGTTATCTAAGCTTTGGATAATACCAAAGGAGGGACCCTTTACTTTAACCAGTACTCAAGTAAGAAACATCCTGAAGTATTCGATATCTCTTTTTAAAATAAGAGGTACCTCTGAGTTCTTCGAAATAATGATGAGGCTGTATGGGTTAACCTGCGTAGTAACTGACCCTGCAAAGGCTGATAGTTATGATGGTTGGGTAAAAGGTAATCCGCACTTTGACCAGTATTACCATTATGACGATAAGTATACCTATGATAATACTTTCGATTGTTCTCAATGTATACCGGTAACCTTTAGACTTACCGGTCATGGATATACTTCGAACTCGGCAGCTTTCAGAAAATTTAGAGAAGCCGTAGAGGCTTTCTTTAAAAGATTCATACCCTATCATGTATCTTTCGATATTCAATATGGGTTTACCGTAAATGATGGGTATACAATTAAAGCTGAGTTAGTAAATCCGGACCAACCCAATCTTATTACTTCAGAGGTATATGAAGTACCGGTAAAGGTAACTGTAACTTCAGATTGGATAAATGCTGACCTAAGATATCAGATATCCAGTGATAATATAAATTGGGGTTACACTAAACACGAAAGTGGTTCCATTTTTAATATACCCAGAGCAGGTACTTATTATTTTAGAAGTGTGGGAGACCCTACTAAGGTAACTCAAATCACGGTTAATCAAGAATCTTATAATCGAGTATATTCTATTACTTGTGACCCTATTACTGGAAAGATAACTCCTATTAACCTAAAAGTAAGTACAGTAGTAAGGGCAAACGTATCCTATAAGGGTACCGTGAAAACCTGTAATGTACGATTATCCGGTACTGATATAGTGAAAGTCTCTGGCTCAACTTGGGAATTTTCAGAGCCTGGTACCTACATCTTTGAGATTGTAGAGTTCCCAGTAAAGCAAACTTCCTTTGTTGTAACTCGAGAAGAGATTACATATAAGGTAAGATGTACACCTTCTGAATTTAGAGTTGGGGATAAGCAAAGTATCAAGGATGCTACTACTACTCTTACCATCGAATCGAATTACTCAGAATCATTTACTGGTGAACTATATTGTAGGCTAATTGGTGATACTAAGTTGTTTAAGAACGGTGATAAGTTTACTGCTAATAGTTATGGTACTTATAAGTTTAAATGTACACTGGATAAAAGGGAAACCGATGAAGGTGTAGGTATATTCGAAGTAGTATCTGGTAAGACTGCAGTATATAGAATTACTGTTAGCCCACCAACAGTCACATTATTCAATGGCTCTGCAAAAGCTACAGTAAAGATACAACGTATTTCTGGTAATGGAGATGATTACAGAGTAAGGGTAATTGAAACTGGGGAAACCTTTAATGCTCAGAATGGTTATGTATATACTGCAAATAGGGCAGGGACTTATACCTTCCAGTCTGTAGCTTACCCTACTGCTAAGACTACTTTGGTAGTTAATAATTCTCCAGTAGTATATCAGAATAAATTAAAGATAGTACCTTCGGATGCTACAGACAGTCATTGGAAAGAACCCAACTGGGCATTACCAGAAGACCAGATAGATGATACTTATGCAGTATACCAATTACTGGATGAGAAGTCTGCTTGTAAGTTCCATCTTGAGGAAATGAAAAATGGGGTCAATGTAAGTGGTACTGCTACCTGTGATGAGAACGGGGAAACCTATAACCTTGATGAGGAAATTGTTCTTACCAAGGCTGGGACTTATACCTTTGTGGCAGATGATGGTTCTTCATTAAGATGTCAAGTAATACTGGAAGATTATCCTACAATCATCGAGATTTCTTGTACTCCCCCTTATGCAGAATTAAAGGGGAATGTTAAACAAGTATCTACTTTAATCAAGTGTACTTCTAATAAACCTGACTTCGATAGTCGAATAAGGGAAGTTGGTAAAGTAACTACTTATGACGCAGGTGGTGCTGGTTATGAATTTGTAACTGCACAAGCTGGAGAGTATATATTCGAATCAGTGGTAGATACTTCGAAGAGAACTAAGTTCACCGTAGTAGATGCAGACCTTTTAAGTGTTAGTCCTCAAAAGTTAGAATGGGAACATGATGACCTCTCAGAGAAAACATTTACCATTACAACTTACAGTAATCAATCTTGGCAAATAGTAGAACAATGATAAATTCAACAATCGATAAAATAACAGAGACCACAACTCAGTCTTTATTCAAGACATTCACTGTGGGTATATTGGGAGAGTGTACACAAATCTTGTATGATTTGAGATGGATGATAGTTCTTGCAATAATTCTAATCCTATCAGATTTATGGTTTGGGTTATCGGCAAGTAGGTTACAGAAAATCGAAATTCGAAAATCTAGAGCTGGAAGAAGAACTCTAAACAAAATAGTAGATTATATCTGTTATGTTCTACTTGGTGCTGTACTTGGTAAAGCTATTGGGGAACCCTATGGGATGAACCCAATAGTGGTATCAATAACGGTTATGGTAATATGCTACTGTTTCGAAATAGATAGTATATATGGACACATCTGTGAAATACATGGTATTAAGAAACGGTACAGTATATGGAGAATACTCTTTAAATTGTTAACCCTCAAGTTCAAGGATGTAGGTGAAGCATTTAAAGATATGTCAGAACAGAAAAATCAATTTAAAAATACTAAGGACAATGAAGACGTACTTTAAGTATGAAGGTATTATTAAATCAAAGGAAGCAGCAGAGGCAATTGCTGCTCCTTCTGGTTTAGGACCATTCTGTGGATTTGGCTCAGCTACCATAAATGGTAACAAGTTAGTGGTATCTCCTCAGGGAGTTGCTGGAAGTAAGTATTCCAATGTAATCAAGGATAGGATTATGGCAAGGTATATGGCAAAGGCTTCGGAAGATGGAGAATTGCCAGACGTGAACTTTGGATGTATTTCAAGAGATGGGTATGTATTTATATCCGATGAACAAACGATTACTATTGAGAACATCCAAGGTACCCAAGGTTCAACAGAAGAAGTATTACTCTTTGCAGTACATACTACTATTTCTGAACCAGTAGATAATCCAGTAGACTTTGTAGCTTATTGGAATGAATCCTCTGAAAGCTTCTACACCTTGTTTAAAAAGTCTCTGGATATTTATTATCCGATTGCCGAAGAGAATCGTACACCGGATATCATTAATAATGATGTATATTCTAATTACGATATGACCTATAGCAATCTTCTAGAGATGGTAGAGAGTGCTTGCCCTTATTACTCTAATAATAAAACTTCCGTTGTTCTTATCGGAGTATATGGTAAGGGTACTGATGCAATGACTAAACGAAATGAGAACTTTGCTATCGTACCCTATCAGGGTAAGTTCCAAGAAATCCCTTATACTACTGCTGCCCAGAGTATGATGAAGGAATCAGTGAAAAGATTAGAACAAGTAAATTCAGGATTCCCGGTAATAGATGAATCTGGTACTAAGTTAAATATCAAGCAATACATCGATAGTCAGATTGAGGCTATCAGAAAAGAATTCGCTGAATCTCTGAGTACTGCTAACTTACCCATCGGTTCTATCATTCTTTGGGAAACCGATGTAATACCGGAGGGCTGGACAGAATATACTAAGGCCGCTGGTAGAATAGTTATTGGTTACCAAGCTGGAGGAGTTCAGATTGGAGATGAAGTAATGCTACAGAATGTCGGAGATTACTATACACCCACTAAGGGTAACTTCTTAATCTCAATTAAAGGTGATGACCTTCCTAAGCATAGGCATGCTCTTGGTGTATCTAAAGGTAAACAAGATAATGCCAATGACTGGGAGAACGTTCGTCCTCAATCTTTCTTTAATAGGGAGACGGGATTGAATGGAGATTTCGGTAGAGGAACTCCTACCAAGGGTATTCAAGATGGTGCTATCGTAGTAAGCTGGAACCTATTAGGGGAATCTTTCTTACAAGAAACTTCGGTAGAAACTTTGGATATTGAGAAATTGCCACCGACTATTACATTACGATATATCCAAAAAATATCATCATAAAGTTGTTATTAGTTATTTAGTAGTATTAAAACTCATGTGTATTATTTATATTGTTTAAGAGTAAACATTTGTTTACAATCTGTGTTTTGCGTAGTAAAAATCAATTAGGGAGGGGGGCGTTGGGAAACGCCCCTTTTCTTTTGTGTTAATACTTAAGTTCTTCTTTAGCTCGGTCTTCCCAATATTGTATATCTTGTCTAAGTTCCGAGATATATCTCATAGATTCATTAGTCTTAGGCATTTCGAAAAATTCGATAAGCATTATATTAGTTATTCGAGTACTATTTTCAAGCCTTTCCTTGATAAAAGGGGGAGGAGTAATTAATACCTCAAACAAAAGATAGGCATCTGGAGAAAGCTTATCCTTCATATAAGTATACATCATATCAAGCATTTCTGATTTAGCTTTCTCTTCTTCGGTATCATCCTCTAATTCTTTATCATTATCGAATAAGTCATCGAGTTTAAAGAGGCTTTGATTATACTCTGCCTGTTCTCCGTATGCAGAACGAAGCAATTTATTTTTGAATGTACTAAGTGATGCAAGGATTCTTGCTTTAAGATGTTCTTCAGTACATTCACCATAGTATTTGTTGAAAACAAATAACATCTTATCCCAGAAATAAGATTGGATAATATCCGGTGTAAGATTAAACCGTTTATAATCAATCTGTCTGGTAAGGTTTCTAATTACTGGCTTACAAACTTTATAAAGTCTGTTGAAAGTAGCTTCATCATATTCTTGCATAGGTTTTAATCGATGAAGCTCTGAACCGTTATTTCCTTTACTTTTTCCCATGTTTTTAAATATTCGTTATGCAAATATAAGTATTTTTTCTTATATAAAATAATAATATTAAATATTCGGGAGCTTAAGGTAGTGGATTAGTAGTTTCTAGATAGATGTCAACATACTTAGAACTATCTCGGTACTATCAAAATCTATTAGTTTATATAATATTGCAATATAGATATGAAGAAATTTAAAGACAACATCAAGTTCAGTTTTTCTCCTGAGTTTCAGTTCGAGATACTCAGGTTTGTTTTAAAAGATAAGGAAGGAGGATTAGTACTCAAAAGGATTAAATCCAATTACCTGGTTCTCATAGAACACTCCCTTATCTTCGAGGGTATATCAAAATATTTTAAGAAGCAAGGCAGAATGCCCTCCGAGAATATCTTAAAGGAAGTATTAAAAGAGTTACTAGAATCTAAAACCTATGTGGATTTGGTAACTAAAGATGATATACCCAATATCAATAAACTAATAAGTAATCTCTATCATATACCCCTATCGGATTCTGATTATATAAAAGAAAAGATATATCAGTTCTCTACTTATGTTGAGATGAAGAACTTAAATGATTCCTTCGATTTGGATAACTTCGAACAATACGAAGAGTATTCGAGGAAGATTGAAAAGGTACTTCAGAAAAGTAAACCTAAGAAAGAAGATGAACCTTTATATATGATTCGGGATATTACCGAGAGACAGTTTAGAAGACAATCAGAACCTTCAGTTATACCTTGCCCATTTAGGCAGTTGAATGAACTAACTAATGCAGGAGGTTATCCAGAGCATTCAGTTAATGTAATACTTGATAAACCCAAGGCAAAGAAAACCTTCTTTATGGTAAACCTTGCAAGAGGTTATCTCAGAATGAAGAAGTCAGTATTATATATTGATACGGAAAATGGTCAAGAACAAATCATGGACCGTTTCATTCAATCCAGTATCAATAAAACTAAGAAGGAATTATACTCTGGTGAGTATGATAAACTTGAGGCAAAGCATTTAAGGAAACTTGCAAGGTTTGGAGTTGAATTAGTAGTTGAGCGTGTACCAGCGATGATTACTAATACCACTTATATAAGGGAAAAGATAATTCAACTTCGTAATCAAGGAATCGATATTAAAGTTCTTATGGTTGACTACGCTGGTAAGCTTGCATCAATAGCGGGTGATAGAGAAGATTTCGAAAGGATATCTAATGTATATGTAGACCTTCAGAATCTGGCAGAGGAATTACATTTAGACATTATATGGACTGCTCATCACATTACTCGTGAAGGTAAAAAGCATAGGCTTACTCGGTATGATGAGAATGATATCTCTGGTTCAATTGCCATTGTTCGTAATGCCCAGGTTATCATGGGTCTTAACTCTACTGAGCAAGAAGAGAAAGATAATATTCTTCGAGCTGAGATAGTAGTACAAAGGGATGGTCTTCCTTCCGGTAGAGCATTATTCAAATGCGATGTCGAAAGGCAAAGATGTACGGAATTTACAAGGGAACAACGTAAACAATATGATGAAGTATATGGTAGTAAGTTGGATGAACAATTTAAAAAGAATACTAACCCGGATGCGGATTCTAAGAAAAGGGAAAGAACTACTGGAGACATTTAGATGTAAGTTGGGTTATCATGAATGGGTAGCAGTTCATTGGACTGAGTTTAAACAGAGACCTCGTAGGGCAATTTTTTCTAAGAAAGGTGGGAGAAGGAAAGCCCAGTATTATGAGAAACGATATGTAAAATATTACTGTATGAGATGTGGGAAGAAAAGATATGAAAACAAAGAAAATAGAAATAGTAAAAGATAGATGGTCTGATGGGGTAGTTTTAGAAATATCCCATAATGGTTGGCAAACCACTTGTATCAACGATTTAGATTTAGAGGATTTAAAGAAACTTCGAAGAGTAATTAGGAAAGCTATAAGAGAGTATGAAAATAATAGTAACAAAAGATGGTAAGGTATTTAAAGATAATACCTTATTAAAGCCCAGATTATTTAAAGGGTATTTAAGGGTCAAGATAAATGGCTCAACTCATTTAGTTCATAGGTTGGTAGCATTAACCTATATCCCCAATCCCGAAAATAAACCTTGTGTATGTCATAAGGATAACAATAGGACTAATAATCGGGTAGAGAATTTATATTGGGGAACTTATAAAGAAAATACTCAACAATGTATTCAAGATGGTAGGTTTAAACCAGGAGGTAGAGACATACTAGACGAATTTAGTATTAATTGTTTACTTTATGAATACAATCTTGGTAAACCCCGGTCAATCCTTAAAAAGAAATTTGGGGTTTCCGATTCATCTATAACTCGTATTATAAATACTCATGGTAAGCCAAGATTTGGAAACTATAAATTTAAGGATATTTACCCGTCTGTAATCAAAGACTATCAGAATGGTATGAAAGTTAAAGATATATGTGATAAGTATTCTATTGGACATACTACCCTAAACAATTATTTACGTAGATTTAATATACCGAGGCATACATGAAAATCACTAATAAATTTAAAGCCCAGTTATATAATTATTTTATTTCTAGACTGGGGGGTTATAGATATAGAAGGGGCTGGATGCGTATACCAACTTGCCCCTATTGTGGGAGAGAACATAAGTTGGGAGTTAACCTTTCTATGTATAGAACCAATTGTTTTAGATGTAATGCCCATCCTTCTCCTGCTCAACTAATAATGGATATAGAAGGATTTACTGAGTACCATGAACTAATTAATTTTTTGAACAATGGCCAATTTGATGAACTACAGTTTAAGGAAGAGAAAATCGAACTTGCCGAAAGTAAGCCCGTATATCTCCCTGAGGGATTTAGAAATATTTCGCTTGGAGACAGCCAACTTGCAAAAAGCATTCGAGGGTATGTCAAGAAACGCGGATTTAGCCTCGAGAAGTTTTCAAGATACGGTATCGGCTATGGAACAAGCGGCTCAACATATGGGTACCTTATCATCCCGTTTTATTATCGAGGACAACTTAGGTATTACAATGCTCGAAATGTTATCGGCAAAGGGCCCAGATATAATAACCCAGACAAAGACATCACCGGTTTGGGAAAACAATTTATCATCTTTAATCATGATGCGTTGGAGATGTATCGGTCGGTATTCATTTGCGAAGGGGCACTTAATGCTCTCACAATTGGGGATAGAGCAATTGCCACAATGGGTAAAGCTATTAGTCAGTACCAAGTCAATGAGTTACTTAAATCCCAATGCGAAAGATTTATTATATTGTTGGACCCAGACGCAAAAGAATATGCCATCAACTTGGCTCTCAAGCTTGTTGCATATAAAAAAGTCAAGGTGGTGTTTTTACCAGACGGAAAAGACGTAAATGATTTAGGGAGAAGTCAGACACTTAAGTTAGTATATGCTACCAGGTACCAAAGTTATCAAGAATCGATATCAATCAGAAACTCATTGAAATAGGGAGTTTCTATTATATTATAAAATAATATATTTATGCGTGAACCATCTATCCATATAACTAAGTCTCAATTTGAGGAAATATTAAATACCTTAGAGGTAGATAATTTCCCAGTTGAGGCTTTTTTTGTTATTGCTCGAAAGGAGGCAATAAATCATAGAGCAGTCTTAGTTTCTAACAATAAGAATACTAAGAAAGTTTCTAACATTTTACTAGCATCCAAGGGAGATGCTGCCCTTGTTGCTGATATTTTATACGCAACTCGTATAAAGTTAAAGCATAGGGGAGTTCGTAAAATAAATGAGAGTAATTCCCGAGAATGGGCAAATTGTAAAAAGCTTGCAGAAGTATGTAATACCTTTTGTGAAGATTTTAAATTTGATACCCGGGAAGGTTTTATTAAATACATTGAGACTGGGTTAAAGAGAATGACTGATTATCGTAATGTTATGCAAAGGTTATTATCCATGCAGGAGAACATTACTAATCAGGTAGAGGCCGAATTAGAACTCAAGGGGGATAAGGACCCAGGCTTTACCAAAGACATCCATGATGAATTCATAAAAAGAGTTGCTAGTGTTACTGGTATTTATGAATCTTATGAACATCAGCCAGAGAAATATGTTCACTTTCTTAGGATTCATAATCTAATGGATGAAAAGGATTGGAATGTATTTCAATTTTTGGATGCCCAGTTCGAAGCTCTTGCTTGGTGTAATGGATTACCAGAACCAAGTCAGATGTATAATGATAAGGCTATCGAAAGATATAATAAATACTTATATAAAAATAAAGATAAACGAACCTTAGACGAGCCTCAAGTAGAGGGGAGTCTTTGGGATAAAATAAGAAAATGATATGAAAGGTTTACAATTTTTCGGAAACAGAGTAGAGGATGCAGCTAATGCTTTTATAGATGTCCTCAAGTATTCAGACCAATCGGTAACTTATCCAGATTTTAAGGATATCGACCCTTGGCCTGATGAGATAATTAATATGTTCTATGTGATTTGGAAGAATGCCAAGTTCTCAGAACTAAGTGCAATTATTATGTATACCCAACAGTCTTCTAGATTCGAGGAGGTATCAGAATTGATGTTGGGTATTGGTTTGGTAGAGATGAGACACCTTGATAAGATATCGGACTTTTTACAAAAGGCAGATCCCTATGAGGATTACTCTACCATGAATATTAATCCTACGATTGAGATTGGTTCTACTTGGGAACAAGCTTTAAAGATTGCTTTGAATTCCGAGATAGAAACTATTGGTCACTACAAGAAAATCCAAAGAGCAATTGCTCAATACGAGGAACGTCCAGATTACGATGATGTGAATTATTTCCTTGAGAAATTGATTGCCGATGAGGAACATCATATCAAACTTCTTAAGGAAGCAATGGGCATGGATAAAGCCACTAAGGGTGTAACGGTAATTATCAAATGAGTAAGATAATTATTCAGAATGGGAATATGTGCGAACTTGACTTACCTCTTAAGTTCGCACAGAAACTTTATAATGAGTTTGCCATTCGACATCCGAATGCTTTCTACTTACGTACAAGGCAAAGAGGTATGCAGAATTGGGACGGTAAGATTCATTACATCACCAAGACTGGGCAATTTAAAATAGGTTTACTTCCCAAAGTATACGATATGTGTATTGAGATGGGGATTAAACCTAAAGTTGTAGATATGAGACAACCTTTACCTAAAGTCAGTAAAGTAGTTACGAATATAGGCAAATATAAATTAAGACCAGAGCAAGAGAAAGCTGTTAAGGCAGTTATCAATAATAAGATAGGGAATACACCTTTTCATATTGGCGTATTAGATTACACTGTTAATGCAGGTAAATGCACCGGTAAGGGTACCCTAATACATACTGAGGATGGGTTATTACCTATAGAAAAAATCGTTTCTGAAACAGGTAAGATACGATATAAAGGTAAAGTCCTTACTAAAGAAGGTGTATTAGTAAAACCCAATGCAGGAGTTTATAATGAGATTAAGGTAGTAAAGATAACTACTTCTCAGGGTTATACTCTAATCTGTGGATATGAAAATCACAGATTATATACTTATTATGGAGATAATCTACAATGGGTATATGTCAAGGATTTAAAGAAAGGGGATTGTTTACCTATCTCCTTAGAATATACTCATTCTAAAAATACCATAGGTAAAAACCTTAGCTATACTTTGGGAGCTTTATCCGGAGATGGTCATATTCATCAAGTTTCTAAAAATCAAATAAACATATCTATATCAGGTCAAGATATAGAAGTAGCCGAAGTAGTTAAAGCTACTATGGATGAAATCTGTAAAACTCCTGTAGAAATAAAACCCCACAAAAGATTTAAAGGTTTTCATATATCTAAATCCGATACTAATTTTGCTAAACTACTTCAAGAGGAATATCCAGAATTAATTGGTACTGCCCATGAAAAGTACATACCCGATAAGATTCTTCAGGCTTCTTATGATGACTTAAGGAATTATATAGCAGGTTTATTTGATACAGATGGGCATAATTCCTCATCTCATGGTAGAAGATCCTTATCTTTTACTACTGTAAATCTTGAAAATGCTCGTAGAGTACAACAAGCTTTATTATCTTTAGGAATAGCTTGTTGTCTTAAACCCAAGAAGACTTCATGTAATGGTAAAGAGAGTATAGCTTATAGAATAACTATTCATAGCGAATTTTATGATGAGTTTCTAGAAATAATACCTATGAGGATTGAAAGAAAATGTATTCCTAGCAATTCTCAACGGAATAACTACAGTAATAAACTACCTTTTAGTAATTTTGCTAAAGAACTTTATGATAAGCTTTCTTGGAAAGAAAAAGGTAAGTTTAGAAAAACCTATGGTAGAGTTATAAGTACACAGGTAAGTCATCATAATAGATTAACTTTAACTGCTTTTAATTGTTTAGTAGAATTCTTAGGCTCTAATAATGATAAAGCTACAGAATTACTAAATATTTCTAGTAATTGTTATTGGGATAAAATAGATAAGATAGAAATCTTAGATAAATACCCATGTTATGATATGGAGATACCTAAGTATCATAATTACCTATCTAATGGATTCATATCTCATAACACACTTATCATGTCATCTTTATATTTATCCTATAAGAAGCAGTTAAAGACTTTGCTAATAACTAATGATTCGGATTGGTTAAATCAAGCTAGAGAAGAATTTAAGCAATATCTTCCCGGAGAAGATATCACTTTTGTTCAAGGCAAGGTTTTAAACTGGAGTAACTTTACTATAGGTATGGTTCAATCTATTTCGAGAAATATGAGATTCTATCAAAAGGAATTATCTCAAATAGATATGGTACTTATAGATGAGGCTGACCAAGGAGGTAGTAAGCAATATCAGAATGTAATCACTCGGTTATTTAATACCAGAATTCGTATAGGATTATCTGGTACGATTTATATGAGTAAGCTTGCTAAGGATAGGGTTAAGAATATGAACTTAGAATGTTTCTTTGGTAAAGTACTTGCTGAGTTCAAACTCAAGGATTCTATCAAAAAGGGTTACTCAACAAAAACCGTTGTAAAGATGGTACCTGGTAAACCCTGGTATGGTAATTGGGAATCTGATTGTATTTCCTATAAGGAAATATACGATGATTCAATCACCAATTGTTATACAGCTTGGTTAATGGCTTATAATAGATTACTATGGAACCTTAATCAAGGCAGATACCCTGCTCTCGTAGTATGCAAGCATATTGCACATTGTGAAAATCTATATAAGTTCTTTAAAAAGAAACTGGGCGATGCCTATAATATTGCCTATGTGCATGTTAATACTCCTTCTAAGTTAAGACAACAAATAATGAAGGATTTTAGAGAAGGTAAAATAGATATCCTGGTATCAACTACAATCATTGCTCGAGGTAAAAACTTTCCTAAGCTTAAGTACTTACTCAATACCGCAAGTATGGATTCACAAGAAAAATCCATTCAATTCCTTGGTCGTTTGGTAAGAACCGATGAATCTAAAAATAAGGTATACCTTGATGACCTTCATTATCCTGGGAATTATTTAGATAGGCACGGTAAACATCGGAAGCAATATTATCAGAGACAAGAATTGAAAGTAATACTGTTAGATAAGCTATGGAAGAAACATCCTAACCATAGCCTTATTAAGAGTTAACTAGAAGTACTATGAGTATTTACTTTTTCTCCGTAGGAGGAAAAGAAGATTACAATTAATAAGCATATAGGCATTATGAATAATGATAAACTAATATGTATCAGAGATGAAGATGATACTAAACTAACTACTCTCTTATCAGAAGGTTGGAGGATAATCCAAATCTCTGCATCGGGTATTTATTGCTGGGTACTCTTAAGGAAACCCAATAACACTAAAAAGAAAATTAAAGGCTTTCAGTGATGGAGAAATATATTTTAATTACAGCGGTTGTTATTATGATAATAATACTCGCTTTAGACTTCATATTTTCTAAGGATGGTTATCAATGTCATTCATGTAAGAAACGTTTTCATAAAGAGGATTTGGAAATCAAAGGGTGGCATTTCAAAGAATGGGTCTGTCCTAATTGTAAACACCTTAATTATACTTATGATGAGGAAGATTAAAGAATGGTTTAAGTCTCTTGTTGTGGGGGAGGTACATAATCCTAAACATGTATTCAACTGTAGAGATTTGATATGGATATCAAGCTTGGAAACTTCTCAAAATACTCCCGAATGCTTTACTCATTATTTCTATCTGTACTGGAGTAATGGTATGGTAGTCAAAGTATGTCAAGAGAGTCATGATAGAAATTCATACCAAGAATTATATAAACTCAGGGAACTATTTATTAATAACATGGGTTATTCCTATGTTCCGATAGAAGATAACAGTGAGATATACATTTATTATAAACGTAAAAAGGATATATAATGGCTAAGAAAAAGAAACAACTTCCTGACTTATCGAAGCAAGATATTCTTACTCCCATAGATGTAAGTACTCTGGGGACTAATGGAGACCCTTGCTTTGGTATTGGGTATGATTTATCAACTAAGGAATGTAAACTATGCGGAGACTCAGAATTATGTGCATTCAAGATGTCACAGAACTTGAACATTACAAGAAAAGAACTTGAACAGAAGAATCAATACAAGGATTTGGATGTACTTGAAGATACCGTTGGTATCAAGAAATACATCCGATGCTTGATTCGGAAAGGCAAAGAGAAAAAAGAAATTATCTCAAAGACAGTTGAGAAATTTGAAGTACCAAGAAAACGTATTAGAGAACTTTATAAAGAGTGTACTAAATAATGAAACCAATAGAGATGATATGGGCTATGTTCAAGGTATACCTTAACAACCCAAACTATTTTGTAAAGCAAGAAGATGTACTTGCTAATTTATGTATGGAGGGTTCTACCGATGTAATCAGGATGTGTAATTCATTGGGAGTACATGTTTCTAGACCCAAGAAATTAATCTTTAGACAACTTTTACGTAAATGTAATATATTATGAACAGATTTAGATTTATCAAAGTAAGGGAGGTAGTATCTCCCAACAGAGCAAACCCAAATGATGCTGGGTTAGATTTCTATGTACCAACTAATTTATACCCTGAGGATATTCATTCTAAAAATGAATTCGACTCCGAAGGTTATGATTTAGATGTTCCTTTTGGTGAATCCTTTGTAAGGCATATAGCTTTAAAACCAGGTCATCGTATACTTATCCCATCGGGTATCAAAGGTTTGCTAGAACCTCCTGCATCTATGTTAATGGCAGCAAACAAATCTGGTATAGCTACTAAGAAAGGGTTAATCTTTACTGCCGAGATAGTGGATTCCCCTTATGTTGGAGAGATACATATTGGGATATATAACACTTCTCAAGAAATTCAGGTTATCGAGGCTGGTCAAAAGCTGGTACAATTTATTCATGTACCCATTCATATTACCGAGCCAGAGGAGATTCAGCAAGAGGAGTTTTATACTGAATCACAAATGTGGGGAAGCAGAGGAGATAAAGGATTTGGTTCATCTCAAAACATAAAATAGTGGACATAAGGAATATAAATGAACAAGTGCCTCAGGTAGAAGAAACTGAGGCACGGATACTACAAGAAATGTATGATCTTGGGATAGAACAATTCTCTGGATATAAATCTATAGAGAAGTTACCAGATTATCCTTTAGATATAAATAACCCAAAGAACCAAGTTATCCTAAAGGATTTTATTGGTAGGGTTATTGAGGAATTAACCGAAGGATTCGAATCTACCGATGAAGTAGTATCTATATATCATGATTATGGATGGAATAATGATTGCTTAACCTCAGAAGAATACACTCAGGTATTAAATCATCTAGCAAATGCAAATGAGGAACAAGCAGATGCCTTGGGATTCTTCTTTACTTTGCTTTTGTATTCTAATATATTGCCAGAAGATATTCTGAAATACCAAGATGCAAAGAGTTTATTTGAGGTAATGGCAATCGGAGTCAAAGACCTACTCATCAAGTACCCAGATCATCGAAGTGTAAGGAAATATCCTATATTAAGTTCAACCGATTGGGCAAGAGAGGATAGAGCAGAGTATGATAAGATAGTTTCTTATACCCCAGGTTTTCATGAAATGAGCGAGATATCTCATGAAAACGAGAAGCTATATTTATGGGAAGTAATATATGAACTCAATAAAGCAAGGAACTTCCTTAAATGTAGACCCTGGAAACAAACTCAAGTAATGACCAAAGAAATAGATTTTCAGGAATCATTAGTAAAAGCTTTCTATCTCTATATGGGATTCTTAGCCATGAATGGGTTTACTCCTTGCGGATTATTTAGTTTATTCTTTAAAAAACAACGTCTCAATTTATGGAGACAAAATACTAATTATTAGTAACCAATTAAAAATCAGCCAATTATATGTCGGGTTGGAATAAGAAATTAGAGGGGCTTCAACTTAATACGGAGGAGTCCCTCCATTCGTTAGAATTTGCTACTTCACAGGAAGCATGGGAAAAACTCAATGAGGGATTCCTAAGATTAGACCCAATCCTATTTGGGAAAGGAGCTATGGCTAATAGTGGGGTAGCAGTAGTGTATAATGTATTTATAAAAATACGAAAAGCATGGGTAGACCCAGAATTTGATTATGGGCGGTGTTTCAATTATAAAGAAACTAAGTGGACTAGCTTATTGAATAACTACATAGATTTTAATAAGCTTGACTTGTTGCGTAGTAAACTGAGAGTACTGAGAAATAAGTACAATCAGAATTACAATATAACTTATATGTTCAATAATCATCATGATAATGGTAAACAATGTCTAATAGCTGCGACTTTTTCAAAACGATTCGGGGAAGACATCCCAGTTATTACAATGGTAGTTCGGGCTTCGGAGATTACCAAGAGGTTAATATTCGATTTCCTATTAATTCAACGAATGTCAGAGTACGTATATGGGCCGGACCAGTCAGTACAAATCAACCTATTTGCGACTCAAATGTACGGAAATGTGGAGACACTTCTAATGTATCATACCCATAAACCTTTGAAGAAGGTACTTAAAGGAGCAGAGGAGAATTCATGGAATAAGAGGATAAAAGAGATATGGAAAAAATTCCAAAAGGGCACAGAGAAGGAATTCTCTTCATTCAAGGTATTCTTTAGAAGTTTTAAAGTGCTTCGACCAGATTTATATGAGGAAACATATAAATCAATGAAAGCAAAAGAATTACTTCTTGAATACGAGGATATAGAATATCCTGAGAATGTAATCTCTTACTCTCAACGTAAAGCCTATAAAAAGAAACTTTTAAAACAAAAGAACAATGGAAGCTAAGGAATTTTTAAATCAGAAGCGGATAGGATTAGTAAACAAATTTTATTACCAAGTTTTAGAGATTAAAAAGAACGGTGCAGAACCAGATATACCCTTGTTAATGAAAGAGGTAGAGGATTTTGATAATTTTGTATTTCGCTACTGGCATATGACCTGGGTTAATTCTACAATGTCATACAGTTAAATATTTATATAATATGAGGATATATTCTAACAGTTTTGAGTTAATGTCCGAAATGGGCAGAGAACTCAACAGTTATGGTCAAACTGTAAAACCAAAGACCTATCAAAATAAAGTGATTGAAGGTAATGAGGATTTTATTACAAAAGAACTCATTTGCCAACAATATTGTTTAACTTCACTTGGAGACCCAGTATGGTTATTCATATTCTCTCATTCAAAGGAATGGGCAGATGCCGAGTTTAAAGAAAGAATTGGTTGGTATGATTTAAATCCAGGTAAAGCTTGGGAATTGAGAAAAGATTTATGGGAACAGTTTTTGGTGAATGGTAAGTTTGATTACACCTACCCAGAGCGTATTTGGAACTCGTTAGACATTTATGGTAGTACTTCTTTTAACTGTGATTCAGCAATGCAATCAGTTATTGAACTTCTTAAGAGGGATAATGATACTCGTAAAGCAGTACTCCCTATATTCCATGGTACAGATTTAAGATTCCTTGATGGAAGTAAACGTATACCTTGCTCAATGTATTATGATTTCCTTATCCGTCAGAATGGTAAAGGAGAGAAGGTATTACATATTTGCTATCATCAAAGAAGTTCGGACTTTGTACAACATTTCGGTAATGATGTATATCTTGCATGGAGACTCATGCAATATGTAGCTAAAGAGGTAGGAGTAAAACCAGGTTATCTATATCATACTATTGATTCTCTTCATGCTTATAAGAAAGATTGGACATCATTAGCATCTAATCTGGAAGACTTACAAGAGAAATACTAATAATGAGGGATGTATCTACTACTGGTGGGTATGTCCCTTTTTCTATTTTAAAATATGGAGACACGGTATACAATAATAAAAAACAAGAGAGAGCTTAAGAAACTTATTGCTTGTTGTAAAGCTACAGGTTATGCTTGCTGTGACTACGAAACAAATGCAGAACCAATATATAATAAGGGTTTTAAGCCAACTATACTCTCAGTATCCTGGATGCCAGGGTTTGGTGCTTCCATTCCTTTAGACCATTTCGAAACAAAAGATTATACTTCACCGGGTTGGAATTGGAAAAAGATGCTAAAGAAATTTGGGGAAGAGGTAATCGAGAATTATGACATTGTAAAGGTTGCATGGAACTGGAAGTTTGATGACCAGATAAACCAAAAGTATAAAATATTCTATAGGGGTACTTGTTTAGATGGTATGCTTGCAAAATATGTTCTTAATGAGGAAAAACCCCATGACCTAAAATCAATGGTAAGAAGGTATTTGCCTGAGCATGGTAATTATGAGAAACAAGATGCTTTTGATAAAATACCTTGGGATAAAAAAGAATTAGACCCACTTTGCCATTATGGGTGTCAAGATACAGATTATACTCTTAGGTTAATGATATTCTTTGAGAAGAAGTTGGTGGATTTAGGTATGTATTCGGTATTCCGTAATTTATTCATGTGTAATTCACGAGTACTAACATCGGTAGAAAAGGAGGGTTTATATCTAGATACTGAGTTCAATAAAAAGCTTTTGGAAGAATATAAACCAAAAATAGATGCTGCTAGAGACGCAATATACGCTTTGCCAAGAGTAAAGAAATTCGAAAAGAAGTATAACCAAGAAAAGATTGATAAATATATTCAGTCTATTGAAGACGAATTTGAAGAGTTAGATTATAATGACCCAAAAGATAAACGGAAGATTGCATCAAGGGAACAGAAAATCTCAAATATCAAAGCAGGTATATTCACAACTAAAAAGGAACAAGAATTAATAAGGCCCATTAATTTGGGTAGCCCAGTTGATTTACCTGCATTGATGTATTCAGAAGATGGCTTTCATTTTGATGTGATTAAGGATAATGAATCTGGTAAACCAAGTACTGATGAAGAAACTCTTACTAACCTTAGGTTAACGATTAAAAAGCCAGATTCACCAAAGGCAATATTCCTTGATAAGCTTCTTGAATTACGAGGGTTAGAGAAAATGTATAAGACCTATATTTATGGATGGTGGGAAAAGGTACAAGATGATTCTAGATTACACGGTAGGTATAATATACATGGTACAGACTCTAATCGGTTTAGTTCTGCAGACCCAAATATGCAGCAGATACCAAAGACATCGGTAGACCCCAATATCAAGAAACAATTAGTTGCTCCTCCGGGATATTTATATATGGCATTTGACTACTCACAGGCAGAGTTAAGAATGATGGCTCATCTATCGGGAGATGAAACATATCTTGATGCTTTTGCAAAGGGGGCTGACCCTCACTTGGGTATAGCAGCAGCAAAATATGGAGTATCAATTGAGGAAGCCTCTAAAATATACGAAGATGAAAATCATCCTGACCATAAATTATGGAAGACTAGAAGAAAACAAGCTAAGCAAATTGCATTCGGTTTGATTTATGGTATTGGAGAAGCTTTACTTGCAGTAAAATTATCCGACCCAAAAGCTGGTATTATAGTTACTAAAGAAGAAGCCCATAAAGAAATGGCGGAGTTCTTTGAGAAACACCCAAAGATACTTAAGTTCAAAGAGAAGCAAGAGAAATTTCTTCGTAAGCATGGGTATTATACCCAGTTATTTGGTACTAAGAGAAGATTACCCCAGATATACTCAAACGACAAACAAGAAGTTGCTTATGCTATTCGTTTGGGACTTAATTTCCCATGTCAAGGTGCTGCAGCAAATATGACCAACTTCGGAGCTATTCTTGTTTATTGGTTAATGCGACAAGGTAAATTACCAATGATGAAAGAAGCTTGTACGGTACATGATGCAGTATATATGTATTCTAAACCAGAAGATATAAATACATGGACTGTATATACCATTTGGAATATCCTACGTAACCCAAGTACTAAGAAGTATTTCGGTTTTCAAGTAGATGACGTAGATATGGATATGGACTTTACTATTGGTAGGTCAATGGCAGAAGAATTACCATTTATTCCAGGATATGATTACAATAAGATGCTTCAACCGGATTTTTCAGTAGAGGAATATATGGAAGAGCATAAGAAGTATAAGCATATTCACATCAAACAATTCAAGGAAAGGTTTAACAAACAAATAAAGGAGTATGAAAAAGATTTTGAACGGACCCACAGTATGGAGGACTAAATGCCCAGTATGTGATTGCGAATTTGAATATGATACCAGTGAAACTTTTGGGGTTTATAAAAAATCTGGAGATTATTTTAGGATAGTACAATGCCCCAATTGTAAAACTAATCTGAAGCATTCAGAATCTGTATCAACCATTACAACAGAATCGAAAAGAGAAGATACTATGTCTACATAAATAATATAAATTTATGGAATTATGGCAACACAGAAAGAGATTGATAATGCAAGTAAGCTAACTGCCCTCACTTATATGGTTGCAGGTTGCTTAGGTTATTCTATTGAAAATTTACTTAAGTATTTAGATGTGGTTAATCTAAGGTTGAGTGGACAAGAAAAAATGTTACTTAACCGATTAAAGACTCAGTTATCTCAAGTACAAACTAATCTTACTACTTTAGAGGGATTGGCTTTTAAAGTAATGGCTACAGATGAGGATGGTAAACTTGCTTATGAAGATGCCACCCATATTTATTGGGCTGCATTTTTAGCCTTACTCGATAGAGGTGGTACTGATAACTTATGCGACTTAAGATTAATGGCTTTGGTAGATAAGGTAAGCATCTATAAATCTCTTCTTAATTTGCCTGGTATGAAACTCTCCTATCAAATGGCTTTTGCTCAAGTAACTAAAGCAATAAGCAAAGGGGAATTTAGTAAAGAAGACTTTAAAAACCTATTAGAAGTTTATGAAGACGGAACTGAAAAAACTAAAGGTTAAATTTGAAGGTAAACTTATTGAGATTGATATTCAAAAAGAATTATCTATCAATGAGAATATCATTAACTCTCAGCTACGAGAATCTCCTTCTAGTTATTATGTACTTGCTTCTTTGAGAGATAAGTATATAAAAGAACGAGATGCTCTAGCAAGGGAAAAAGAAGAAGCTTATTCGAATGCTTGGTTATATTATAAGGATGCTAATGAAAGATGGAATAATGAATACGTATCTCATAAGGCAAACCTTAACAAGAAATACTCTTCTATCAATGAGAGGTATTTGAAAGCTGTAGAAAAAGCAAATAAGTTCATAACTATATGTAAGTGCTATGAGTCACGCGAAAATATATTAAGAACTATTAATGCGAACCTAAGAAAAGGTTAACTCATTGAACTATAAACAATTACTAACTTTTAAAAACAGTATTAGAATATGAATTATTCAATGACATTTATCTCACCTCTTGTAGCTGAGAAATTTAATCAAGAATTACCCGGATGCCCAACAGAAAACCGGGTACTTATTTTATCTCCCAAGGAGGTAAACCAAACTAAATCTGGTTTGATTATCCCTGAACAAGTAAAAGAGGGAGTTCCTCGTAAAGGGGTTGTAGTAAAGAGTGGAGAAATTACTGAAGAATACAAAACCTACCGAGAATTGGTTGCTGTAGGTAGAATAGTTACCTATGGTTTGTATGCAGGTAAAGAACTTGAATTCGAAACGGACAAACTATCTCCTGCTCTCAAACAACTTTTAGAGAAAAACGTTCTTACCGTATTGAGTATGAACGAAGTAGTTTACTCAGAACCGAATAATTAAAACTAATCATTATGATAAAAGACAAGAAGAAAAAGAAAGTTTCATCAGAAGGACTTTCTACAAAAGAAAAGATGCTAGCTAGAAAGAAACAGCTAGAATCCAAGGGAAATGGTAGTGGGTTAGTATATCCAAAAGAAGGAACACTGAGAATGAGAATTAAATCTCCTGGTGATGACCAAGAATTGGGTATCGAAATTATTCAATTCTACCTGGGTGGCAATTTGGGAGGAGTTATATCTCCGGCTACTTTTGATGAACCTTGCCCATTCATGGAGAAATATCAAGAATTGAAAAACTCTAAGGATGAAGATGACAAGGAACTTGCCAAGAATTTGGTGCCAAGAAGAAGATATGTCATCGGTGGTATCATTTACTCAGATGAAAAGGGTAGTAAGGTAGATTACGAAGGCAAAGATAAGGGAGTTTTAGTTCCTCGCTCAGTATACCAGGATATCATTGACCTTTACCTTGATGAAGATGAGGCAGGTGATATGACAGATCCAAAAACTGGATATGATATCAAGGTAATTCGTTCAGGGTCTGGTAAACTAGACACCACTTATTCTGCTCGTGCTTGCAAACCAACTAAGTTGGACAAGAAATATCAAGGTACAATTGACCTTGAGGGAATAGTTCGTTCTCAAATCAAATCCTATGATGAGTTGGAAGATTTACTTTCACAGTATCTAAATGAAGACCATGGGGATGACGATGATGACGATAAGTCAAAGAAGAAAAAGAAAAAGGGAGTTCACAAAGACCATTACATGGAAGATGATGAACCTAAGAAAAAGAAAAGAAAATACAAATCGGATATTTAAGGGTTAGTAATATGGTTTCATTCGAAGGTGGTAATTAGATTCGTTCTGTTATCACCTTCTTTAGTTTAAAGACATTACATTATGGCAAAGAAATCTAAGGTTGGTTTAAAAGTACCAACAGCAAATGAGATGGCAAAGAAATATGGGAGTATGATTAAATTAGCTTCAGAAGTTACTGATACCGATTTATATATACCATCTACTTTCTTTGCTCTGAACTACTTATTCGGTAAGGGTATTCCTTATGGTAAAATCGTTGAGATTGCTGGAGAGGAATCCTCTGGTAAATCTTTAGTGGCTTATAACTTTGCTTATGCTACTCAACAACTTGGAGGTCATGTGATATGGGTAGATGCTGAACAATCCTGGATGAATTCATGGGCTGAAATCAATGGAGTAGACCCTGCAAGAGTAACTATTGTTAATGATACCCGTATTGAATATATTGCAGACGTAGTAGCAGACTTAGCAATTTATTTACGTTCTCAATTAACTCACAATGAACCGATACTCTTAGTAATCGATTCCATTGCAGCTACTGACTGTACTGATAATATAGATGCTAAGATGGTTGATGGTAAGGCAGAGATGGGAGGTAGAGCAAAGGCTCTTTATAAATACTTCCGTATCAGAAGTGAATTATTCTACAAACTGGGAGTATCTCAGATTTATATTAACCAATTAAGAACTGCTTTGAATGTCGGATTTGGAAAAGATAACACAACAACTACAGGAGGTGCAGCACTTAAGTTCTACGCTTCAATCAGAGCTGCTTTCTATTCAGGAAGGTCTGTTACCATTAAACAAAATGGGAAAGAAAGGAAAGCTGGGAAACTTGTCACTATCAGACTTATTAAAAATAAAGTTGCTCCTCCTCGACCTACAATCAGCAAATGCCCTGTATATTTCAATCCTAAATTCCACGAAGTCGGGTTTGACAGATGCTATGCTTTAGAGGATGTATTGGTAGATACCGATGTAATCGAAAAAACTACTGGTGGGTATAAATTGAAAGGTAAAACTCTTGCAAGAGGGGAAGAGAAATTCCAAAAGCTTTTGGAAGAAGACGATGAACTTCGTAGAAAACTTTTACGGAAAGCCGGAGTAAATACCATAGGTACTACTAAAAAGCAACTGGAGAAAATAGAAACAAATCTATTCCCAGTCGATGGTGTAGAATATGAAAACTATTCAGATTCAGAAGAGGAGGAGGAAGACGATGAATAAGAAAGAGGTAGAAGGTATAGAGAAAGTAATTAAAGAGTACCTTAAGAAAAATTTGAGAATGGAATCTGGGGTTAGGTATCTAGATGCTTATAGCCCACCAGAGAATTATTTAGATGTATATCTTGGAGAGGAAAAGATTCAAGAAGTTTCACTTTATGAATTAGATTTTGGACAATGAGCAAGAAAACAATATTACTGATTGATGGAGAGAATATTCTCCATCAGTCTTTTCATAAGTTCGAAAAACTTAAATCTACCGATGGCAAACCGAGTGGGGCAATATTCGGATTTTTCAAATCTCTACATATGTATCTTACAAGGTTCGAACCTGATGAGGTTTATGTTTCATTTGATAATGGTCATTCACCAGTAAGGATGGAGTTATTGCCCAATTACAAGGGACATAGAAAAAATATATCTGTAGATTACGAATCATTGCAAAAGCAAAAGGCAATTATAATGAAAATGCTGGGTATGCTAAGAATTAATTATATCTTCGATAAAAAGAAATCTACAGTATATGAAGGAGATGACTTCTTAGCATACCTTGCAATTAAAAAATTCCAATCCGAGAAAATGATACTTATATCATCGGATAAAGACTTTAACCAGTTGCTATCAAATAACCTGAGGATATACAATCCGAGAAAAGATGAGATGATAAGAATGGATAACTGCAAAGAATTATTCGGTTATCATTCTCATGAAACGGTAGAGTACCTTGCAATGGTTGGAGATACTTCCGATGATATACCAGGGTTCCCGGGTATAGGCCCAGTAAAAGCAAGGAAAATCCTTGATGAGGGTAGAATTGAGAAGTTTATTGCCCAGAGTAAGAACAAAGAATATCTTCAAATATGGAAAAGGAATGAACAGTTAATCGACCTTTTCTGGTTTGTAAGACATAATCCATTGGATAAGTTACCAATTAAGTCAAAGAAGAAGTTTAAGTATGAGAAATTCAAAGAGCTTTGTATCGAATACTCTTTAGCATCATTTTTGACAAATGAATTTATAAAACCATTTAAAGCATTACATCATGAGTAAGAGAATTATGTTTGTGGGTCCCTCTGGTATAGGGAAAACTACTTTAGCTAAGTATGTAGCTAAGAGAGAAGATCTACCTTTTATTTCTGGTAGTATGTCAGATTTATTACCTGCTACTGAAGGGGTATCACATAATGAAATATTATCCCTCGGTTCGGAGGCAATGTATAAAGCAGATTTTCAACTTCTGAACAAAAGGAATAGGTTATTCAAGGATAGAGAATACTTCGTAACTGATAGGAGTTATGCAGATTTGGCTGCTTATTTTTGGTATAAGCAATCAAGAACTTTACCAGAATGTGAAATGGAACATTTTTTCTGTCAATGTAAGACTTTAATGGAAGATCAATGTGATGTAGCAATCTTCTTACCATTAAATCTAGATACTTATAAGCATTGGTCAATGGAAGATAATGGTAAGAGAATACTTAACAGATTCTTCCAAGTTCAGATATCATCTCTTATGGGGGAATTGCTTGCAAATTGGGAAATACCCACTATTTGTATATCTGAGCTCGATTTAGGTATGAGAACGGAACAAATCAATTACCATTTAGATAGGATATGGGGAAAGAAGTAATAGCAATAGCCTTTTCAGATTTACATATAAATCTATGGGCTAAGTTTAATGAGAACAATCACAGGACCCTGAATAGTTTCAGGGTTTTGTCGATTATACGGAAATTATGTAGAAGGTTTAACTGTCCTGCATTATTTTGTGGAGACTTATTTCATAAGGCCGAAACAATGGACCAAGAATTGGCAGAGATATGTTATAACGAACTAATAGAAGGATTTTGGATATATGCCATATCTGGAAATCATGATATTAAGAAAATAAGTAAGGTTGGTACTAAACCCTTTAGCTGGCTTTATCAAGTAGAGAAGTATGGTATCATGATATTAGATTATGAAAAAACCCAACTATCTTCTACACATAAAGATATTATGGTATATGGGGTTCCTTATATTGATAATAATGTGGGTCTAAGTGAATACTTAAAGAAGTTAGAATTAGATAAAAGTAAAAAGAATATTCTTTTACTACACACCGATTATCCTGGTGCAAAAGATACAGATGGTAGGGAAATAGATTCCGTAGAAAACTTAAATGTGAATGTTCTCAATAAGTTCGATTTAGTATTATGTGGGCATATACACAAACCACAAAGACTATCAAAGAAGGTTTATATGATTGGAGCCCCTAACCATCAGAGGAGAACCGATAGGGGATGTGAATTGGGGTATTGGAAAATCTATGAAGATTTGTCTCTGAAGTTTGTACCTTTGAAAAATTTCCCAAAGTTCATCGATGTAGAAAGGGAAGAGGATATTAATGATGATGGCAATTATTATACGGTAATCCCTCAAAAAGCTAGTACTCCAGTTAATAACAAACATAAGATTACTAAGCAACTTTCTAAGAAGTCTCTAGCAAAGAGATACCTAAGAGAGAAAGGTATTAAAGATGAGGTTAAAACTAATCTATTAATTGAAACACTTAAAAAGGCTGAGTCATGTTAACATTTACAACAATGAACGTAGTAGGATTCTGTTCAATAGAAAACCTACATATACCTTTAAACCCAAGTTGTACCATACTTATCAAGGCACCGAATGGTAAAGGTAAATCAACTATCTTATCGGCATTGGTATGGGCAATATATGGTAAAAACCTAAAAGGAGTATCAGAAGTAACTACCTGGGAAAAGGTAAGACCTAAAGATTACCAGGGAGTAATGGTAGAGGTATTCTTTCAAAAAGGAGAACATATCTATAAAATTATCAGATGCCAGAAATGCAATATAGTTCTTGAGGATGGAGCTAAAGGTAAAGATAGGCTTATCCTTATGAAAGACAACGAGGTAGTGAATGTAAAGGGTAAGAATAAACTCCAAGATGCCATTAATGCAGAACTTGGTTTATCCTATACTCTATTCATGAACTCCATTATGTTTGGGCAGGGTATTAAAAGATTGATACAAGAATCTAATTCAGATAAGAAGAAGATATTCGAAGAAGTATTTGATTTAGAATTTCTTAACATTGCCAAAGGTATAGCTATGCAGGATAAAAATAACCTATTAGCTCAGGCAAACGAAGTAGAACACCAATCTGCTTTATTAAAGAAAGAACTTGAAGCAAATAAGGAAGCTTACTTTGATTTACGTGATAGAGAGAAAGGTTTCAAAGAAAAAATAAAGTCAGAACGTAGAGAATTAAAGAAAGATAGGGAAGACCTAACTAAGCAACTTATTAAAAAACAGCAACAACTTAAGGACGAGGTAGAGCAGAGTCTTAGGATTAAGATTAAGAAACATACTGATTATGTAGATGGTCTTAAATCTAAAATAAAACACAACCGTAATATTTCAGGAGTATCATTACCTGATTTTGTAAAGAAACTCAAGATACAGTTAGATAAAGGCCACTACAAACGTGCTAAAGAGAGCGTAGATATTATCTATAAAGCAATTATAAACTCAGACAAACTACAAGAAGAATATGAGGATGCTCTGGGTAGATTGGATGAGTTGAGAACTACGAATGAGAAGTATAAGAGACTTCAAAAAGAATGCGATGATATTGCTTCTGATATTGCTGATATTGACGAGGAGTTGGAAAAGCTCAAACAAGAGAAACTTAAGGTTATGTCTCCTAAATATAAAGAGAAACTTAAAGAGATTAGAAAAACTCTTCGTAAGGTAGATGAGGATTACCACAATAAAGAGTTGGAGTTAGAAAACTACAATTGGTTAATCAATGACCCTCTCGGTAACAACGGAATAAAGGCTTACTTATTCGATTCATCACTGGATATGTTAAATAGAACCCTTGATAAATACTCTCAAGTATTGGGATTTAGGATTGAATTTAACATAGACCTGGGTACTGCTAGAAAAGAATTTTTTACTTTAATTGAAAGAGATGGGCAAATTATTGATTACGATGAACTTAGCGGTGGAGAAAAACAATTGGTAAATGTGGCAATGGCATTTGCAATGAATGAATCTCTTACAATGTCTAAGGGTATAAACCTTGCCTTTTTGGATGAGGTATTCGAATCATTAAGCTCTGATAATGTAGAAGTAGTAACCTCTTTAATCAGACATACTTTTGCAGATAAAACCCTATTCTTAATTACTCATTTAGATTCTCTTCCTCTATCAAATACGAAAATCCTGCAAGTCGAAAAAGTCAATGGCCTAAGTAGTTATAATTTACTATAATGTTATAACTACAAGACATTAACCTATGAACTCAAAAAATAAAGGAAACAGATTTGAAAGAAAAATAGGAGCCTGGTTTACTCAGTGGACTGGGTTCAAATTTGAAAGGAATCGGGCAGGTTCAGGAGCTTGGCATTCTAATAAGGATGCCACTTCTGATTTAACCTGTACAGATGAAAAACATGCTCATCGCTGTAAGATATCTATCGAATGTAAAAATTACAAAGATATCAAATTCGAACATGTACTGCTTGGAAACAAAACTTGTGATATCCTAAGATTTTGGGAACAAGCAAGTAAGGATGCTAAAAGGGCAAATAAACTCCCTATATTATGTATGAGGTATAACTCTATGCCTGCAAATGAATTTTTCTTTGTAGTAGAAGGGGGACCTGGTACTCTGGGAGATTTTATATGGGTACAATCTAAAAAACCCAGTATGTCAATCAGTACTTCAGTTAATCTTTATGTATTTCTTGCAAGTGATATTCTGGAGAATGTTAATTATAAGCAAGTACATAAGCAAGCTAAGTTAATCATTAAAAAGAAATAATATGAAACGTATCCCTTATTCTTATTGTATTTTCTACATAGAACGAAAGTATTATCAGAACATTAATAAAGAACTTAAAGAAAAGGGATATAAAAAAGTACGTGCCATTATCCCTACGATAAACGTTTTAAAGAAAACCGCAAAGGGTAAGATGATATTCGAAGAAGTACCTATCTTATTCAATTATGGTTTTATCAAGATGCCTACAGAGTTAGCGTACTCTAGACCTTTTCTAAACAAACTGAAGAGAAGTATATCAGGTATAAGAACTTGGTTAAAGTCTACAGAGACTCTTCATGAAAGAAAGAAGAAAGCTAGAATAGATAATTCTGAAGACTTTGATGATTTCTCATTGGTAGCTACATGTACCAGAAAGGATGTTAAAAGGTTTAAGAGGATGGCAAAAGAAGGAAAGAAATATTCTGTAGACGATTTGATGAATGTTAAGATAGGCGATTACTTAGTACTCAAAGGTTATCCTTACGAAGGAATAGATGCTACGGTATTAGGTATAGACCACATAAATAAAATGGTACAACTTCTTTTATATCCGGAAATGGGTAAAATGGAAATATGGTTACCCTTTGATAACGTAATCTATAGCGTGTACCAGAATTATGACCCAGATAAGTTATATGCTAACTCCCAAGATTATGACCCAAATGAGATAACAAGTGAATCAATAGATAGAATAATGGATTTTAGGAGGAATTAATATGAACGATGCTCAGAAGAAAGCTTGGGACTGCTTAAACGAAATAGAGAGGCAGTCTTTATTCCTTCAGTTATCAGAAAGCAAATCCTCATGGGAAGCTGGTGAAATTTTAAAGTTGTCACATTACAAGTATTTAGAAATCAGAGAAAGGTCAGAAAAGTTCTTCAGATTATTCTCTGATTTTTTCGAGTTACACACTTCTATTTTTCGACCTGACTGCCCTTGCGAACGAAGCTTTTGTGATTTTATTGAAGGATGTATTGAAAAGAGATTAACAAGGAAAGAAGCTAGTCTATATACTGGAGACTCTTCTAACTTACTCTCAAAGGTAAGCAATAGTAATATCGAAAGAAATATGAAAAGACTCAAAGAATCAGAAGACCCCTGGGACTTAGATTCAATGAGGTTAATTCTAGAGTTCGATAGGTGGAATAACTTTAGGATTCTACCAAGAATGCTACAACAGCCTTCTGCATTTAAAAGGCGGTTGAATAAGAAGGACAAGATATACATTAAATACCTTTTAAACCGAGTACCAGAATGGATGCACACAAAACTGAAAGAAAGGTTTAGATATAAAGTAAAACCCGGAAAAAAGAAATACTGGGTATGCTTAATATCAGAAGAATTATATACAGATGGATATTTGCTAATGCCAGTAAGACCTTTAGATGAGGTAGTTAGTGAATTTAGTAGATTCTATATGTATGTATTCGAAAAGAAAGATGATGCAGATACATTTGGATTTATGGTATCCAAGTTTATGATTAAAACAGTTGATGTAAAATTAGGACAACGCTTCTGGCCTGAGTACAGATGCTGCGTGGAAAAAGCAGTTAACTATAATCAAGTGAATAATATAGAATTCAGTATTAAGAAACTTGATATGGCCTTCAATGCTGATAAGGTTAAAAAGAAAAGGAAGAAAAAGCCTAAATCAACGGCTGCTGAACGCATATCAGATACCTCAGCTTTTTATAAAAATAAGTAGAAATATTTCTTTATATAAATAAAAAGTATTATATTTGCAACAAATTAAAATAAAAGATATGAGAAAGAACAAAAAGAATAAACCAGCACCCTCAAAAGAAAAAGCCAGTTTCCTTGGTTCAGCCGGGAGGAATATGACTTACAGGGATTTAAAAAGAAAAGCCATAGTATTGGGTATGCCTTTCCCTGATGCATGTGCTGCTGGAGTTTTCGATTTAATTGGTTATATCGAAAGGTCAACTAATAAACCAGACAAATCATTGATTGACCAATATGATGATTGGATGGATAAACAATTAGAGAATATAGGTTATTCAAAAGATGACCCTCTAAGGAATTCAAAATTAAGGCTTGGGTTTCTTGGAGAAGAAGGAGAAGATGGGCAAAGGAAATCCAAAAGGGTTCCAGGAATAAAAAAGCCAAGGGAAAAGAAACCACCAAGAGAAAGGGATGAATTCAATCTCATCAAGGGAACTAAGAAATCCTATGTATGGTCATTGGTTGCAAAGGGTTATGATTTAGAAAGAGTAACTAGAAGGATGAAAAAGAAGTTCCCAGATGCAAATGATAAATCGATAACACTTTGGTTTAGAACTGCAAGGAGGACTATGAGTAATGGTAAAGCTAAAGGAAAGTAGTAGGGAACCAATCCGAAAAGATAGATATTATATATGGACATGGAGACCAGATACCACCAACAAACGTATTACCGAAAAAAGTTTATATCGGAAACACTTAACCGGTATACCTTATTTCACAAGGTATCAAATAAAAAAGACTTTGGTTTATATGTACGGAGTAGATGTTCTTCAATATATTCATATCATATCAGGCAGGAAATTACTTAGGCAAGGGATAAGAATACTTCAAGATATGAATGGTCTAAGACATAAATCTGGTTCTACTAAATTCTGGTATAAAGGGAGATTAGTAAAAGCCAGGAAGTTTATTATCCCGGATGAATATAAAATTGATAAACACAGAAGACGAAGGTTCATGGTTCAAATGCACCGGGTCTTTAAATCAAAAGGAAAGAAGGTATTCAATGAAAGGTACTCACAAAAATTGTATGGACAACGGGAAGGCATATCTTCCAAGTATATCCGGAAGAAGAGAATACAAATCCATTCTGCTATCTTACAGGATTTACAACAGGCTGAGTCAAGAAGAAAAGAATAAATATAATATTTTTTCTTTGCAATATCCTCCATTGGTATGTTCCTTGGCCTTGTACCTAAGAAAGAAATTAGATATCCCGATACAGAAAGTACTATTTATCAAAGCACAAAGGGATATGCTTGATATCTTTTATGATGAATCTTTAAATCATTTGGGATGGCAACCAAAAGAAAGGTTCTTAGTAAAAGCTTTAAGATTTCAGGGATTCATTCCTGTAAGCAAATATAGGATGAGAAGTAAATATGCCTACATTATGACAAACAGGATGCTAGAAAATGAATATTGGGTATTTCCCATGAGATTAGCTGATAACTATAAATCAATGCAAAATCCAAAATACAAATTCTATACCGAAGTATTTGGTAAGGTTGGTATTCCTGGAATAATTAAAATTAAATACAGCAATGGAAACTAAAAACCCAGTACCGGAAGTAAGGGTACATAAACAAATAAATCCGTTCATAGGTAAATCCTTTAAGGTTAATACCTATAATGACCAAGATGAAGTTATCGATACAGAAGATGTAAAGATAGAATCTCAAGAAGAACTAAAGACCGTAATTGATGAGGTAAAACAATATAATATTGCATTTGCTTATCTTACGGGAAGCGAAAGAAAATACAAGAAACTTATAACAGAGTGATATAACTATTGATTATTAACATTTAAACATTTACGAAAATGGCTAAGAAAAAAGAAACCAAAAAGGTAGAGTTAAAGGAAGTATCTCGCAAAGAGATTAATGGTGCAATCATCATTACTTACGAAGATGGCTCAGTAAAAATTATCCCGGCTCCTATTATGTTGTCTGCCGAAGAAGCAAAAGACTTCTTTGCTTCAGAAGAGGAAGATGATGACGACGAAGACGAGGAAGAAGAAGAGGACGATGACGAAGATTCCGATGAGGATGACGATGATGAGGACTCTGATGAAGAAGATGAAGATGACGAGGATGATGAAGACTCGGACGACGATGAAGATGAGGACGAAGAGGAAGAAGAATTAACCGGTGAAGCTCTTGCCGAAATGGACTTCGAAGAATTGGAAGATGTTTGCGATGACAAAGACCTCGAAACAGACCCGGACGATTACGAAGAAGATGATATCGAAAAACTTCGCAAAGCAATTGCCAAAGAATTGGGTCTCAAACTCCCGGCAAAGAAAGAAGCCAAGGGTAAAGGCAAAAAAGGAAAGAAGTAATTCATTCTCCGGCTATGAAGGTTGGGCTAAAGCAATAGCCCACCTTTATCATAAGAAATAACTATTGTTCTATTAAATAAAACTAAAACTTAAAAGATTATGGCAACTAAGAAAAAAGAAGACACCAAGAAGAAAGGTGGCAAAGAAAAAGATGCTGAAAAAGAAGCAAAACGTAAAGCTCGTATGGAAGCTTTGAAAAACCGTCCTGCAGAGCAACGTCCAAACAGCAAGCAGATTGATGTTATCAAAATCAACGATAAATCCGAAGTTCAGAACTACGGTTACGCAGTAAAGAACAAAGAAGGATATCAGGGAGTGGTGGTAACATCAGTTCTGGTCATCGACGGTAAACCAACTTCTACATCCGTAACATTCGTACCGGGCAATCTAACCGTAAAATCCAAAAAAGGACACGGTATTATCTGTAACCCGAAAGCTAAAAAGGCTAAGGGCGAAGAAGAGGAAGCCGGAGACGAAGATTAAACTTCTATCCCTTACTTATTAGCGAGAACATCGCTAATGGTTTGCATAGTTTATTAGTATTTCAAAAATTATGTTGGGAGCCTATTGCCTGAGAAGGTAGTAGGCTTTATTTATTTTATAGGTTATGGAAGACAAAAGAGAAATCAGAAAGAATATAACTATCCTTGCATTAGATAATCTTATTCAGAATTATACTAATGCACTAGAAGATAAAGATATGGACCCTCCCTTATCGAATGAAGAAAGGGAACTCTCTGAATTAATTATTAAAGAAGCCAAAGAAATGCTAACCGAAATGGCAATCGAAAATAAACCAATACCAAGACCATCATGGAAGAAATGAATTTAAGAACCATCATACAGGGTATTCAAGCCGTATTAAAAGATATGGAATATACTCGGTATATGATTAAGGTTACTCCTCCTCATAAGAGAGGTAAATATCAAACCCATATTATTCACCTTCAATATCTTAAACGTAGGCTTAAGGATTTTAAGGGTAGGCTAGATAAAAAACTAAAAGGTACTATCAGTACTGTAAAGTTTAAATATGTTAATTATTCAGATGGACGAGAAATGGTTGCAGAACAAACTTTTGTCAATCTTACTGAGCAAGAGATAAAGGATGCCTTAGAACTTGGAGCCATTCTTGAAAATGCAAGTATAGAAATCCTAGAAATTAAGGAAATCCCTACTTCGATTAGGATATTATAACTATGGATAATTACTAAGGAAATTTCAATCCACTTAAAAATTTTAGAAACATGAAGAAAGACAAGAAGAAAGACAAACCGGCTAATAAGACTCCGGAACTTTCAAAGGCTAAAAAGGCATTGGATGCTTATCTCAAAGAGAACAACTTGGACCCTCAAAAGGATTGGTCAAAAGACAAGAAACATGGTAAAAAGGTTACTGAACTCTTGAATAAGCTCAACAAGGAAAGAGACAAAGTCGCTGCCCAGTATCCTGAAAAGGATTTAAAGAACGAAGCCAAATTGGTAAAAATGAAAAAAGCCAAAGAAGATGAAAAGGCTTCAAAGAAAAAAGAGAAAAAAGAAAAGAAGGAATCTGCTGGCCGAGTTACCAAATACGATTATCCTCTCATTGATGGTCGGGAAATGACTTCCGATGAAAAGAAAAAATATCGTATGGAACAGAGAAGACTGGCTGCCGGTAAAGCTCCGAAGGAAGAAAAACCCAAGAAGGAAAAGAAAGAAAAGGCAGAAGCCACCGAAAAGGCTGCTCCTGCAAAGAAGGACAAAAAGGCCAAAGATAAAAAGAAAAAGAAGGCCAAAAAAGAAGAAGATTAATCTCATATCTTATTAAGTATTCGTTAATGATGTAAAGGCCTGGCAAATCACTTTTGTTCAGGCCTTTCTTTTTAATACTAAGACTTTATGGAAGAAAAAACATATAAACCCAAACTGCGTATCACTACACTTGAAGATAATGGTTCCTATATTCAAGATAGATTGGTAGATGCGTATACAGAAATGAATTCAGGGCCAAAAGTACAACATAAGGGACCAATAAGAATAGAGGTAACTCTTACAAATAAACAAGATGTCGAGAACTTTAAGAATTACTTAGATAAGCTTGTAGGTAACTTACCAATCAAAGAACCCTCAGTGGGAAGAGGAAGACCCTCTACTGGTAGTAAACAACTTACTGAATCACCTCGGGAAGATATTCTGGCAGATGTAGAGAAAATGGTTGAAGAAGGTAAGAGCCAACAAGAGATTATTAAGTATTTAAGGGAATTGGGATTTGTCTTTATTCTTACAGAGGACTTTCTTTTTCATTTCCCAGGATTCGAATTCAACAGTAAGGATGTGGGAGAAGCCACTGACAACAAGCAATATCCTAACTCATACTCCTGGATGGCAAGATGTATCAAACGAGCCAAAGACCCCAAGGCAGATAAATTCGACCCAATGGTCATCTTCGGCTTTAGTATCCTTGGTGGACCATCGAAGAAAATTGTTCCGTATCTTTATAAAGAAAGGAAGAAACCGTTAAGGGCCTCTGTTGGTAAGAAAACCATATCCTTCTCTCAGGCAGAGTTCACAAAGTTCCCTAAGTTTATGCTTGAAGAAGAACGATTAAAGTTCTCTGCAGAACAACGACAATTACTTCTCAACTCCGAGAAAAAGCCTTCTAAGTTCTTCATGAGATGGTACAAGGATGTAATATTCCCTGATTCAATCAAACAGAAAATCGAAGAAGCTATCTCTAGATAGACAACCTCTACCTCAGTATTTAATAAAAGAGTATTATTTATTAAAATAAAATTCTTATATTTGTATAACGAAAATAAATATTAAAAAATGGATGCAGAAACCAAAGAGGTAGTAAAGAACATTGCTCAGATTCAAATTGAGGCATTGACTAATATCAAAAATAATATCACTACAACAGAACCCGATTTACTCAGGAAGTTGTTACAGATAAACAATGAAGAGATGCTTGATTCAGTCAATCATCATATTCAGATTTACGAAGAGATATACGAAATGCCTCAATTGATAAAGACTCTGAACGAATATCAATTATACATCTGTTCTCATATCCTATTCAAAATGGAAGACGAATGGATACATGATTTATCCCAAGGAGTTTACGGAGCATGGGAACTATTACACAGAGAAACCAATAAATTTCATCCTGAACTCACATTAATAATTTAATTTAAAATGGACAAGAACGAATACTTAGAATCAGTTGAATTGAACACTGGAGTTGAAATGATTCCTTGCGAATCCTCAAACGTTGAAGGCTACGGATACGACTCCAAAAACAAACAACTTTGGATTGCTTTTAAAGGCAACAAAGTTTACCGTTATGATGGTGTACCTAAAGAAATCTGCAATGAATTACACCTAGCAGAGTCCAAAGGTAAATACGTTTCTTCTAATATCAGAAACAAGTTTAAAACCACAGGCTATGAACTCAGGTCTTAGAAAACTACCTATCATAGGGTTAGCAGGATTTATACTAATTGGATTGGCTATAGGCTCAAAACCTACACCCGATGCAAGCAGGATAAATCCTGCTCCGTCGTTTAAAAAGAACGATGTACCAGAAACTAAATACAGTTTCTCATTTGCAGATAAGCCTAAGTCATTAATGGATTCAATTCAGGAAATGGCAAACAAACTCGGAAAAAGAATATACGAATATCAGGTAGAAATAGAAATCATTCCAGAGAATCAAATCTACCAGATAAGTAATTCTGGATATCAACAATACGAAGTTACTAGAAAAGGAGTGGGATACTCCCATACATGGGTTAAATTTTATACTGATAAGAAGTTAACTTATCAAGATGCCATTAAGTTTGCAGAGAAATATCCAGAAAAATGTATACCCTTTGTACCTGCTCCCAAGGCTAAATCAGAACTCGATTATTATAACGAAAACCTGGACGAATATTTATCAGACCCAGAAAACGAGATAGATTATGCTCCAGAGATCTTCGACTTCTTAGCCGATTAACCTCAGCTATTTAAAAATATTCTTTTTATTTTATTGCTATATAAAATATTATTCTTATATTTGCAATGTGATAAGAAATTAATTCATTTATAAACATTTTTAATATAGACGTTATGAAAAAGAATGAAAACAAGGTTGCTAACCTTATCGGTAACAAAGTTGCTCAACAATTAGAAGGAATTAAGGATGCTACATCCAAGTCTAAAACTACTAAGGCCCAGGGAACTAAAAAGACTAAGGCTCAATTGGTAGAAGAATCCCAGGAAGCTGCCAAGAAATTTGCAGGTGCCAAATTGGTTCAGGTTACTCCGGAAGAACCCAAACCAACAAAGAAAACCTCTAAAAAAGCAGAGGTAGTAAAAGATGTTGAAAAACAACAGAAACCCTCCATCATCGAAAAGGTAATCTCCAACCGGGAAGTAAAATATGTATACCCAGAGGATGTAACCGATACACTGGCCCGGAAGAAATGGAGACAACAAACTCGTAATGAACTTCACAGACTTGAACGGGAAATGTTCCGTATCAAGGACCAAAACTCCAAAGAATACAAGAAAGCTGCCAAGGCATATGAGGACTTCAGGAATAAAGTCCTTAAGCCAGAACAAGTTGCTTGATTTTACCTCTCAGGGAAGGTACCCAATATCAGAGTACCTTCCTCATTGTATTAACCTTCTAAAGGTATAAAAATGGATTACACTATATTCTCCGCAAAGGAGATGTTAAGGCAAGACAAGGAGTTGGTGGAGTTGCATAAGAGATGCGTTAAAACCTACTTAGTTCAACGTTCACTTAAACATAGGAAGATTAAGAAGTTCTTTATTGTATACGATTGGTATATTAACACCAGTAACATAAGAAACTTCTTTTTCAGGCCTGTACCTATATTTGTGCAGGCATTACTCTTGGGACAATTAGACGAAATATCAGATTATGTAAATAAAGACGGTTATGGTAAGAAACATAAGAAAAGAAAAAATAGAAAAGGTTGAGGTAACTTATATCAAAGGTAAGTATGCCTATAAAACCCAATACAATGTAATTAGTGGGAAGAAGCATGAGATACTTTATGCAGGACCAGTTAATGCTTTGCAACCTGCACTAGAGAATATTCTGATGCTGGTTAGAAATCCAACCAGAAGAATCTGTACAGATTCTAGAAAGACACTAAGGAAACTTGAGGAAAAGGCAACTAACCTAAATAACTTCAAGGACCAAGGTATAACCCATATAATAATCTACATATGTTCACGAATATAGTCAAAGACCTATACATAGGTAAATCGAAACTAAATATCCGATTTCAGAATCAAATCATAGAGCCTGAAACCATAGTAGATAGTTTGGGTGTACCTTACCCTAAATTAAAGGAATACCCTACCTTTCCGGACTATGTAGTAATAGGTAACTTTGATGGCAAGGATATTTTTAACATTCAAGTGGGAGAAAACCCTCATATGTTATTAATCACAGGAATCCCCAAAGGTGCCAAGACTTTAGATTGGTACAGGGTAAAGGAAGCAATCTGGTCCTCCTATTATGAGGATAATTACCGAGGATATTTATTTCAGGTCCAGGATGCAACCAAGAAAGTAACACTAAAGGCTTATCCTTTAGAAACAATTAAAGAGTAAATATATGGAAGCAATAGATTACGTAAAGTTATTTAAACTCGACCAAGAGAATTACGATTTTAAAAGGGAAGAGTTTATTTCCGAATTGGGTAAAGAGTTTCTAGATTATTGCCAAACTACTACCATTGGCATTAACCCTAAGACTCATAAGTTATATTATTATCGGTTCAAGGAAATCATTAAGAATTTCGAAAGTAAATTCTGGGCAATATCCAAGCTTAAAGTAGGTGAAGGATTTACACAGAACCTATGGAATGCTTTCTTTGCTACTCAGGTAGTACCTTTAAGAGCAAAGATGTTCCCAGATATCCAACAGTTCATTGAAAAAAGGAAGAAGGAATACCTCAATAAACAAGACAAAAAACAATCTACCTATAAAAAGGGAAGTCATGGCAAAGGAAATCCTAGACCTTCACGGCAATAAATTTATTGCCAAGGATTGGAAACTTTGCCTTAGTATTCCGATAGGCAAATGTGATAAATTAATTTTCACCAGGGATTATGTCTCTGGTGATTCTTTTAATTTGGCAGTGAAAAAGAAAACCTATAAGGCATATTTCTATAACCTTAGTATTAATTGCTATGTATGTTATAAGTTAGAGCTAGTAGGATATGATGAATCTAAAGATATAAGAAAGGCTTATTTATATGGCAAAAGAAGATAAGATAACAAGATTCCCTCGTCCTATGGGTACTACTGCAATGGCTTTAGAATACCAGAAGACACATGAAGAGGAAGCATTGATTAAGGTACAGAATTACCTTATTAATCAGTGGTTAATGGGTAATGGTGTTTTGTGTGGAGTAACCTATGATATCAATTCATTCTCTAATAGATTAGGGATTGATATAGAATATGTACGAGTATTCATGAGAGACAGATTATTGTCTTCTAGAATATGGGATAAAGATAAACAGGAAGAATTACTTAACGCGTTATTGGGAGAACAACTAGCATGGGCATTAGAAGATAGGATGGAGATATCTCATCAGTTGCAAATCTTAAGGGATTCCCAAGGAGGTAAATATACTCCATTTATCTCATCCGAGGTTAATAAGACATTGAAGCTTAAGTTGGAATCTTCTACATCATTACAATCAATTATTCGTAACCTTACTGGAGGCAATACAACTAATATCTTCAATCAGTTTAATCAACAGAATAACCTCAATACTGAGAATACTATCTCGATAGAGGAAGCAAGAACTATTGTATTAGAATCTCAAAAGGTACTTACTAAAACTGAAGAAGCAAAACTCTTAGAGGACAAATACGATATCAATTCATTGCCTGAAGTAGTTGCAACTAAGCAAGAGGGAGTAGATACGTCTAAAGAGGGCCTTAATCTTAATAAGAAAGAACTCAATCAAATTACAGATAACTATAAGGCTGCTATGGAATTATCCTCTAAAGAACACCATGAATTGCGTAGGGAGATTGAAATGAGGATTGATACTGATTCATATGACCCAGAGATGGATAGGTATTTAGAGGATGATGAAATACTAGAGGCAGAGGAAGATACATCCCTTGCTGCATCATTCTTAAACAAAAGAAAATAACCTAGAGGCTACCTATTAATGGTGGCCTCAGTTGTGTATATACGGATTTGCATATTAAAATTAAAAGTATTATATTTGCATATCAATTTAAAAATAGACAAATATATGGAAACATTAGACCCCGAATGTAAAAAGACCAAGATTAAGAACATCAATCAGGGTACTTACTTTAAACTTAAACCCACTACTACTGCACCAGTATGGGTAAGAGGAGAATATGAACGCTCATTAGGCAAATATTCTTGCTTTAAATTCGATGATACCAACCATGAGAAATTCATGAAAGGTTCTCAGGACGTATATATTAACTTTACATTTTAACACATGTTCAACTTATTCAGAAAGAAAAAGAAAATCAGAGTAATTAAAAGCCGCAGACTTATTACTCTACAAAAGTTAGAAGGTATGGAAGATACCTTTAACATTGCCATGCACTTTGAGTTAGAAGATTTTCATTCAAGAGTTCAAACGATACTCAATGAACTTCATATATATGATGACCGGGTATATGTTAATGCGTACAAAGAATACCAAGACCATTACAAGGTATATGATAGAGTACCAGACTTATTGCTCTATAAAATACCAGTATTATTTGCTAATTCATACCCGGGAATTGAGGCACAGACAGATAAGGAATTTGCTTACCAATTCTACATTCCAGATATGTCTTACTATGAGGCTCTACCAAAAGAGTTTAGATTGAATGAGGAGATTGAGGATAATTTTAAATCTATGTATTCAAAGGTATATCCATATTTACCAGATAGTAAGGTATCAGTAAATGAATACGTAGATATTATCCGGTTTAATTATTGCAAGAACTGGGATGTACTTTGGAATAATCCTCAATCAATCGGAAATTACTTTGATGAATGTATGGATATCATTATGTCATTTGCAGATGAAGATTGCTTGGTAGTAGTAAGTAATATCATTGAAAGATGTGCTGAAGAACTCAAAGAGAAATTACGAACCCTTAAAAATAACAAAGATGAACAAGTTTAGATTCAAGGTATCTACCATGTTAGAACAGGTAGAGGACGATTACATTAAATTCGTGGGAGATAACTATGGTGTAAACCGGGATGAGTTCCTTAAAGACTTCAAGAATAAACTTAATCTTGAAAGTCATCATGTATCTACAGTACATGCAGAATTACTTGAATACGAACCAAATCGTATCATCATTCAGACCTCTAAGTATAATACCATATCAAAGGAATATAAAGACCATTACCTTTGGGTATTTACTAATAAGGGAGACAGAAAGTACGATTGGGACTTAAACAGATTCCGGGCTCTACCTCAGTAATTATTAAATAGTTTATTAATTCTTTTGCAGATATAAATATATTTCTTATATTTGTAATGAATTAATAAACTATTAAAATTTTATAACCATGCAAACCAAGTATTACTTAACCTTCGAACAAGTTGGAATCATTAGACGTATTCCACTTAAGGAACAGGACCCCGATATGCAGGGAATCCTAGATGCTTTCATCCAAGCCTTCAGAATTACCAATGAACTGGACGATGATGATACCGTTAATACGGTAGACCTAATCAATGCTCTTAACCATATAGATGACATTTACATTGATACAGTAGAGATTTACGAAGATGGGTTCGAAATGATTGAACAATCTATACCTTTGGGAGATGCTAGCAAATGCGTAAGTAATCTCTTACAGATTGTTCAATACAACGATGCCTTTGATTTAGCTGCTAATAATCTTGCTCTTGAGATTAAAAACAGTGTAAGATTCCATTGGAGACAACTTAACCCAGGTTCTTCAACTCCTGAACCCGAGTTCATAAATCAATTCTACAAAGAAGTCATTAACCGTTTAAAAACAAAAATATAATGCTAAAAATCGTATTTACCTCAGAAGACAATGAAAACTCTATGTTCGGCATAGAGGAATTCCCTATCTCAGCAGAACATGCCTCACAATTAATGCGAGGCGATATGTGCATAGAAAGGTTCCTGGATGATAACTTAAATGCTCCTGATGACATTTCTCGATTCAAAGGCCTTCTCCTAGAAGGAGATACCATTGACCATGTTACAGTTGCTATCAAATTTGAACCAGAATCCGATGTCAAAGAAGACATTAAAAAGCATCTGGTTAATGAACTATGGGAAACCATATATGATACTCTTTGTAGCTCAAAGGATACCATAACCCAGGAGACTATAGAAATGCTTCATTCCAATATCGATGCTTTCTACAAACAAGAAGTTACCCGGGAAGTAAAGCCATTCAAAAAGAAGAAACCTTCTTATCAGAGTTAACAAATCAATCAAAAGGCAGTCAATCCAACTGCCTTTTCTTGTATGTAGAACCTCAGCTATATTAAAATAATTGCATGAATAAAGTAATATTTAAAATAAAATGCTTATATTTGTAGTGTAATAATTAAATAATAAAAATATGAAAACAACAACATCTAAATCCTCCATCCAGAACTTAGAAGAGGTACTTCAAAGATTCATTGCTAACAAAAACACTTTCTCCCTCTGTAATGGAGAAAAGGAAAACCTAAAGGCTAACTTATACGAGTTACTTAGTAAGTTATACGATAACTATCAACTTGCTTGCATTGATATCAATCAAATCTGGGTATACGAAACTTGCTATTATACATTTACATTTGAAAGCCTGGTTACAGTAGACCGACCAAGAGAAAACATCATTGCCGATGGCTGCATACGATTTATACAAAATTTTACCGATGGTGACGGTATCTTTATCTCATTCACCAAGCTGGATAAAAATCATTGGGTTTACCAACTTAACTTCAGAATATCATGAACGAAGAAGAATTAAAATCTCTGGCCTTACAGTTACATAAGGCACAGATACAAGAATATCCCTGGGTCTCAGCAGACCCAGAGGATGCTGAATCCTATATTAGGACTTACGGAGATACTAACGTACATTTGTACTACGATTATTTACTTGCTAACGGAATAGGAGAAGTAACGGAATAGGAGAAGTAGAATTATGAAAATCAGAGCTATTTTAGAAACAGAAACAATGGACCCTGACTTCAGGGAACCCTTCTTAAATGGTATGCCCTTTGACATTACAGAATCAACCTTTGATAGAATTGTACGCTATGCTTCAGGTTGTACTGATGTTCAACAACCAGATGTAATCGCCATGGTTATTCAACATTCATTGGAAAACCGCAAAGAGTTATCGGAATTACTTGACAGATGTAATAATACTACACAAATGAGGATACTTATACCAGTACCAATTTCGGCTATTACCTTTGTTAAAAAATACCAAGATACCCTTAGAGGAGTCTTAAAAGAGAAAATCAAGGGAACCATAGATGGCCTACCAAAAGAATACCGGGTAGAACTTCTTCACGAACTATCAAATGAAATCCTTGATGAGGATTCTCTTAATGACGATTAACCAGTTGTTTTCATATCTACCCAAGAGGCAGGACTCTAATTCATACAGAGCCTGCCTCTACCTCAGTTATATTTGCATATATTATTTATTATTCTTACATTTGTAGTGAGAAATAAAATATATTATTCATTTTAAAATAGACAACAACATGGTTAATCTTTACAAACTCACCAACTTACTTGAATCTGGGATGACCATATTCCAGCTCAATCAATGGAAAAACGAAGGTATCTGGTATCCAATTACCCAATACAAAAAGGAATCAAACGAAATCGAGGTAGTCACCAACGTATTTACTCCTCTATCCGAGGAAAATCCAAGATTCCATATTCAACTATCAGCTAACTATGATACAGAAAAAGCCGAATGGAATCAATTTCTAGAGGATAACCAATGGAAACTTTATCCATTGCTCAGGAATATACTTAATGTATTCTTACCACCACATGAACCCGGGTACCGTATCTTATATACATTATATCCTGAAGGTTTCTTATCAGTAATTGCCGAACCATTAAAATCAGAGGAGGCCTAACTATGTCACAGTCAAAAACTTATCTTAAATTTAAAGAGACACGTTCCCAAGAGGACCTTGAAACTCTTAACTCATATCTCAAACGTTTATCAGAAATATCCGATATACTCAATGGAGACGAGGACTTGGATAATGAAACCGAAAACAAACTATATGACGAGGATGAGGACCTTACAGATAAAACAGTCCGGCTAATATTCGGAGACGTATTTTTCGTATTTGCCGGGGAATATAACCTTGACGGGTACGATTCCTGGGAGGATACTATCGAGGACCTAATCGAGGACTTATGTACAACCTATCAGGAATTACATGAAGCCTAATATTATACTTATCTTAGTCATGGGAGGAATTATTCTAATAATGGGTGCATCCTCCCATCCTACTAGTAAAGAACCTTTAACTTATGAGAATACTCATTGCTTAATATTAATAATATGCTAGAACAGTCTAAATTCTTAGTATCCTTCGATTGTCAAAACGAAAAATTTTGTGAGGAACTTATAATCACTTACAGAACTGAAGAACTAAGGCCATATCTAATATTCCCAAGGGTAAAACTAAATCCCAACCACCTTCATGTATATCATACCAAAAGAATAATCTCAGAACTTATAGGTATGCCATACTCTTCCATCGAAATAGTTGACCTTATAAGGCTTCAGTAAGTAATCAAGGTTATTGCATATTTAAAATATTATTCTTATATTTGCATAAACATTTAAAAATAGACGTTATGAATGAAGAAAGTAAATTAATCGAATTATTTAAAAAATACCCCGGCATTGCTGCACGTATACGGAGGTCATTTGCTTATCACTACGACCAAATCCAACGGGAAATCGAATCCGAGGTTGCTACAATTAACAAAGACGATGCTGCAACCATTATCGATTATACTACCGAATACATGGAGGAATCCATGGGTTGGCCTGACCCAGATGACCAAACCACATTTAACAATCAACTTGCTTAACATTAACCAGGAGGGCTCACTACCCTCCATAAAACTTATAACATCATGACAACATTAAATTCAACATCAATCCTTGCATCAATCATTGCACAAAATCCTTATCACATTATCTCTATTCAGGGACAAATGCCTATGTCACATGCCGAAAATACATATGACTTCGAAATTGCCGAGGATGACCCACATTACGATGACATGGTAAACTACTCTGCCGACATGCTCTGGGTATATACCTATGCCGATAAGGAATCCCTGGAACTCGACCTAATGGAAATCCTCAATCAAATGGACTTGCTCAGAGGCTGCGATGACCAATACTTCGATTATAACGTAGACGAAGTAGACATGGTACTCTACGGTGCAACCATTATCCAAGAACAAGAAAAATACAAACCCCTTATCATGGAAAAATTCCAATACTACAAGGATAACTTCGATGAGGAAGAACATGCCGAGGAAATCGACTATTACCTTAACTTCCTCGAAGAACCAGAAACTCTTTACACTTTTACCGAAAAGACTATCAACCTTTTCAAATCATTCATCCATGAGAACTAAACTTATAATCCTAACATCAATTGCCATGGCTCTAGTAGTCATGGCTTTTCCTACCAATAAATTCCAACCTAAAACGGTATGGGAACACTACTGCAAGTATACATTGCACATACATCCATCACGGGCAACCGAGGACCAATATGATTACTTCCTTGATTGCTGGTCAGGAGATGACGAATACCAATATCTCTATGACTACTACGAGAAAAAATACCCAGAGTATAACCAAGAACTAAAACATTACGGAAAATGAAACTAAAAATCACAACCTTAGTAATCGTAGAAGAGGGCCAAGTCCAAGACATCTACCATTCACTTGAAGATAACCAAGACAAGGCTTATCAAGAAATCATAAACCAGGTAAATGCTGAATATGGAGACGGAGGAGTACTACAATTCTATTCTCTACAAGGTATCAAGGATTACTTCGAAATCGTACATATCCAAACCCAAGAACTAACATCAATAGGATTCAAAACCGCAATATTAGATCTATGAAAAAGAAATCCAAGAACCAAGTATACATACCTCACCAGGATAAATGGAATGAACACTTTCCTACTCCAGGTAAACCAAACCCCAATTACTACACAGACTCAGGTGCAACCTTCAACAAGCACCTACGTACCCAAAACAAATTAAAACAGAAAAGGAAATGAAAACCCTACTACTAATCCCAGTAATCCTATATACCTGGTTATCATTAACCTACAGGGATAAGATATACCATCAAATAAGTACCCCACCAACAAACAAAAACACATATACATAATCCTACTAATCTTATTAGAAACTGTAATCCTAAGATACACCTAACCCCAAACAAATATCAAAATAAATACTAAAGCCCAGTATGATTTTATTTATTGTTCATACTGGGCCTAACTATGTTACATACATACCTAAGATACATCTTAATCCTAATATCATATAATCAATATACATATAACTAATACAATATTGAAGGCCTTCCGGGGGTGTTGGGATTAAGGCAAACTTCTAGGCCTAGCCCCCCTATCACTATACAACACCACTACTCTATAGCTATCTAACACATATGTCTCACAGCCTTTGGTCATTATGACCCATTGCCTAAAAGGCCCACAACTAAGGCCCATATGGGTACCTAAATCCGATAAATCCTAGACCCCTAATGGCCGCTTATTATATAATATATTATATAAAAAAGGCAATCGGATTTGTAGGATTTAGGCAATTAAATATACCATTCATGGCCCCAGGATTTATTGGAATTATATAAAATTGTAGGCCATTCAAGGTACCTAAAACTAGTAAGTATGTTATTAATGGCCCTTGTAATTAGTTAAAAAGAAACTAATAATGGCTAGAAGAGATATGTATTATGTAACTGTTTGATTATTAATAAGTTAAGTAGCCTTAAGACATTATCCATTAGGGGCCTCAGTAGGATTTGCATAAATAAATAAAAAGCATTATATTTGCACTATAAACAATTAAAAATATAAAGATATGAAAACAGTACAATTTAATGCAAACCAAATCCTCAATCGTAATCACCAACCCATTACCCATAACGGGGTAATCATTATGGCCTCTAACATGGTAGTTATCTCTACTGGCCATGACAATTCCATTATCGATGACCCAGAAGGTTACCAAGAATATATCATTCCTATCCTAGAAGCCATTCAAAAGACTTCTATTAAGGTATACCGGTTATATCTTGCTTCGATTACTTCTACCGTTACCGATTATAAGGGTACTCATACCTGGGTCTTCACTACGGGCACTACCTATTTCGATGCCGATATCGAATATATCCAGGCTGCCTTATATAATGTATTTTGCGAAAACAATGAAACCTGCGAACCAATCGTAAACTATGCTAACAATACATTTATCATCACCGACATTTATTCCTGCTAATCGCTATGGGAGCTTTATATATTTTATCTCAGGCCTTACAAGGCAATATTACAATGATACTTGCCTTACTCTTTATGCTATCTCCTGCTATAGTTGCCTTGATAGCTATATTCAAATCTCGCTAACTATGTTACACCTAAGCCAATGCCTATCTAAGGTATTTGGCTTTTCTTATAGCCTTTCTATGTAGGCCATCATGGGACTTACTAAGGCTTACCATAGGCTTAACTACAGACCTATAGGCCTTAGTACTCTATAGACTCCATGAATGGCCCAGAGCATTATAGGATTGCCTGCTAGTCACCTAATGGCCTTTATGTATGATAATATACAGATAATATTAACCGGACTGTATGGGGCCTCCAATTTTCTAAAGTGGTACCTATACCAACCCCTTCTATATCCATCAATATACTCATATTGCCTACCCACAACCATGCCCCCAATTCAAACCCCTAAAACCTACTTGCATAAAATTCTCACGAAATTATTAAAAATAATTCTTAAAAAATTTCTCAAAAAAAAATCTCAAAATGTTTTGCAGATTAAAATATATTTCTTATCTTTGTAGTGTTGAAAAAGCAAAGAGATATTTAAAATTTTGATTAACAATTTTTAAAAAGAAAATTCTCTGAAAATTTTGCTAATTAAAAATTAAATCGTATCTTTGTAATGTAATCAAAAAGCGATACTTGACATATCGAAACAATATAAAATTAATTTATTCCTTTTCTCTTTTTCTTATTAAATCTTTTAGTTTTATAGAGAAAAGGATATAATAAAATAAACATAAAAACTAAAAGTATTTTATTATTATGGAAGAATTAAAAAATGTAGTTGTAGAAAAAGAAGTTGCTAACAACAAAGTAAACAAAGTTAGTGCAAATAAAGCAAAAGCGCAAGCAAAAGCAAATAGCACTATTAAATTATCAGTTGATAGTATTTTTAAAAGTCTAAATGAAAAAACTAACGGACTTTTAAAAACTTCTTTAGGAAAGAAAACAGAAATTTACGTTGAAAGTCTTTTTGCAGAGTTGAACGAAAAGCAAAAGAAAGCGTATCGAAAAAAATTAAGAAACACAACTTTTTCTTTGCTTGATTCGATTTGCAAAGCAAAAGAAGAAAAGAAACAAAATGAATTAAAAACACTTGTTTCAGCTTTCAACGATTTTTATAAGCAAGTTTATAAAATTCATGATTTTTCTTTTGCGTCTATTGCAAGCGAAAATACAAAGGACACAAAAAAAGAAGTTCTTACAAAAGGTTTGAATATTGTTAAGAATTTCAAGTAACTAACTGCAAAGGGAAAGATTTAATCTTTCCCTTTTTAAAATTTTAAAGATATGAACAAAGAACTATTAAAGAAATTTTTAAATCATTCGATTTCTAAGAGTGACGGAAAGATAAATATTTCCGTTTTAGATATGCAAAGCGAATCTTTGCAAAACGAAGAAGAAACAGAAAAGCGTTTAAATGAAACGTTTGAAACATTAGATAAAATGCTTTTGCGAGACGGACACAAAAAAATAATTGAATCAGATTATTATAATATCTATTCAAGAAAAGACGATAGTAGCGAATTATTTGTTTTGCAAAACAAAGATACATGTGTTACTTTGATTGAATTAATTTAAAATTGAAAGGGACAAATAAAAATGTTTGTCCCTTACTTTTTATTTTTGAATGTTAAATTTAACGTAACCGTTCCCCCCTTTTAGTACCAGGAAATTTTAGGCTTTCGTGATAAAGGCATACCAAGACACCACAACCACACATGCACACACAAAGAAGCCAGAGACCTAACATCCCTGGCATTCATCCTATAAAAGGATATCTAATATCTCCTTAATCCTATTCTTCCCTAAGACCCTTCTACCATTACTTATCTCATAGAAGAAAAGATAATACATCTCAAGTTCTTCCATCCAAATCCTATCTCCTCCCTTTAATAATGGTTCTATTCTCATCATATCCTCAGGATTAATCCATAACCGATACCAAACCATATTACCTTCAGAACATCTTAGGATTCTCTTATTGCCATCATCCTTTATTACAGTTACCGTTACCATATTGCCTAAACATTTCTTGATTCATCCTAAATCCAGGCCTAGATATAATCATCCTCTGGATATCATGTATCTTCATCGCTATCTCATTTGCCTCCATCGGATGATTGATAGGTAATGCCAAAAACCTATTCCAAATCTCTTCGGTAAGCATAAGGATTTCCTCTTCCTCTTTGGTAAGCTTTGCTAAATCTTCCATCATGGGTATATTTTAGGTTCTTCAAATGTAAGAGGAGGGAGCTTAGGTTCTCCCTCCCTTTTAATTCTCTCTAAATCTTCAAGGGCACACTCTAGTATTTTAATACGGTTATCATTATGTTCCTTAGATATAGGAAACCAGAATGCTGTTCCTAGAAGGTATTCATGTCCTTCTAGGTTTTCTAATGGCATTCTATACCATATCCTACCTTCAATTCTTAATCCTTCTCCTTGCAATTTTATGATGGTAGGGTTATAATAACCAAAGTATACTATCTCGATATTAAACCTTTGTGGGGTGAACCATGGTTTAATTACATGTCTCCATAGGAAAACTTCTTCGACTAATGCAAATTCTCTACTGATAGTTCTGCTTACATCAATTAGGTCAGCACATAATCCTCTTGGAGAATCGGGTATATTAAGCCTTCCATATAGGACTGCTTCAAATGTATTCTTTACTGGAAGATAGTAATTTCTTATCCTTTCTTCGATTACCTTATTCTCTTTGGAATTATAATCGATTGCAGTGTACGTAGGCTTTTCCATCCTTCTCTAATTTTCTTTCAAACCATTGGCAGGTAATACACTTTGGACTTCCTACCATTATCTGTACTTCTCCCTTAATTACTGGACATGGGTTGGTAAGCTTCTTTTGCCTACCTACCTTCTTCGTCGTTATTTCTCTGTTCATAGTTATTAAAATATGTGATTAGTAAATATATCGGAAATAGAGGCATGATTAACCAGATAGTTAGGAAAAAGAACCCCACCCTTTTCATTGGGTGGGATGAGGTAATTACTCTGGTCATAAACCATGCAGGTATAAAACATATGGCATATATAATGCCTAAGATTATCCAGGTTATCATTGTTCAAAGTACTTATTTACGATTTTGGATATCTTCTTATCTAACTCTACAATTAGTTCGCTGAACTCTTTGTCCTTCATATCTTTTATCTTGGCTTCGATAAATTCCAGGTTTCTCTTAATAGAGAAATAAGATTTGAAGGCTTGGTAATCCAATTCAGATTTATCTGTTAGAGGTAATATTATACTTGATTTACCATCTAACCTTGTATAGAATCCATCGGGTCCCAGGGTTCTTGATACCTTTACTTTGTTACTCAGTACTGCAAACCCACCTTTCTTATCTATGGATTCTACGATTACTTTCTCCATAAGAGTTTTGCCGTCAGAGAAAATGACTTCTTCACCCTCCTTTAGCTTTTTGGTTTCTTTATTCTTTCTCATATCTTTATTATTAAATTGTTTATGCAAATATACAAAATTATTCTGATTTAATACAATTATTAATCATTATTTTTAAATCTGCTGCGGTAAAGGATTTCCTGTTAAGTAAGTTATCCAGTTGTTCTGGAGTTAGAATTATTATACCATTTGGAGTAAAAAGTTCTCTTAAGTGTGCCGGAATTATTCCCTGGAATCCCCAATTATTATACGAACCAATATACACTTTATCATCTACCATTGCAGCAATATATTTCTTGGTTGAACCTAATGACTCTCTTCTAAAGGTAGCGACTTCTAACCAAATCTTATTTAAGTGAATAGAATAATGCTGAAAATAAGGTGTAACCAAGGGAATCATTTCATAATTAGAATCCTCTATCAGAGTTTTATCCGATTCAATAATTCTATGCCAAAAAGCACATTGAAAACAAAGTTGTTTTTCCTTCATTAACTGAGGTACTGTCTTGGCTAAATCATAATCATCCAAATTTAAGGGTGAATTACATAAGTGACATGTGAGTTTCTGTTCCATATTATTATAAATTTATATAAGATAATAGAACTCCTAACTATCATCCAGATAAGGTATACGCAATACTTTCTTTTCTTTAATGAACTTTAAAATATAACGTTATGGATAAGTTAACTAATAAAATGATTGTGGCTCTGGCCAATGATTTAGGACTGGAGCCAGCTCTTTTAAAGGCAGTACAACTGGTTGAAGGAGCAGGTAGAGATGGATTTCTAGTAGATGGTAGACCTCAAATTCTGTTTGAAGGTCACATTATGTACAAAGAAATCAAAAATAAGTTCGGTTTAGACAAGTCAGTAGCTGCTCAAAAGAGTTACCCTACGATTTGTTTCCCAAAATGGGATAAATCGAAGTACTTAGGAGGAGCAAGTGAGTACAAAAGACTCGAAATTGCCAAGAAAATCGACGAAGAATGTGCTTTGAAGTCAGCTTCTTGGGGAATGTTTCAGATTATGGGCTTCAATCACCTCTATTGTGGCTGTAAAGACGTCGTCGAATTCGTGAAAAAGATGCAGGAATCTCATGAAAGTCAGTTAAAACTCATGTATTACTACATGAATAATACCAGTTGCTTGAAAAATCTGAAAGAACATGACTGGGCAGGCTTTGCTCGGAAGTATAATGGTCCTGGTTATGCTGAAAATGCCTATGACCAGAAGTTAAAAAACGCTTACGAAAACTTTAAAAACAAGATATAATGAAGGTAATTTACAACAAATTCATCCCTTTCAAGGGATACAAGGCAATGAACCTATTCGGAATTGTCTTTGTGAGAAAAGGTGCTAAGTTTGATACTTATGATTACAACCATGAGCACATTCATCTCAAACAAATGCAAGAGATGTTGTGGATATTCTACTACTTATGGTATGCAATCGAGTACTTAATCATCATGTTCTTTGCTAAGTGGAACAAACAAAGCGAAAGATATCATGATGTAAGCTTCGAAGAAGAAGCCCATAATAATGACCATGACTTGGAGTATATCCGAACTCGTAAACATTATTCCTGGGTTAAGTATGTAAAACTTAGAAGCTACAAGAAATGAATGTATTGGGAGTATGTGCAGGGCAAGGTGCCCTGCTCTTCCCTTTCAGAAAACATCTGATTGGGAATATAGAAGTAAGAGGAGTATTCCATACTCCTGGTGAAGAGCAATGGAAAGCTAATTTTGGTGATATACCATTCTACAAAGGATATAACTTACCTCAATTTGAGGAGAGAGTAGATGTTATTATATCATCTCCAGACTGTGGGGCATCATCCATTATGAGGCTTTCAAAGGTAAAAGAATTGGGTAACCCTAAGGATAACAGGAGTTTAAATCTAGTAACTGCTGCAATATTAGAATATAAGCCTAAGATTTTTCTTATTGAAAATCTTCCTCGTTTGCTATCTTTGCTTCCTTATGAGTTCTTTAATTTAACCTTTAAGGACTATAAACTTATTTTTCATGAAAGGTCAGTTTCTGACTATGGGAACTCTCAAGTATCAAGGAAACGTCTAATCATCATTGGAGTGCATAAGAAAACCGGTAAGAAATACTTGAATGCTTTTGATGAAGTATTCCAAGTAAAAACTCCAAAACTTACTAGAGACTTGCTCTTTGTATCTCCTTACGGGAGTAATTATAATATCCCAATAGAAAAAACTTTAGCGATGTATGATTATCGAAAACTCCCTGAAAAGAAGAATCTGACTGTTGAGAAGATTCAAGTATTATGGAATAGTGCTTTCAAGAACGAGAAGAAATGGCCCATTAAAACTGCAAAGATGAGTACTCTCCCGGGAGTATATCGATTAGAATTAGATAAACCACCTCTAACTTTAAGACCTGCAGATAGGCAATTTAGACCCGATGGGTATCCTCTTGGGATTAATGATTTCAAGGTAATTATGGGATTTCCTAAAAAATTTAAGATTTACATTGACCAAGAAAATTACCTTTATTGGTTGAATAAGGCAAGGTATACAATTGCCAAAGGTTCGGTATACGAAGTAGGGCTTTGGTTTAAGAAATGTATCAAAAATGTCTAGGTACACTTTCATGTTAATATATACTAAAGTATATATTACTCCAAACTGCCCTTTGAAAAATATAGATATATAATATACTACGTATATATATCTATATTTTTATATACGTATATAGCTATTGTTTGTAGTAGATATTGAATATATGTTTTAGGATATAGGAAATTTATCTCACTACGTTCGATAAAAGGTAATCGCTAAGCGATTACCGATAGTTAGTAATAATTAAATTTTTCGTGATGATGAAAACAGATAAAAACAAGTGGAAGAACTTTGTGTTCCTTTTGCTACTAGGATTTACTATTTACCTTTGCTTCAGGAATTACAAACTGAATTCATATATCAGACAACTTCCTGATTCATCGGTCATTGGCATTCCTGATACAATCAAATTGAAAGAGAACTTCAAACCTGTGATACCCTATACACAATTGGTTCAGCCCCAGAGAATTCTTCTCTACGACTTCTATCGAAACAGTAGCAATTCGACTAAACCCCAGGCTTCTGATTCAACAGCGGTTACTTCGAATAGGATTAGTAGAGAAGATTCTCTGGTCCAATTTACCTTGGATAAAAACCAATTGAATCTAAGTTTATTCAACAAAGAAACAAACTCCTATTCAACGAGAATGTTTAACATGGACTTAGATAAGTATAAGTACAATTGGTATGAAGGTCAATTAACTCAAAAAAGAATTAGAAAACTAACTCTAAGTCCATACGTTTATGGTAAATATAGGGTCTTTAATCAAATGTTAGACATAGGGACAGGCCTTTCAATCAAGACTACTAATTTCAATTATAAACTTGGTATAAATGCTTTTCATTATCCGAAGTTCTTTTCGGGAATAAAAGCTGACTTAGAGTTTTCAGTAACATATAACTTTTGATTATGGCAAAGAAGATTAACATAGAAACTAACACATCTGCTCTCACAAGGGAAGAACTAGCAACACTTGCTAAGGTTAGTAATGATGTTTTTTACTTTAGCCTTTTCACTTATGTGATACACCCTATGAGGGGAAAGGTAAGATTTGAACTTTACCCGTATCAAAAATCGGTTCTGTATAACTTCGTAAAAGAACGTTTCAATATTCTGCTTAAGTTCAGGCAGGCAGGTATTACGGAGCTTATATCTATGTACTGCCTATGGTTGGCAATGTATCATCCTAACAAGAAGATTAACATTATCTCAATCAAGGACACAACAGCAAAGAAGGTACTAAAGAAGATTAAGTTCATGTACAAAAACCTGCCATGGTATTTACAGACACCGATTATTAATGGACGTTCTGGAGAATATGGTTCTGCATCAATGATAGAGTTTGATAATGGCTCATTCATAGAATCTATCCCAACGTCTTCTGAAGCTGGTCGTTCGGAATCTCTATCCTTATTGGTAATTGATGAAGCAGCAGTAGTTAGATGGGCAGCCCAGATTTGGGCAGCCGCTTTTCCTACTCTTTCCACTGGTGGAGCTGCTATCATCAATTCCACTCCTTATGGAGTTGGTAACTTCTACCACTCAACTTGGGTTGATGCTATTGCAGGTGGAAACCCATTTAACCCACTACGATTGTATTGGCAAATGCACCCAGAACGAGATATTAATTGGTACAATGAAATGTCTTCTGCTTTGGGAACCAAAAGAACTGCACAAGAAATTGATGGTGACTTCTTATCATCTGGAAATACGGTCTTCGACTTAGCTGACATAAAAGCTATCGAAGACTGTCTTAGTGATTATCCGGTTATTAAGAAAAGATTCAATGGTCAATATCGGCAATTCTTAGAACCAGCACCAGATAAGGAATATTTCATTGGTGCTGACGTTTCAACTGGTAGGTCTTCTGACTACTCTGCATTTACTTGCATGGATAAACAAGGAGAAGAACAAGCAGTATTCAAAGGTAGACTTTCAGTAGATAAGTATGCAAGGTTACTTGGAGATACAGGGCATTTGTTTAACTTTGCTACCATTGCTCCAGAATCCAATGATGTTGGATTAGCAGTAACTTCTGCTCTTCAAACTGAAGGTTATCCTAAACTGTATTATTATCAGAAAATGCTTAAGAAGAAAGGTAAATCTAGACCTGAGGTAGATAAATCTCCAGGATGGTTAACTACACAAAAGAACCGTTCTGTTATTGTAGAGGGACTTGAACAGGATATTCGAGAAGATAATATTACTGTTAAAGACCCTTTCTTTGTTCAAGAAGCATATACCTTCATATATGATGGTTTAGGTAGGCCAGTTGCAATGGGTAAGCATAGAGCTAATAATTCTACAGTAGATGTAGACCTAGAGGGGGATGTATATGCAGATGACTCTATATTCGGTAAAGCAATCTGTAATCACATAAGAAAAGGAAAAACTAACGTAATAGTACAACCGAAATGAAAAAGCTCAATTTTAATTGGAGTTGGGGTAGAAAGAAAGACCCACCTCCTGAATCAAACAAGGAGCCAAGCAAGCCAAAAGCTGCTGCTATATCTCCTGGTAGAGTATCAGTAGATGAAGATAACTCTTTACTCAGTACTCTGAAAGGGATGACCGTAATGGTAGATCCTTCTTTTCGTGTTGAAGTAATCCCTTTGATTCGTGATTTATATAAGGTAAATCCGGATATGGGCATTGCTTTGCAGGATATGTTTAAGTTGGCAAACACAGGTCATACGGTAACATTCCCAAATAATTCAGATGCCGAAGCAGATAAGATGAGAAAACATCTTACCGAAGCTACAAAGAAATGGTCCAGGTATACTGCTGGTATAGACGGTCTAGTTAATAAGATGATTGTACAATGCCTTGTTAGTGGAGCTATATCTGTTGAAGGAGTTCCTAATGATAGGCTAGAAAGTTTAGATACAGTCTTATTCCTTAGACCAGAGAACATTGTTTTCAAAAGGGAGAACAATGGAGTATATTCTCCTTACCAGAGGAATAAGAATTACTTTGTTAAGCACCAAGATTATATCAAACTAAACCCAGAAACTTATGTGTATGCTGGTATGTTTAATGATACCGATGAACCTTATGGGATTCCTCCTTTTATGGCAGCATTGGATTCATTAAAAGGTCAACATGATATGAAGGTTAACTTCAAACACATAATGGAGATGGTTGGTATGGTAGGATTCTTGGAAGCTAAGATGACTAAACCAGACCAGAATCCTAATGAAAGCTTACAAGCTTACCAGAATCGTCTTGAACGTACACTAAAGGATTTGAAAAGAAATCTTCGTAATGGCATGAAGGACGGAATAGTAACGGGTTATATTGATGACCATGAGTTTAAACTCAATTCAACTACCAAGGAGCTTGGTAATATTGAGAAACCCTGGAACATGAATCAGCAATCAGTTGCAAATGGTTTGGGAGTTAATGGAAACCTTATTGGAGTTAGTTCAACAACGGGAGAGGGAGCAACGGGTATAATGCTGTCTAAATTAATCAGCCAGTTAAAAAATATCCAAATGCTTGTAACTTATGTATTGGATTTTCTTTATTCTCTAGAACTGCGTCTGGCAGGCTTTGATAATAAGGGAATAAAGATATCATGGGGAACTTCAACTATCTCTGATGAAGTTAAGGTTCAACAAGGTCTTCAGTATAAAATCCAAAACCTGGATTTATTATATAAGGCTGGTATCATTAGCCAAGACCAATATGCTTGGGCAATGGGTTATGATTCTCCTGATGAGAATGAACCAAGAGTTTCACTTGAGGACCAATTTGCTAAAGGCGGTAACTTAGACCCTCAAGAAGGAACTAAGAAGAAACAAAGGCAAGATGATAAAAACCAATCTGCTCGTAGGTCAAGAGATAAAACTAATCCGGCTCCATCTCGTGGAGACCAAAATACAAAAGCAAGATGAGTAAATTTACTAAAAGAAACAAAGAGCATCTTGATTCAATGGTGATTGGCCAGGGTCATACCATTATGGCTGGGTATATCCCAGAAGCAGTTGGAGCCCAGGCTTTCTCAGAGAATTATTACAAATGGAAGACTCCGACACCGGATACCATTGCTCAATTTGGATTTTGGGGAGGGGATATAGATTATAATACCTATTATCCAAACCTTGATAAATCGGAACTTACTCCGAAGGACGAAGAGTTCATAGAACCAATGTTTAGGTTACTTTCTGAAACGATTGTATCCAAGAACTGGAATCCTACTGACTTTGGTCAGAATGGAGTACTTAAGGCTTCCATGAAACTGTTACTCGGGCAAACAGTAAATTGCGACCATGAAACAAATATTGGTAATGCAATTGGAGCTGTATCTCAAGTAATGTGGCAGGAGTCTTATAAGGATGGAAGCTTTACTATACCTGCAGGTATCAACGGTATTTTGAAGATTGATGGTAAAGCTAACCCAAGAATTGCTAGAGGTATTCTCATGGAACCTCCTTCAATTCATAGTAACTCGGTAACAGTACAGTTTAAGTGGGATAAATCACACCCAGGAATGGAAGATGGTGAATTCTATCAAAAACTTGGTACTTATGACTCTAAAGGTGAAATGGTTCGTAGAATAGTTACTGAGGTAGTTCGATATATGGAAACATCCCTGGTATCTCATGGAGCTGATTCATTTGCTCAAAAGATTGGTGAAGATGGTAAAATCATTAATCCAACCTTTGCAAAAAGAACCTGGTCTTCTTATGAGGAATATCGGGATGACAAGTCCAAACAGTACTTCTTTACTGACTACAAAACGGACTTCAACTCATTCCAAGAAAAGGACAATACTCCAGATTCTTTTAATGATAATGGTACCCAAGAAAATCATAATCCTAATAAAGAAAATATGAACAAAGAATTGCAAGAATTTTTAGAAAAGCTTTTCGGAGATAATATGTTATCTCTGGCAGAGGGCAAAGAAATGACTCAGGAAGAAGTTATTTCTTGTATTCAAAGCTTGGTATCATCCAAAAACAGTCTTCAGACAACGGTAGATAATCTTACTACAGAGAAATCTTCTCTTACAGAACAGATTACCAACCTGAATGCAGAAGTTGCAAACTTGAAGGAAATGGCAACTGTAGGAAAGAATCACATTGCTTCTCTCCGTGAAAATGCTGTTACTACTTACAAGAAGTTGATGGGTGACAAAGCCGATGAAACTATTGTTACAATGTTGAATGCCGAAACTACTGGCATCGTTACTCTCATCTCCTTAACTAAGGATTATCAGAGTCGTCTGGAAGAAAAATTCCCAATGGTATGTGCAAGCTGTGGTTCTCATGATGTAAGCCGTGCTTCTTCTGTTGCAGAGACTGATGAAAAGACTGGAACTCAGAAACCTGCAACTACTTCGAATGCAGAAGCCAAGTCTACTTCGGAAACCCTCGAAGACTTGTATAAGAAGAAATTCAAGTAATAATCGATAAATATCACTGTTATGACTAAAATCGTAAATAAAGACCAGCCAATGACGCTGTTTGGGGAAAAGACCCCAAGAGCGGTGATTTACAAAAGTGAATCACACAAATTGCACCAAGCTTTCTGTGTAAAAGATGGTGAAACAATTTTGCAAGGTATGCCGGTAGCTCTTGGAGAAGACGGTTTAATTGAACCTTACACTGAATCTACTCAGGTATATATCGGAGTGGCAGTAACCGACAATGTAAATCCTGCTTACCAGGCACAGAACAAATTCCCAGTAGAGGTAACTGTTGCTGTGGAAGGTTACATGATTTGTAACTGGGTATCTAATGCTGCTGACTTAAAAGCAGGATATGTAGTTCCCTCTGGTGACTTACTGAACGGCCGATTTGTAAAAGCAAACCAGTCAACAGATGCTACACCTTTCATTGCCATCACACCTGCAGATGAGGCAAACGAGGTAATTCAAGTACTTATTAAATAAGAGAAGAAGAAACATGGAAAAAGTTGATATTTCAAAATTGAAGAGAGAAGACTTCGCAAAAGAACTTCCTCAAATGGTACAGCAGTTGGATGCTTACCGTCAAGGTTCACAGAACAAAAAACCTGTGGACATCACATTAGGTGAACTTACCACTGGTAAATGGGGTATTACCCAAGATGAATTGTTCGAGAAGTTGGATATCAATCCGAAAATCGACACAATGGAAAACATCTTCACGATGCCTCAGCAAGATGTTCGTTGGATTGTTCCGGAAATCATTCGTTCTGCTATCACTCTTGGTATGCGTCAAGCTCCGTTCTATCCGGAGATTATTGCATCTGACCAGTCAATCAGTGGTCTTAGCGCAATCATGCCGATGATTAATATGTCCGATGCTGCACCTGCAAAGGTTAACGAAGCAGAAACTATCCCATTGGGAGATGTAAGCTTTGGACAGAAATCAGTAAGTCTCTTCAAAATTGGTAAGGGATTCAAACTTACTGATGAAGTTCGTAACTACGTATCTCTGGATGTATTGGCAATCTACCTTCGTGACTTCGGTGTTCAGCTTGGTTATGCAATGGATACTCTGGCAATGGATGTTGTTATCAACGGTAACAAACCTGATGGTTCAGAATCTGCTCCGGTTATCGGTGTATATGAAACTATGAATGGTATCACTTACAAAGACTTGCTACATATCTGGGTAAGAGCTGCTCGTATGGGACGTAACTTTACTACTATGATTGGTGGTGAAGACCAGGCAATCGAAATGCTGAACTTGCCAGAATTCAAAGAACGTCATTCTGGTACAACTGAAGCTACACTGAACGTGAAGTCTCCGGTACCTAAGAATGCTAACTTCTATATTCACCCGGGAACACCTGACCAAGGTTTGCTGTTGATTGATACAACTGCTGCTTTGATTAAACTGACTGCAAAACAGTTGATGCTTGAATCAGAAAGAATCGTATCAAATCAGACTCAGGCAATCTATGCTACTCTGACTACAGGCTTCTCTAAGATGTACCAGGATGCTGCATTGATTCTGTCTGCAGAGAAGAAGTTCTCAGAATTTGGATTCCCCGAATTTATGAACATTGACCCGTATCTCTTGGTTAACCTTGAGTAATAATACACCTGGTTTATTTTACAAATAATTCCATTTCTTGATGGGGTAGGTTTTGCGAGGACCTACCCCTAATTTTAAACATCTAAAAACTTAGTAAAATTATGGATAAATATAAAGTAACTGTAGGTGCTAAAGCTTACAGCTTCCATGACCAATCTACAGGTATTACAATTTGTAGAGGAGAAGAAAAAGAATTGAGTGCTCGACAGTACAGAACTAAAAAGATTCAGATGGCTTTGAATTCAGGTCACCTGCGTTTGGTTCTTGATAAGAAAGCTGTCGACAAATACTCCAATGATGACATCGATAAGTTGGAAAAGAAACTGAATGCTCAGTTCGAAAAAGGTATGGAAATCAAAAAGATTGCCAAAGCCTATACTCTCGAAGAAGCAACCCTTATCGCTGCTCGTCACGAAATTGTTGCCGACAAAGGTGATACAGTTGAAACTTTGATTCAGGTTCTGTTGGAAGAGTTCGAAGAATCTAAAAAATAAGATACCATGGACAATCTAGACTTTGTAGCTATTGCGAATGGTCTGGAAGTTTCATTTAGAGTATTAACCAAAGTCCCAGCCAAGGCCATTTTTGACTGGGACTTTGGTGATGATAAGGGGTCCGTTTATGATGTTAAACAACCTACTTATACTTATGAAAAGTCCGGATTCTATACAGTAGCGTTGAACATAACGAACTCCGAAGGACTTAACTTAAATGCAACTAAAACCATAATTGTAAATACCGAGTCCAAAACTACATTAACTGATAGTATATATAACCTAATCAATTATTACATTCCTTCAGAAATCTCAGATGGTATGTCATCAGAAGAGAAAGCAATGTACATAACTAAATGGCAGTTATATATCCAACCGCTAGTAAATCATATTATCCCACTGGATAAATATAATGATGAGTTAATGTATGAAGCTCTAGAAAACCAATTAATTATGGAATTGGCAGCATGGGATTATCTCAATGTTAAGCTCCTTAATTTATTAACAAGTACAGGAGAATACCTAAGTCAACTTACTTCAACCAAAGAACAAGTTGGTGATGGTTCTTCTAAACCGGAACAAGCTCGAGGTGATAGAATCAAACAAATCACAACTGGGCCTACTGAAGTACAGTACTATGATACACTTGCCGATGCAACATCTTCCCTATGGAAAACATTTTCTCAAGCAATGCAACCTGGTGGTATCATAGACGAGTTAAGAAAAAACCTTTGTATGTTAGCTGGACGATTGGAAATCTACTTACCATTCTGTGACCAATCAAGTCATGTAGTAGTTCCAAGAGTAGTAGACAGAAGAAGACCTGGATTAATAGATGGGCCAAACCCCAGCTCTCCAGTAAAACGTAATGGTAGAACCTTAATTAGAAAACGATGACCAAGACTCCTCATAGATTGGTTAAGAACCGGTCTTGGGATAGATACAAGAAGATTATAAATGATTTCTTGGATATAGATGCTGGTAGGCAAACTATAACTTGGGCAAAGAATGTAAATCAACTCCTAAGTCATGGAGAAGATGAAATCCCTAAATATTATAATATACCAATCGAGGCATTATGTTATTACAATGCCTTCAGAAACTGGCCTATTAATAAGGCAACAGTAACTGGAGAACTCGATGATGAGAATTTATCAATACTGGTTACTAAATCATATATAGAACAACTGGGACATTTAACTCCAGAAGGCTATTGGGATTTTAACTGGTCTGAAGATAGGTTCGTAATTAATGGTATTACTTATAAACCTTCTGGAGATACACAAGTTGCTCAGGCCAAGGATGAAGCATTAGTCTTCATGGTTATCCTAAAAAGGGACCGAGATACCAAAATACAATTCGTAGAATAAAATTGAAAAGTATATGGCAAAGATGTTAATGTTACGATGGAAACCAATTAATACCGGAAACGGTATTTGGTTTGACAGTAACCTGATTGTCTTGAACGGTACATCTGGAGTACATATTGAAAGTAAGAAAAGTAATTTAGACGTTACTACATTTCAGTCTATGACTGGAGGTAAGTTCGTTACTTGCTTTCAAGATTACTTTGGAGAAGTTTGGGATAAGATAATACCTCATCCGGGTATTGGCCAGGTGATAAAATTCCGTATCAATCAACTTCCAGATTATGCAATAATCAGGGGTGATATTGAAGACGGGGGAGACCCAGACCCAGAACATCCAGATATTCCAATGAATGCCTTCTGTGGAAAAGAAGGAGAACCATTCAGAGATAAGAATTCTGACTTCTTCTGTGGTAAGCAAGTAATCAATCCTTAAAATAATAACAATATGTACGTAAGTAAGTATTACACAAATGAAGAAATTGACCAAAGACTTTTACAAGGTTATTTTGATGACTTCGTAAAGGCCGGGTTTGCTGGAACTATTAATGAGTTCTGGGCATTCGTTCTTTCTATTGCCAATAAGGTAGATAAGAGAGAAGGATACGACTTATCTAAAAATGACTTCACGGATAAACTCAAAGAGAAACTGGAAGGCATTGAAGAAAGAGCAAACTACATCACTAAGCTTTCTCAGTTGGAGAATGATACTAAGTTCCAAACTGAAGAACAGGTAAGACAAGCTATCAGTGATTTGATTGATGGTGCCGATGATGCACTTGATACATTAAAGGAATTGGCAGAAGCATTGGGAAATGACCCCAACTTTGCTACTACAATTACCAACAAATTAACGGATTTACGTAATGCACTGACAGATGAAGTTAACCGAGCTAAGGAGGAGGAAGGGAAACTGAGTACCCAAATTAGTGAGGTTAACTCTAATTTCATTAAGGCAGTGGATTTACTTAATGATAAAATCGACACTGCAGTTACTAACCTTATCAATAAGATAGATAAGATAGAAGCAAAAGTCGATAAGAATACTGCTGACATTGCAGACCTCAGAAATGAAACTACTGGTTCATTGGCAGAAGCTAAGGCATATGCTAAAGACTTGGTAGATAAAGAAGCTGAGCTTCGTAAAACGGCTGACGATGCTTTATCAGAAAGTATTCACCAACTGAATACATTGCATATCAATGATAAGGCAGAGCTCAAACAAGACATTGCTGCAGAAGCCCAATTGAGAGCAAATGCAGATGCAAACATTCAGTTGAAACTCACTGAAGAAATCACTAATCGTCAAACTGGTGATGCTGCCTTAGAAAGTAAACTTTCTGATGAGGTAGTAAATCGTAAAGCTGCCGATGAAACTCTTCAGAATTCAATTACCAAAGAGGTAGCTGACCGTACCAATGCAGATAATACCCTCCAGGTAAACATTGATAAAGAGGCTCAAGCTCGGGAATCTGCAGACCAGGTTCTTCAGACTAATATTAATTCTGAAGCTGCAACTCGTACTGCTCAGGACCAAATCCTTGACCAGAAGATAACTGCCCTAAGTGAAAAGACTGATGGTGATAAGTCCGATGTACTTGCTGCAATTGAAGCAGAGAAGGAAGCTCGTATTGCTGCAGATGCTGACCTTAATTCCAAGAAGGTAGATAAAAGAGAAGGTTATTCTTTAACTAAGAATGACTTTACAGATCTCTTGCTTGCCAAACTGAATGGAATCGAGGAACATGCTAATTACATTACCTTGGTATCACAATTGGCAAATGATGCCGGTTATCAAACTGAAGCAGAAGTAGAGGCAGCAATTGAAAAGATTATTGGTTCTGCACCAGAAGTACTTGATACTCTGGAAGAGATTGCTAGGGCATTAGGTGATGACCCTAATTTTGCTTCAACTATCACCAAGAAGTTGGCAGCAATTACAGAAAAGGTAAACCAAGAGATTGAAGACCGGGAAGCTGCTGATGTAGCCCTCCAGGCAAATATAACTGATGAAGAAACCGCAAGAACAGAAGCAGATGCTGCTCTTAAGGAAGAACTTAAAGAGTATGTAGATAACTCGGCTGCTACTGGAGATACTGCTCTTCAAGTAGTTAAAGATAACCTGGCAAAAGAAATCCAAGACCGTAAAGATGCTGATGCTATCTTGCAGGCAAATATCGACAAAGAAACTGTTGATAGAAAGGAAGCAGATAAAACCCATACCGATAACATTGCTGCTCTTACTCAGAGAGTTTCGGATTTGGCTTTATCAATGCAGGATGCTATCAATACAGTTAAGAACGAATTGACTGCTCAGGTAAATGCTAATACCACGGCTATTGCTACTAACCAAGCAAATATCACAAAGAACTCTGAGGCAATCACTGCCATGAATAAAACCATTGCCGATAACTACAAAGAAGTTAAGGATATGGTTAATGAGGAAATTGTAGACCGTACTAATGGCGACAGTAATCTGAGTTCTCGTATTGATACTACCAACATTGCTTTGGGTACAGAAACAGCTGAACGTAAGGCAGCAGACCAAATCCTTCAAGTAAACCTGGATAAGGAAATTGGAGACCGTAAGTCTGCAGATACTGCATTGGAAACTGCTATAGACGGCAAGATTCAAACTTTAACGGTTGAAGTTGGTGGGCAATTAACTATCCTTACTAATAAGATTAATGGAGAGATAGATGAAAGGAGAGGTGCTGATACTTTATTAGAAGAGAAGATTAATTCCCTAAAGAAAGAATCTAATGAAAAGGTAGATGAACTTAAAACAAAGGTAGAGGCTAATACGGTAGCAATCAATACTGAGAAAGACCGAGCAACCGCTAGAGAGAATGCTATACAGGCCAATTTGGATACTGCAATAGCAAATCATAAAGACGAAGTAAAGGGTTTATCTAAGGATATCTCGGATGAAGCTAATGTTCGTTTAGCAGGTGATACTGCTCTTCAGGTAAATATCGATAAAGAAGTTACAGACCGTACCAATGCAGATACCTTATTAGATAATAAGATTGCCCAGGAAATCTCAGACCGTACAACTGCTATCCAGGGTCTTGAATCTAAGAAGGTAGACAAGGTAGATGGCAAAGTACTTTCTTCAAATGACTTTACTGATGTTCTTTTGAACAAATTGAACGGCATTGAAGAACATGCTAACTATATCACTAAAGTTTCTGAACTTCTGAATGATTCAGGATTCCAAACAGAAGCTGAGGTAGAAGCTGCAATTCAGAAAATCATTGGTTCTGCTCCAGGTGTACTGGATACACTTGAGGAAATTGCCAAAGCCCTTGGTGATGACCCCAACTTTGCAACAACTATGACTCAGAAGTTAAATGAGTTAACTACGAAGATTGAGACAGAAACTGAAAAACGAGTTGAAGGTGATGCTGCTTTAGATGCTAAGCTTACTATTCTGAGTACAACTCTGACTAAGACAGTAGAGGATTTAAGAACTTATGTTACTGAAACTCGTACTGAATTGTTGGCAAGAGCAAATAATCAAGATGCTCTTATTACTCAGAATGCTGCCAATATCCAAAGAAACTTGGAATTGATTCAAGGTATTCAGAATAACATTTCTGGTTCTTACTTGGAAGTTAAGGCTTTACTTGAAACCGAGATTGCTGCTCGTAAGGCAGAAGATATTCGGTTAGAAGGTAAAATCGACCAGAATACTGCAGACTTGGGAACAGAAAGAGAAGAAAGAAAGGCTGCTGATAAGGCTCTTCAAGATGCTCTAGATGCAGAAGAAGCTGCAAGAACTGCTGCTGATACTGCCCTGGGAGTTCGTATTGATACCGAAATTGCAGAACGTAAGTCTGCCGATAAAACATTGCAGGATAATATCACTGCAGAGGCAACTACCCGAGCAGAAGCTGATACTGCTTTAGGAGCTCGTATTGATAAAGAAGTTACAGACAGGGAATCTGCAGACACGGCTTTGGGTACTCGTATCGATAACGAAGAAGATGCAAGGGAAGCAGCTGATACTACTCTGCAAGAAAATATCACTGCTGAAGAGACTGCCCGTACTGAAGCTGATACTACTCTGCAAGAAAATATCGATGCCACCAATGCTCATACTATCAATACTCATCGTTTGGATTCTAATCCTATACTTAATGGTACTGATATCAAACTCGATGGCTATGTAAAGGCAACCGGTACTACTCCTGCAGATTTGGATGTAAAGGTAACAGATACTACTTCGGCAGCCTTTGGTAAAGTACAAAAACGTATCGAAGTAGATAAGGCAGATGCTGATTCTAAATTCAATAAGGTAAAAGCTGCAGTAGGTCTTACCAATGATTTGGGAATGCCAGCTCTTACTGATACGAATTATATGGGAGGTTCAGTTGATGTAGTTGATTCTTTGAAAAAACTTGATGCTCAATTAGAACCAATTATTATCCCGGCAGCAGCATTCAATATATCTGCTTCGGCAACCTCAGAAGAGATTGCAGCAGTATTTACTGATGAATTGCTTAATGAGATTGCAAATAACACTACACACCGTCCTTATATATTGGTAGATACCGGCAACAATTTCTATCAACAATTTAGATTGAGTTTACAACTTAGTGGTCCTACTACTGGTGCCATTACTTTGAGATTCATGTATGAATTGGCAGGTATGGAGTTTTACAGAGAGTTCAAGAGAACTGCTCAAGGTGCTTGGTCTATTTCTACAGTAAGAGCTGGTAAAATTCTTATCGAAGGAGATGTAGTAAATAACTTAACTGCAGGTGGAACTAAGGTACCATTAAGTGCAGAACAAGGTAAAGCTTTGAAGGCTTTGATTGATGGTCTTGGAACTGATACTTCAGAACTGGAAACAGAACTCAAAGAATTAATCCAAACTACAAAGACCACTTTAGAAGCTTCAATAGCTACCGAGGTTCAGAATCGAAAAGATGCCGATACTGCCTTAGACACCAAGTTAACTACGGCTATCAATAAAGAAGTTCAGAATCGAAAAGATGCCGATACTGCCTTGGGTACTCGAATTGATAATGAGGTAACTGCAAGAACAGAAGCAGATGCTGCCTTGAAAACTGAATTAACCGAGGACATACAAGGAGTTCAGGATGCCCTAGATGCCTTCATTGCAACTAAGGCACAAGCTAGTGGATTAGCTTCTCTGGATGAAAATGGTAAAGTACCTTCTGAACAATTACCCTCATATGTAGATGATGTAATCGATGTATATGCAACATACGATAAGTCTCCTACTGGAGATCTTTCTAATATCTCTCTCTTTGCAGATGCCGACCATAATACACCAATAACGGGAGAGGCAGGAAAGATTTATCAGAATGTAACTACGGGAGAACCCGGTTATCAATTCAGATGGACTGGTACTACTTGGTCTCTGATTGTTTCTGGTGGAGTAGTAATTGGAGAGATTACTGGTACTGCTTATGATGGAGCTAAGGGTAAGACTACTACAGACAATCTTAATGCTCTTATGGCTTTTAATCCTATACGATTAATCTCAATTGTTACAGATGCCTCTAAAGCTGCCATAAATTATGAAAGGGCAGATGGTACTGGTATCCAAGGATTACAAATTCCTACTGCATCATCTGCTAAAGCTGGTGTTATGGCTGCTGCAGATAAGGTTAAGCTTGATACTACTTTACCAAAACAAATCTCAGATGAGGTTACAGCAAGAACTGAGGCTATTAATGCTTTGCAAGGAGAATTGGCTGATGATATTGCTCAAGAGGTAGTAGATAGAAATTCTGCAATAGCTGCTGCTAAAACAGAACTCACTACTGCTATCAATAAAGAGGTATCCGACAGAAAAGCTGCAGATACTCAAGTAAGAACTGACCTTGAAGCTGCAGTTGAATTAGTTGCTGGAGACTTAAGAGGTGCAGATACTACTCTCCAGAATAATATCACTAAAGAAGTCAATGACAGAAAAGGTGAGATTACAAGAGTAGAGAAGTTAATTTCAGATGAAGCTGCAACAAGAGCTCAAGCAGATACTACTGTGAATGCCAAAGTAGATTCCCATATTGGTAATAAATCTAATCCTCATGGAGTAACTAAAGCTCAAGTGGGATTGGGTAATGTTAACAATACATCAGATGCAGATAAACCAGTATCTACTGCTCAAGCTACGGCTATTGCAGATGCCAAGGCTGCAGGTACCAATGCTCAAACCAATCTTACTACTCACATGCAGAACATGAGTAATCCTCATGGAGTAACAAGAGACCAGTTGGGATTGGGTACTACTGCTGAGATTATCTTTAAGAAGGTATCTGCTCCTTCTGGTTTATGGAAAGAATCTGACGAAAGACTTAAGACTTTCATTAAACCATTGGAACATACTCTCGATGAAATCTGCTCTATACCTACGGATTCATTTATGATTCGTGGTAATCACGATATAGGTACAATTGCTCAGACAATCGAAAAATATTTCCCAGAATTAGTTTCTGAGAATACGGTTAAACCTGAAACAGTTCCTAATCCAGAAGCCTTCGAAAAGGTAGAAAAGGATGGAGAAACCTATATCCTGGTTAAAGAGGTAGATTATTCTAAGATGTCAGTATTGGCAATCGAAGGTATTAAACTTCTGAAAGCCGAGATTGATGAATTAAGAGAAAAACTTTTGTTCACAAACTTAGATTAATATGGGTGAGATAGCAACATGGAGTGCTGTCAAAACTAAAGTAGGCCTTGGTAAGGATTCAAACGAATGCCCTACCAAGGCTGAATTGTTAGCACTCTCTCCTACAGGAACGGGAGAAAATTACGTTGGCTTGGAAATATCCAATGCCAGTTCCTATGGAAACAATGAAACCGTACAACTTTCTGATATTCATAAGGTAACCTATAGATATGCTTTTACTGTAGTAGACACAGTTTTAAACTTCCCAGCTTTGGGAGGGTATCCTACTCCTCGGGGGTTTGGTTTAGGTACTACTAAACAAAAACAGATAGATGGAGTAGCTATCGGAGATACTATTTCTGTGGGTTATACCCAATCTGCTTATCCGGACTGGATTGTTTATGATGAAGGTTATAAAGCTTCAGAAAATACAACTCTAAATCAACGTTCTGCAAGTTTAACCTTTACTCAGAATGAGTCAGGTAAACAGATAACAGTTCAATTTACTCAGGATGCAGGAGTTGAAACTTGGGAGTATACCTTTTCAGTTCAGAATCCAAATCTAAATTATACAGCTTTAGGAGGTTCTGCAACTCCCGCAATAGCAGGGTATAATTCATTTAAGCAAAGGTATATAAATGGTAAACCTGTGGGTACTAGTGTAGATGTAGGTTTTTCATCTCCTGACTTACCCTCTTGGATATTTATGGATGACGAGAATCACTATACTGCTTTAGAGAATAAATCAGAAAACTCCCGTTCTCAAGTATTTACTAGTATTCAAAATGAATCTGGTAAAAAAGTTACAGTAACATTTGCTCAATTAGCAGGTGTAAAAACTTATGGTACACCTACTGTATATTTAGGAAGCATTGCAGATATCCCTGCATCAGGAGGGACTGCAGTTACACCTACTTATACTTATTCTCAACTTTGGGGATGGAATGGTAAAACCAATGATGGTGGTACTATAAGTTCTGGAGCTTCAGTAGTATGGTCCGAAAATATCTCAGGTTCTAATCTTGGTACAACTGCAAAGGCAAGAACTAAGTTGGGAAGCCGTACATTAACCGTTACTCTTAATGGTAAATCTGGTAGTGCCTCAATCGATATATATCAGGCAGAGAATAAGATTACCAATACAAGTCAAGGTACATGGGTAGTTTCCATTTCTGCAAACCCAAGTACCTTTACCGAACAAGGTGGTACATCACAAATCTCTGCAAGTGCAAGGGCAAGTAGAACTAACCATTGGTCTTCAGGTGCAACTAATGCAGCATCCGATGCTACTGGTACTCCAACGTTAAGTATACCTACTGCAGTAACCGGATTCAGTTTATCAGGTACTACTTTGACTGTTGCAGAAAACACAACTGCAAATCAAAGAAGCGTAGTAGTAAGGGCAACTATGGATACCGTTTATAAAGAAGTTACGGTAACTCAAAGTGCATATCTAGTAGAATGGAGATATACATTAACTACTTCTACTCCAACGTTAAACTTTGATGCCTTAGGTACAACCAAATCTGGGACAATTAGTAGTTATCGTGAAAAATATATTAATGGTTCTTTAGTAGAAGGTTCACATGAAGGTGTTAATATCCAAGTTAAATCTACTTCTGCTGAAATACAAAGTGCTACTGCTGCTGTGGCTATTACCCTGAAAGAGAATACTACAACTCAAGCAAGAACTGGTACTGTAGTATATGAGCAGGTGGGTTCAGGCAAAACCGTAACCATTACTTGTAGTCAGGCCGCAGGTACAGTAGCCATTAGAGAAGAGTTGGTTATTAAGGAGAGTTTCCCTACAGCTCCAAATATTGGAGGAACTGTTAAAGCTTTAGTAAGGTCTGGTTATTGGGACGTGGTAAATGGTAAAGATACAACTTGGCATGATGATACTCCTACTGTAAAAACTAAACCTAGTTTTGTAAGTAGTACTAGTGTAACTTATGAACTTGGTGTGGGATATCGTATAAGTGCTACTATGCCAGAGAATACTTCTGAATCTCAACTTAGTGGTAGTTTAAACTTAGAGTACGGTAGTAAAACTCTAAGTTTAGGTGTAAAACAAGCAGGTGCTAGTGTTGCTTGGTCTTATGAACTAAAGGTAAATAACGGTACTCAAGATTTAAATCAACAAGTGCCTGCTAAGCCTAGTGGTACTTACTCTTTTACCATAAGTAGTAAAAGGTATAAGATTGTTAACGGTTCTGTTACAAGTCAAAGTGAAGATACTACTTGGACTACGTCTATACCGGGTTCTCCAAGTTGGATTCATGTAGAAGAGCAATCTAATACACTCATAGTAACCGTAGATGAGAATACAACTACTAGTCAAAGAAGTGCAGATATCGTTATATTTCAAACTGGTAGTAGTGATACTTCGATAACTTTGACAGTTGAACAACAAGCTGCAAGTATTACTTGGAATTATACCTTTAATATATTTCAGCCTTCATCCAAGGTACTGAATGTACCAGCTAAGATGATAGACCCCGATACTATTGTAGTTAATTCTTACAGAACGAAGGTAATCAATGGTACACAAACTTCAACTAAAGAATTTGTAGAAGTAACCATTGACCCAATCGAAGAATCCTGGTTAGAAGTTACCAAAAACAGTAATGACCAGACTCAAGCTGAGTTATTCGTAACTTGCTTAGAGAATAAAGTATCTTCAATTAGAAGTGCTACTGTAACAATTAGACAAGTAGGTACAAGTAATCTTGACCAAGTAGATATCAACCAATCAGCTGCAACTGTATCCTATAATTATTATATTGGTTTTAATGGTAATCCCGATGTAGGGGGATATTCCATGAATTGGGAATATACTCAGTTTGGTTCTAGTCATGGTCAATCTATAGATTTAAAATGTTGGAGAAAACCAGTAATTAATGGTATAGAATCTGATACTGAGGAAGCTGCAGAATACGAAGTTATTTTTAGTGGAGTTGGTATAGATTCCTTTACAGTTACAAATACACCGTTATCATATGACCCAACTATAACTACCGTAAGGGCATATCCTAAGTCTATCAATGGTTCGGTATTCGATTTAAAGGGTACAGTACAATATAGGATAGCCGATTACCCAAGTAAATCTGCTTATCTGTACCTTACTCATAAACCAGTAGCAACTGTAAAGAGGTGGACCTTCCAATGGTATGACCAAGTTGAAAGTGTAACTATGAAGAATGTAAGTCATGATTCTAGTGCAGGTAGCATTTCTCCTATAACCATAATTTCTAAATGTGAGTACTTACTTGCTATCAATCAATCCCAGGTTGCCTATACAGAGTATATAAAACCTAATGAAGACGAAGATACTGCAACTCCAGTAAGTTGGGGTAGGTTAGTAGAAAACGGTCAAACTGCCCAAAACAATTATGACTACGCTTATTTGGTAGATGAGAATAAGGAAGATTATGATAGGCAGGCTACCAGGACCTTTACTCAACCGGGTAATCCATCAAATAAAAGGTTATACCTATACGTAACTCAGACTAAACCCGTAACTATTAAACAAGAGTTTCATGCAGAGTTGGGTAACTATTACTCTTACGGTGATAGTAATCAAATCCCCCTTATTTACCAATGGTATAGCCCAGATTCTTCAGATACTACTAACATAGGGGATATGACTCCTGGAGGATATATCGGAGTTTGGTGTAACTTACCTGCTACTGGAGTAATAAATTGCATGATTACTGGAAAGCCTCAAACTGGTAAACCTATGAAAGCTAGACTAAGTAATCTTCAAGCAAGAACCATTGAGGATTTTGATAGTGATAGTCCCACAGAAATCAATAAGGGTTTGTCAGTAGGTTATTCTCAACAGGATTATCAAATAGGTATTGAATATTCTCCCGGTATGAACAATTATTTTTTGATAACTCCTTCAATACTTTCAGAAGCTGAAGCTTATGGTGGAGGTATAAGGTTAGAAGTAAGTTTAAGAAGTTCTTATTCTAATAATGGAACTACAATTGCAACAGTTACACTTACTCCAAAAAATTCTGACCATCCGACTATCTACTTTGAAGTAATCTACGGGTAAGTCTCTGTATTAGTAATAATACGATACTATAGCATTATTAATGTATATGGCCATATACGAATAACTTTAAAAATCAAATTTAAGTTTAACAACTTAAAACTCAAAAATTATGGGGGTAGAAGTTAAATCTGGTGGTGAGGGCGTAATCGTCGCTGACCGCGGTTGTAATGATGGTTGCTGTTGTAATGGACGCAATTCAGGCTGGGGCTCCGGTTGGGGTGCAGTCGGTGGTGCATTGGTAGGTGGTGGCTTTGGTGCTGCTGCAGTTTCTGTATGGGACAAAATCAATGACACTAAAGCTGACATTCAGAAAGTAGAGTCTACTGTTCAGGAAGCAAAGGCAGGTATCTATAAAGATATTTCTGATGCTGCTAGAGGAGTAACTCAGGAAATCAGCGGAGTTGCAAAAGATGTTGCTGGTGTTGGTAGAGAAATCCTTAACAATCGTTTCACAACGGAAAGAGGACTTTGTGATTTGGGATACAAAACCAATTCCGATATCCGGGATTCTCGTGACCAAATGGGCGCAGGCTTCAATCGTGTTATGGACCGTCTTTGCCAGATGGAACATGAACAACAGAATTGCTGCTGCGAAACTAAAGGTTTGATTAAAGAAGTGAAGTCCGAATTGGCTCTTCAACTTGAACGTTGCTGCTGTGACCTCAAGAATGGCCAACAGGAAATCAAGTGTCTTATCGAGAACACTGCTAAAGACCAGGAAATTGCCCGTCTCAACCGAGTAGTAGATGCTCAGAGAGACCAGAACATTATCCAGTCAGTAGTTGCAGCTCTTAAGACTACATCCACAACCCCGGCTTAATAATGACCGTCGTCATTACGTAAGCCAGATTAGGAAGGAGTGCATCTTACATAGGTGTACTCCTTTTTCGTTTATACCCACCTAAAGATAAAACGATATGGAAAGTGAAGAGATTAAGAAAGAACCAACCAATGGAAATCAACTAAAAGATTTTACTATTCAACTTACATTGCCTGCTCCCAATGCAGAGATAGCAAAGGAAGTAGCAAATAAAGCACAGTCACTCATTGACCAATTTGGATACTATCAATTCTTAAACCTGGTAGACTTTATGCAAAGGAATCCAGGTGCAGTATCATTTGGTTTAAACTTAATTAATAAAAGATGAACATGGAAGATTTGATTTTTTCTAAATTGCAGAAAGGTGATACCATATACACCTTAGAGAGAGACAGACGTTCTGGGTATCCAATCTTTGATACCGCTAAAGTATTAAAAGTTGGTGAGAGCAAACCAAGAGCTACTGGCCCAGATGGAAGCTTTACAGCAAATACAGAAATCTCTATTCAAGACTCTGTATCTGCGGTGACTATATACCTTCCTACAGATGCTGCAGAGGGTATTTATAATAATGTTTATTACACTACCGACTTACGCAATATCGTAAACGAAGTAAATATCCAAAGGACTACTGCTGTAAATATCCTCAATAACCGAGAGAAATATGAGGCAGTAGTTACTGAATGTGATAACATCTACCATACCATTGAAGGCATGTTAACTCCTCAGCAACAACCAGCTCAGGCTTACAAGCAAGAAGAGTTCGAGGCTTTTAAATCTGAGGTAGCAGAGAAGTTATCCATGCAACAAGATATTCTTATGAAAATTGCCAGTGAGTTGGGATTAAATAAGAATAAAGATGGCAAGCAGAAAGGTTAACATAAACCTCTCGAATAATCTATGTGATATTCAGATTTATGTAGACCCTGTTAAACAACGTCAGGCTGAGAGGTTGATTGCCAAGACTCCAAGTATCATGAAGCTCGGATACGAGTTAGGTACTAGAAAGTTTGGCAATCAACTTCTTCGTATAGTAAGGCGTAGTTTAAATAATGGTCTACCTCCACCTGGTTCCAAAGTATCTTGGCCAAAACATTCAATTGCTACACTTAAGAAGTATGGAGCACATACCCTATTAAACCTTACTGGTCAATATGCAAGGTCAGTTACAATGGTAACTCAGAAAGATAGAACCTTTGTTGGTCTTCCTCCAGGATTAAGGAAGATAACATACTCTGGTAGAACTTCTCGAAAAACACTTAATCAAATTGCTATCATGTTGGAGTATGGTAGTAGAGATGGTAATCTTCCACCTCGTCCTTTATGGAAACCTGCTTTCGAGGCAGCAGGTGGAAATGTAGTTTTAGAGAAAGAGATACGAAATCAATTAAGAAAAGAACTTAGAAAATATACAAAGTAATGGCAGATTTTGAAGCAGATAAAACATCTGGTACTGGTCCTGCACTCGTAATGGTACATCCGTTAAAAGTGAATGATACAGAAGCAGATAAAAAAGCCATCCTTACCATTACAGTTAATGGAGTACCTAAGACTGTAAATCTTATTCAAAAGAAAGGCAGCCTTAACTACGAATACAAATTAGAAGTAGATAAGGAAGCCATAAACATATTGGGTAAGGGTGGCTCTGATACTTTGGCAATCACTTCTCAACGTAGGGAAATGATTAATGGTACACCCCAAGGAGATTGGGAAAATGTAGAAGTTACAGCAGAATTCCTAGAGGAACCTCCATTTACTGCTGGACTAAGATTTACTGATAATGAAGAAAAGACTCTAGAGGTATCCATTACTTCTAAGAATCATACGGAACAGCTTCTCAGTGGAACTTTAACTATCAAGCAAGTTGGTGGTCTAACTAAAACAGTAATTGTAACTCAGGCAGCTGGTGAAGTAACCTATTCTTATAATATAGAACCTCATGTTAATGTAAACTTAGGTAATACAGGATTAGAGGGTTCTTCTGGTTTTACAGTTACAGGTTATAAGTATAAATACATCGAGGGTAAAGAAGTAGATAAGAGTGTAGCTTCTTTTAAAATACCAGCTATTGGTGAACAAAGAGTAGTTAGTAATCCTATACCAACTATTTCAACTACAACTTATTGGGTTGATGGTTATGGTAATGTAGCTAATACTTTTATGTCTACTTTTTCAGGTACAGCTCATGCTAGACAATCTCAACTATCTATATCATCTATATCTGGAGGTTGGGATGTAGAATTCTCTGATGGTGGCAAAGGTACATTTGGTATATTAGCAGTAAGAAGTTTATGATATGGTAAATGCAGAAGAAATCGTAGAAAGAACCTTTTATATTTGCTTATTACAAACAGCACTTAAGAAAGGTTTAACTCTTAACCCAGAAGACTACTTACCTTTATCACAGGAGAACGAGAAAAGATTTCAGGCAGATAAGGATGCTATGCCTAAATTCATTCCCATATACGGTATAGGTAACAATCAGGTTAAGGGTGCAAAGACATGCCCTAGAATTACCATTGAACTACAAGGATTCTATAATGGTGATATAGGTGTGAACAAATATATCATTGGTGATAAACTAGCGAGTGGAAATTATCAAGCATCAGAATTTCCATACGAAACAAAAGATATAACTCTAGATATTCATCTGGTATCTAATACTCAAGCCGATATGAGATTGCTTCATAATATCATGTATGAAGCATTACCTTCTCGTGGATACGTAAGACCTTATTATAATAACTTAGAAGAATGGGAAGATGGTAAGGTAGCACCAACAGGAAACCTATTTATAGAAATAGGTAATTACTATGACCACCCTGACGAGAATCATGGTCTACTTGAAAAGGTATATCAGTATACTTGTAAGGATGGTATATTACCTGAGAGACTTGCTGAAGAAGGTGAACTTGTACCAATTCAGGATATATCCGTATTGATGGGACTAACCGAAAAGCAAGAGTCAGATTTACTTAACCTTAACGTAAAATAGCTCAATACTAGAGGGTATTAAATAAATGAGTAATTAACTTAATTAGTATAAATATGCCTAATTCACCATCTGTAAATTTCGAGTTTAAGAACGATAACGTTCTTCAAACTACTCCTATGTTAGGAGTTTCATGTGTATTGGCTAGAACTACTAAAGGTCCTTATGATGACCCCTCAGAACTTATCCAATCTTTCTCTCAATTCCAAAGAGTCTTTGGTTCTGAGATAGTACCAGATGGTTCTGTATCAAACATCGAAAAGGCTTTCAATGGTGGTTCTAAGCTTCGTATTATTCGTGTACTTGGTAAGGGTGCAACCAAAGGTGTAGTATCTGCTGCAATAAGAGCTAAAGCTGCATCTGCTCCTAAGGCTGCTGAAGACGGTTCTCCGGTAGTAGCTTCTGCAACTCCAGAGGAACCCACGGCTTCTACTCTTTTCAAGTTTACTTCTGGTTCAGTTGCTGTTGGCTTTGGTTTGGTAACTAAAGGATATGGAGACCCAGTTGGTAGTGCTGAAACTTTCTCTGTGAATATTTACAAACAGGCTAACACGGTTTACTATCAAGTAATTAGTGCTAATGGCCAGGTACTTGAACAAGGTCCAGTAGTAACCTACAAAACTGCAGATGATAACAATGATACTTCTGTAGATTACCTTGCTCTAAGTGCATTTGCAAAGAACTCAGAATACATCGTTCCGGTATTAACCGAAAAGACAGAGAACATTAAATCTTGGAACAACTTCATCAAATGGTTAACTGATGATGTAGATGGGACAAGAAACCCCATTGATATTAAACTCAATGGTGCTGTTATCACTGCCGATGGAGTAAAATTGAATGGTACAATTGGTAGTGCCGGTAGTACTCCTACGGCAGACGAATGGATTGCTTCTCTGGAATTCGTTAAGGATTATGTAGATGTATATCAAATCTTCTGTTCACACATTGACCAACATCTTGAAGCATCTGCTGATGTACTTAAAGTACACAAGGCTGCAGTAGATATGGTTAAAGAACTGCAAGAATATACCTACTACATTGAAGTACCAAAATATACTACTCACTATACTCAGGGTGACCAACCAAGAGACTTGAAATCAATCATCACTTGGATTCAGACTTGCCTTGGTACTGTAGGTAACAGTAAGTATGTTGCTTACTTTGGTGGTGGTATTAAATACTATAATGCCGACGGTAACTTGGTAGATTCAGATGTTCTTGGTACCATTGCAGGATTAGGAGATGCTTCTGCTTCTCAGTTTGGACCTTGGAAATCATTTGCTGGTATGAATCGGGGCATTATCTATGATGGTAATGGTCCAGTATGCCCAAATTATGGTTCTCCTTCAAGAACTAAGGAACTCAATGAGTTAGCACAGAATTATGCAAATATAATCTGTATCAAAGATGTTCCTAACCAAGGTAAACAAACTTTGCTGTGGCATTGTTTTTCTTCTCAGGTAAAACAGGATTCAGAAAGATTCCTTGCAATTGTAAGATTGAATCTGTATCTCAAAAAGAATCTTAGACCTATTCTAGAAAAGTATTTGGAAGAACCAAATATCTGGAACACTTGGAATAAGATTTATCTAGAAGTTAAACCAATGCTGGATAACTTGGTAGATGAAGATGCCATGTCTGAATACACCTGGATGGGTGACCAAGACGCTAACTCGTACAATGACTTATCGGTTAACAATGAAGCCGATGTTCGTCAAGGTAAATACAAAGCAATCCTGAAATTCAAGGATATCGTTCCGATGCAAGAAATCACTATGGGCATCTATATTGACCAGGCATCCAAGTCCGTATCTGTTCAGGACGTTAACGAATAAAATTAAGAAAACATGGGAGCAAAAGTAAAGAATCCAAGAAAGAAATTCCTTTGGAGTATCACATTCCCTAAGCACCCAATCAATACTTATCTGTTCCAAACTTGTACTTTGCCAGATGTAGAGATTGACCAGGTTGCTCATGGAGACGTTAACCGGGACGTTAAAACTGCCGGTAGAGTTACTGTAGGTAACTTAGTAGTAGGTAAACTTTTAACTACTGCAGGTTCAGATACATGGCTTCATGATTGGCTTTATTCATGCCAAGATATGATTGCTGGTGGAGGTTTGGTACCAAGCCAATATTGGGAAAATGTAATCGTAAATGAACTTGCTGAAGATGGAGTTTCCGTACTTAACACCCACCTCTTCGAAGAGGTATGGCCATGTAAGATTACAGGATTAGACCTGGACAGAATGGCTTCAGAAAACACTATCGAAAGTATCGAATTCTCAGTAGGTACTGTAGATAAGTATTAAAAACGCTTAGTCTATTTTCACTAAGATTTTTAGGTGGGAGGGGTGGGATTCCTAGAAAGGGCTCACCCCTTTCTTGTTGTTACAGCGAACACTATGAACTAAAGTATAACCAAATAACTTATTTAAACATGGAATTAAATTGTAGAACACATGAGTTTATAACCCCATCAGGTTATAAATTCTCAATCAGGGAACAGAATGGTGCAGATGAGGATATCTTATCTAATCCTATGGATGTAAGAAACCTTATGAACCTTACTAAGTTCATTCAGGCAATTGTAGTTGATACCGACTTTACTCCTAATCGTAGATTAACGGTAGAGGATGCAGACCGTATCCCTTTGAATGACCGATACTGTATCTTATTTCAATCAAGAATCTTCTCACTTGGTGATGAAGTAGAATTTGAATATGATTGGGGCCAAGAAGGCGGAGTACAAACTTACGGTCAATCCTTAAGCGAGATGTTATTCGATAACTATGGAGAATTTCCTACAGAAAAGGAATTGGCCGAAAAACCAAACGCTATCCCTTATTATCCAGAACAAGGTAAGCTTACCGATTACGAAGTAACTCTATCTTCAGGTAAGGTAGTTAAATTTGATTTGCTTACTGGTGCAGGAGAAAGAATGTTGGTTACTTTACCAATAGAAAAACAAACTCGTAATGCAGCATTGATTGCAAGGAACTTACATCTTCAGATTGATGGTAAATGGGAAAAGGTAGAAAGCTTCCATTTATTCTCAGTAAGAGACATTGCAGAGATTCGTAAAACAATATTTGAATATGACCCAGTCTTCGATGGTAACACCGATGTAGAACATCCAAGTATACCTGGAAGAATTGATAAATATCCTATAATGCTTTCACCGACTTTTTTCTACCTGACGGAAGCGTAGACCACCCAGGTACATTCACTTATATATGTAGAGCTGAGGTAGCCATTGACTATCTCAGCTTTTTGCGTCTTCCGTATCGAGAAAGGAAAAGATTTAAGGATATAGCCGATGAGTATTATGAAAACTTAAAAAAGAAAACTAGAAAATGATAGACAGAAGAAGCTTAGTCGAGGTCGGTGTTGCAATGGTATTAAGAGACCGATTCTCTAATGAGGCTGGCAGAATATCGAACTCATTTAGAACAATGATGAACGATATGAATACCTGGAATCGAGGTATTCAAATGTCAACTTCTAATGCTTTTGAGTTTGGAAAAGAATTGGTTGGAGGTATGGCAAGGGCCTACCAATATTCTGCAGGAGTATACGACCAAGTATTCTTAGCTTCTAAAATGTCTGGAGCTAATGCTGCTCAACAGGCAAGGCTAATGCAAGTAGCCAAAGAAGTCAATGAGGTAACTCCTCTTACTGCTGCAGATATTGCATCAGGCGAAAGGTACTTGGCAATGGCTGGTAACAATGTAGAGCAAATCGAAAGAATGATTGGCCCTGCAGCTAAGCTAGCTTCTATCTTCAGTATGCCTCTTGGTCAGAAAGGTGGAGTTGCTGACTTGATGACTAACATCATGCAGACCTTTAATATACCTTCACAGAATGCTACTCAGGTAGTAGACCAATTGGCAACTGCAGTAACCTCTGCAAATATTTCTCTAACAGACCTTGCCCAATCTTTCCAATATTCAGGAGCAGAATTTAGAAATGCCAAAATCAGTATGGGTGATGCAGCTGCAGCCATTGGAGTACTTGGTAATCAAGGTATCCAAGCTTCATCAGCTGGTACTGCATTAGCAAACATGATGCGCTATTTAACACTTTCCGTAACCGGGCAGAAAAAGGGAGGTGGTGAGATGCTAAAATCTTTAGGCATTGACCCAAAAACTCTAGTAGATGCCTCGGGTAATCTTTTGAGATTAGATAAGATTATATCTATATTGGGAGATAAACTTAGAGGTAAACGAGGAATAGATATCTCCTCTGCTCTGTTTAATATCTTTGGAGTTCGTGGTACAAGAGCTGCCTCAGCTTTACTTCAGGATTACTGGACTGGAGCTAATAAGCTTACAGAACTTATGGATAAGGTTGCAGGTGCAAACGGTACAGTAGAAAACTTAACTCAAAAAAGATTACAAACTCCTGCTGGTATTATCGAACAGTTTAAATCAAACTGGGAGAACTTTATTGTAACTGCAGGTTCTACACTTGCTGAAGTCTTTAGCCCAGTACTTAAATTAGGTTCTGGTATCCTAAAGATTATTAACAGTATGCAAGAAACTTGGGCAGGTAAATTCTTGGTAAAGGTAGTTGCAACTGGTGCAGTAGTAGGTACTCTATATCAGGGATTCAAGTTTATTCAGGGTACTATCAAGATGATTAGTACCTTCCAGGCTTTAGCTACTTCAGAAACTAATGGTATGGCAGAAGGTATGGTAAGAACTAATGTTCAAGCTTCAATCCTTGAAGGTCACATGAGAAATATCTCAGCAATGATGATGAGAATGACTGCTATGCAAATGGCTCCAGGTAAATTCTTTGCATTACCAATGGGAGGTACCATAGGTAAAACCCGAAAAGGTACTGTAGTAGCAAGAGATGCAAGAGGAAGATTTACTTCAATGAGTACTCTTGCAGGAGCAGGGGTTGGAGCAGCAGTAGGTTCTACTGTAACTAAAACTGCAGGCCAACAGATTGCTAAGAAAGGTGCTATGGGATTTGGTGCTAGATTACTTGGTGGTAGACTTTTAGGATTCTTAGGTGGGCCTTGGGGACTACTAGCTTCTATAGCTATCCCTGCATTGATAGAAGTAATAGGAGGTCTTACTAATTCGGTGGATAATAACACTGCTGCTCTAAACTCGGAAGAAACCAAAGCTTCTATTCAAGATAGAAACCAACAGGCATTCATTGATGCGGTTAGAGGTGCAATCAGAGATGGGTTTAAGGATTCAAGAATTAATATATCAGTAGATGGAAACGAAGCTGGAGACTTTGCTCCTGGTGGTCAACAAGATTTTACTGGTATATCATTGGGATTAAACTAAACAATCATGGCAAGAATATTAAATCGGATAGCAGGTGGGGTTGTTGAAAAATACAATGACCTCACCAGGGATTCTGCAGGAGTTCTTACTGGTCCTTTAAATAAACTTTGGAGGGCCAGAATCTATCTCAATAGGGCAACTTCAACCTTGCCTAAAGATACTGCAGATAAGGGTAAAGTATATGACCCAAATAACCCATTCGGACCCAGAGCTAATTCAAAGAATCCTAAGTTAAATCAAAGGATTCAGGCTCAATATCGAATGGAATTAAAACATCAAATAGAAGGTGGAGTTCCATTTGGATACGAAGAAATGGACCCGGCTAAAGGCCAGAATGTTACGAAGAATAAAGAACTCTTCTTGGTAATGCCAGAAGTAAGAAACATGAATCAGGTAGTGATTTATAATCTTACAGCTAGCCCCTATCAATATATCACTCTTCAGAACAGACCACCTTCAATTGATTTCCGAGGAGAAACTACTTGGGCAACGATTAAATCAATGGGACGTAATACTCCCATGTACCATTATACTGGTAGTGAAGATATAATTCAATTCAATGTATCTTGGTTCTGTAATGACCCAGATAATCCAAAAGAGGTAATTACTAAATGCCGATTATTAGAAATGTGGACTAAGGCAAACTCTTATCAAGCAAGCCCTCCGATTTTAAAAATCGAGTGGGGTAGTTCTGGTATATTCGATAATCATCAGTACATTCTTACATCTGCAACCTATACCCTGAATAATTTCAGAAATGCTTCAAGGACTCGAGTAGCAGGTAAGTCATGTACAATTGAGGATTTAAAGTTATTGCCTGCAGCTGCAACTCAGGAATTAATCTTCAAAAGAGTAAGTGCTTATAACTTATCTTATCAGGATATTGTAACTGAAGAAGACTTAAAGAATACGAAAGGGATACAGATATGATAGACTTAAATCAATACATGACAGGAGCAAGTCCTTATGATGGAGCTATTGCTCTTAAGTATGATGAAGGAGATTATTCTTTAGAGGTAACTCCTCCTAATGTTCCTTATACAGATAACGATAAACAACATACTGTATTAGATGGAGAAACCCTACAGAGTATTGCTCATCGTTATTATGGTGATTCTGGTAAGTGGTACCTGATTGCTGAAGCTAATAATATCTTGAACTCTTTTCAAGAATTAGAACCTTATCAAATTTTAAGAATACCTATGTATGGCGGCAACTAGAAAACCTAACCAACCAATACTTTATAATGGAACAGCAACACCTTACATGGCTCTGTTCAATTCTGGAGGTATGCCTATAATGAATCCCATTACTGGCATACCTCTTGGCGCTTATATAAGTAATTGGAGCTACAAGTATGATGAGGAGAAAGAGAACTTAGCTACCATTACATTTGATACTGGAGACCCCGATACTGTAGATATCGAAGATCTCCAGGAAAGCTCAATTATTTACCTTCAGTGGGGATACATATATCCAGATGGTCAATTTATCTCTAGCCCAGTACGAAGTATCAAGGTTAGAGATTTGGATTGTGTATTCGATTCTACTGGTACTCATGTGACGATTAAGTGTATAGATACAGTTGGAGATTTAAGATTCCAACCACCTTATACTCATTCGGATTTATCAGAACACAGTTTATCCAACTTCTTGGATAATGGTTGTAATGATGATATAGGCGTAATCATAGAAATATTTCAGTAATGGCTAAACAAATAATAAGTAATAAAGTTTACGAGTCACTACAGGTCCCGACAGAACAAAGTCGAACTACTACTGGAAAGATACTTTACGCTAACCGGTTTAGTGGAGTAGCTCAAGTAGCTATGCCCAGTGATTTAAAGTCCTTGATAGATAGTGACTTGGGATTAATAGGAAATAACATCTTAGTTCAATTAGAACAAAAGATGAAAGGGTATGCAAATGGTCCTTGGTATATTGATTCCCGGGATGGTGTAATATACATACACAACCGTAAGTTTCAAGAAGAACCAGAATACAATTATATTTACCAATCAGAAAATGGAGAAGTACTTAGAGTATCATTCGCTACTCAGAAAGTAACCAAAAGGGTAAAGGCTCAATTAACTCAAGCCTTAGACCCAGAAGATAAAGGTTTAATTGTAGGTTCAACAGATATCACAGAACCTGAAAAAGAGAAAGAGGAAGTAACTTTACTCAAACCATTTGTAGCTCAAGTAGATAATACAATGGTAGTAAATTATGGTAGTGTACCTTACGAAGATTATCGTAGTCATCCTACTACTAATATTGCTGCCGAGATGGAAGCTGAACAAAGGTATGGAGCTAAAGCTCAAAAGTATAATTCTGCAATGAAAGAGTATGGTTCTCAGAAACCCTATGTTGCTTACAATGCAGGTAAACAAGAGGCTTTAGATAATCTGAGTACTGAGCAATATCGAGAAGCAATTAATACTGCTGTAAACAATTTACCGAACGATAAGAAAAGGGTTATTCAGCAAATCTTGAAGAACTCTAAGAACGGTAAAGAGTTAGAAAGTAATCTTAGGCAATTACTAGAAAACGAAAGATACCTATTTACTGGAGAATATAAAATGGAATACCTTGCAGAAGAATGGGTAGACCCAAGAGAATATGACCCAGAAGGTGGAACTATAACTCACATGGTGAATATCAGAACTTTTTCAAGTAATCCTTATGAAAAACAAATGATAGATAACCAATCTCAGAGAGGTATATCTGCAATGGAAAAGAATCCATATATTACTGTATACCCTGATACCTATAAAGTAGAGTATTCTGGAGATGGAGTTACTACACCCACTATGACTCGAAAGGTTAAAGCTAAAGTTAAGATACGAAGAATGAAGAAGGTACCATTCTTAGTACCAATCTATAAGTTATATCATAATCTCTTTAGTAGATACGGCGGAGCAGATAAGGTTACTTGGGCAATGAATGCTAATGCCAATGGAGGTCTTAAGATATCCGAAAGAAAGTTGGTATGCCAAATGACTGTAGTAGGTAGACCTTCATTACAATCTTCTCAGATAATATCTTTAGAGAATGTAGGAAAAAGGTGGTCAGGCTTTTGGTATATCAAGTCAGTACAACATTCAATGGATGCAGGTCAAGGTTATCTCTGTACATTAGACTTGGTTAAGAATAATGCAAGGGATGGACAGACTACATCTAAGACCCAACTTAGTACTCAGGACATTGTAAGTAATGATGCTAAGGATTCTGCTAAAACTGACTTTGGTAAGAACAAGAAGAATACTGCTAATGCTTCCGATATTGTACATGACTTTACCTACAATGAAGTAGTATACTTCGTAGAAAGATACATGGATGATAAGGGTAGAATTATCGATAAGAAAGGTGCAGGAGAGTTCTTACAGAATAAGTTCTATTATGATGAGATAAATGCTAAAGACCCTCAGGCTCTTGCTGCAGGTACAGTTCGTACAGAAGGTACAGTAGTAACTTCAAATGGTACAGCAATCTATGGTAAGACCCATGTGGTAAAGGCAGACCAATCGAAGGTTACTCCTTCTATGAAAGAAAGGTATAACTTTGATGAGTTTAATTGGGCAATGAAAGCTTATGAACGATATAAATCCAACAAGAAATAATGTACTCAACAGCTAAACTATTAACAGAAGAGGGTATCGAAGGTTTAGGTAGATACTACTCTGTCTACCGTGGTATAGTGGTAGATAATAATGATACGGAGAAACATATGAACCGTATCAAGGTATGCTGTCCAGAAGTCATGGGTGGAATTATTACATGGGCCTATGCAAAAGGCCAACATGGTTCTATCAACAATGGGTTCAAGTACTTAGCTCCTAAGGTTGGAGATATAGTATTTGTTACTTTTGAATTTGGAGACCCAACTAAACCCCTATGGGAATATCATGGTTGGGGACTACAACAAATACCAGACCCTTTGGATGGTCCTAATAAAATGGGTATTATAACTCCAGAAGGAAACGTAATGGTACTAGATGACGATAACGGAAAGCTAACTGTTTATATAAATGGAGATGTAGGCATTGCTGCTAAAGGAAACATTTCTATTCAAGCACAAGGAGATGTAAGTGTAGGTTCTGGTGATACAGTAATCTTAAATAAGGGAGAGAATCAAGGAGTAGTTAATATCAAAGAACTAACCGAGAAACTCAATAATACCATTAAAGAACTGGAAACTCTAAGAACTTTATTCAATTCTCACGTACACTCGGGTGTAACTACTGGACCCGGTTCTTCAGGTCCTACCGTAACTCAAGCAAGTCAACCGTTCTCTACTTTCAAACAAGAAGATTATGAGGACATTAAATGTATACACTAATGGATAACTATCTTACTAACATTGTTGGAAAGGGTATGATATTCCCTATTCAACTTACAAGAAACGAAAAGGGTGAAACAGGTTGGTATCCTGTTAATGGTGATATGGCTTTGGTAAGAAATAATATAAGCTCTATAATGTATTATTTAATAGGACAACGATTTCGACAGGAAAACTTTGGGAATCGCCTATGGGAATGTATAGAAGAGCCAAATACACAAGCCCTAAGTTTTATTATTAAAGAGTTTATTAAAAGCTCAATTGGTGCATGGGAACAAAGGATTACCTTTAAGGGTATCACCGTTTCTAGACAAGGTGCTAAAATAAACATAGAAGTTCATTATGTAGTTAATGAAACTTCTACTAGTCAGTACCTGTACCTGACCTATGATAAAAATGAAAATTCATTAAACTCTTATTAATATGGGAATCACTAATAAATGGCTCAACCCTTATCAGAGGTCTTACCAACAGATTAAGGCCAAGCTGATAGAATCACTTACGAATATCAAAGACAAAGATGGCAATGTACTCGTAACTGATTACTCGGAAGGAAATATATTAATCATTATCCTTTCATTGTTTGCGGCAATTGCCGAAGTTCTTCACTACTACATTGATAATATGGCAAGGGAATCCTTCTTACCTACTGCTCGTAAATACAGTTCAGTAGTTAGGCATGGAGCTTTGGTAGATTATCATGCAAGAGGTGCTATTGCAGCATCAGTAGATTTGGTAGTATCCAGGGATGTATCTGGAGATTCTATTGGTGCTAAATTAACTATACCTTCTGGAACTTTATTTACAGATTCTAATGGTAACAAATGGTTATCTTCTAGGGATGTAACTTGGTATGCTAATGTAACTACTTGTAAAGTTCCAGTTGTACAACATGAATTATATACCGAAAGCCAGATAAATGGAATGGTTATACCTTCAGATGAAAGGGTAACTATTACCTTAGGTACATTACCTAATGGTAAGTACTACGAACATGGAACTATGAGTATGAAGATTGGTGGAGAATCTTGGGTATTGGTGAATACCTTTGCTTATTCAAAACCCACCGATAAACATTTCATGGTTACTATGGATGAAGCTTTAAATCCATATATCTTATTTGGTGATGGTAAATATGGACAGAAGCCTGCAGCTAATGCCAAGATATCTGAGGTTAAGTTCTACCTTACTACTGGTATCAATGGTAATGTAAAATCTGGTATGATTACTTCTGTACCTTCAGTTATATCTTCATCAGTAACAGATGCTACTGTATCTAATACTTATGCTGCAGGTGGAGGTTCATCCTATGAGAATTTTAGTATGCTCAAGGAACACATACCTTTGAGTGTAAAGACTATGGGAGTAGCTATTACCAAACAGGACTTCATAGACTTAGCTAAACTGGTTGATGGGGTTAGTAAGGCAAAGGCAGAATACGAATGTGGTAGAAAACTAATCGTTTATATATCTCCTGATAATGGTGCTACTGCTGACTCTAACCTTATTCAAAAAGTATATGATGTATTACATCAGAACTCACCACTTACTACTTGGTTAACCGTTAAGTCTGCAGGTAAAGTAAATATTATCTTGGATGTAGAAGTTACTGGGAAGAAGTCTTATAAAACTTCAGAAATACAATCACAGATTCTTAGTGCATTATTTAATGCTTATTCTCCGGAGAACTCAGACATTGGTGGCAGCGTAAGAATCTCTGATATCTATGCACTCATAGATAATCTTGAATCAGTAGATTATTTACACTTGAAGAAGTTCTATACTAAACCATGGCCTACTACGGTATACGGTAACAAGGAATTAATCCTTGGTCAATTCCAATTAGACGAGGCTAATGGTAGTATGTCTTACTTTATATCTTTTTCCTCGGGTACTCAATTTACAGTACGTTCAGTTAAGGGAGGCTTTTCTTATGATGGCCAAGTGGGTAAGACTACACAGATTAGAGATACTATAAATGGATTTGTATTTGCCTTGGATATCCAGAATAATGGTTATCAATCCGGATTTAGATATACCATAACCATTGCAGAACCCAACAAGGATTATACAGACCCAGGTTATAATATTCCGGTATTCGAAGACTCAAGTCAGTTAACACTTAAAGTAAATGAAATCGTATGACAAATCTTAAAAACCTAATTGATTTCTTACCTTTCGAATTTAAAGAGCAAGATACTTATAAAGTCGACGGTAAGGGCATATTAGAAAGATTTCTAGAAATTTGTGGTAACTATTTCCAAGAAGATATAACTAAAGATATTGATAATATTCTAGATATAATCGATATCGATAAAACTCAGCAGAGGTATTTAAATTACCTCTGGGAGTTCTTGGGAGCATTACCATTTGCTAGAACCGGAGAACACAAGGGAGTTCCCAACTTAAGTGATGAACAGATTCGAACTATCTTAAAGTATTCAATCTCGTTACTTAAGATTCGTGGCTCAAGAAAATTCTTCGAAATTCTTTTTAATATGTATGGGCTAACCTGTACAATTACAGACCCAACCGATGGAGAGATGGATAAATGGGAAAAGGTAGACCCCTTATATGATACCGATTATTCTCAGTACGACAAATACAACTATGATAAGATTTATGGTTGTGCTCAATGTATAGAGGTAGGTATTTCTATAAGCGGTCATGGGTTTACTTCCCCCACTCCAGAGTTCAAAGCTTTCAAACAATCAATTGATAAGTTATTCGATAGATTCTTACCATACAATGTATCTGGGAAGATTGCTTATGGATTTGATTTGGCTTACAATTATAAAATTGTAGCTGAACCTCTTATCAGTCCTGCAAAGATTGTAACAGGACATATAACAGAAGTACCCATTAGAGTAACCGTTACTTCTGATTACGATGATGCCGATTTAAGATATCAGGTAACTGGATATGACCCCTCTGAGAATAAGTGGAGCTCAAAGAAATATGAAAGCGGTTCTATTTTCTATGCAAGAAAGGGTGACCAAAGATATTACTTTCGAAGTGTAGGAGATACTTCAGTAACTACCTATGTAGATATAGGTTTAGAATATTACACTAAATCTTATCACATATATGCCGACTTGGTAGAAGGAGGAACAGACCCAGATAATTTAGTAATTACAGGTACTAATCCAGTAATCAAAGTAAGGGTAACTGCAAATATGAATTATCAGGGAAATATTAAACCTGTATCCGTACAGTTACTTAATACCTATGAAACTAAAGATTCTGGTTCTGTTTGGGAAATAACTTCTGCAGGTACTTACGAATGGGTTATTGCAGACTTTCCTGCAAAGAAGGTTACTCTAAAGGTAACGGCAATTGCTACTAACTATACGGTATTCTGTGAACCTCGGAATATAAATCTTACCAACGGTGAAAAGTCTTTGATAACTATTCGTTCTTCAGATCCTAACGAAGATACAAGTCAACTTATTGCCGTATGTATTTCAGACCCCGGTATTTTAGTTCGTAATGGTCAAAGATGGGCACCAACTACTACTGGTACATTCCAATTTAGATGTACTAAAGATGACTCAGGTAATGCTAGTAATTATGGTACAGTAGTAGCTTACAGATTAGGTTATACGATTAACTACGATATAGGCGTATCAAACAAACGATTAAACCTAAATGCTCAAGGTTCTGCATCAGTTAATCTTTGGGTTACATCGGGTATTTATTATTCTACTTTCGAAAGTGCAAACTTAGGTAGTTATTTTGATACCGAGGTGACCATTTACAAAAAGAATACCCAAGGTACTTGGGTAAAACTTGGTACTTTAGAATTAACTAATCGCTATGTAGTTGGTCCTGATTTCTACTATGGTAGAAGTACAGAATACCAATTTAATGAAGCTGGAAGTTATAAATTTGAATCGGTGGGTGATGCTAGTAAGTCTGTAGAAGTAGAAGTACTTGCTTATATACCTACTCCTCAATCCTACTTGTGGTTAGAACCTTTGAATGAAGAGGATGAGAATTGGTATGAATTAGAACCTTACTCTGAAGCTGAAGCAGATGCAGGAAAGTATATCAGGGCAGGCTATCAATTAACCAAATCCAAGAATTGCCAATTCTACCTACGTTGGGGAGATGGTGGTAATATGATAACTGGGATTGACTTAGAGGGTTCATCTGAGAAATACAATTCGAACACTCTTATCACTTTCGATAAAGCAGGTAATTATGAGTTTTATTATCAAGGTTCAGTAGTAAGCCTTACGATTAAGGATGTTATGCCTAAGTATATTTTAACTTGTAATCCAGTAAGTGCAGAACTAAGCAAAGATGTACAAGAAGTATCTACTATCGTAACATGTACTTCAGATACTGGAGAAGTTTCAGATATTGTATATGAGACAGCTCCGGATGTGGTTCATCCAAGCCCTTATCAATTCTTTACTAATTTACCAGGTAAACATACTTTCTATGTGAAAGCTAATCCTGCAGTTAAAGCAGTATTCATAGTAAACCTGTTGGATGTAGTTGATAAGACAGAACTTACTTGGGAATCCAATGATATTTCGGAACAAGGTATTAATATATTAGTTCCGGAAGGAACAGAATGGTCACTTAAAATAGAATAAACAAAATGGAAAGCAGCTCTTTTAACACATTATTTAAAACTGGTATCATTGGATTCACTTCTGAATGTTATGCCATTATCTTTGATTTGAGGTGGATGATTTTATTAGCCTTTGTACTAATACTTACAGATTTTTGGTTTGGGATATCTGCAAGTAGGGCAAAGAAGATTGAAATAAGAAAATCTAGAGCCGGGAGAAAAACTCTTAATAAAATCATTGATTACCTGTGTTACATCTTACTGGGTGCCGTAATAGGTAAAGCCATCGGAGAACCTTACGGATTAAATCCAATAACAGTATCTATAACGGTAATGGTATTATGTTACTGTTTTGAAATAGATAGTATTTATAATCATATCTGTACTTTACATGGTGTAGAAAAGAAGTACAGTATCTGGTCTATCTTTTGGAAATTGATAACCTTCAAGTTCAAGGCTGTAGGAGAGGCTTTCCAAGATATGAAAAACCAATCGAAAGAATATAAGAGTAATAACAATAACAAAGATACATTATGAAAACCTATTTTGATTATGAAGGTATAATAAAGTCTAAGGATGCAGCTGAAGCTATAGCTGCACCAGTAGGCATTGGCCCATTTTGTGGATTTGGTTCTGCAACGATTGTAAATAATGCAATCACTCTCTTGCCTAATGGAGAACCTACTTCTCCTGCATATCAAGCAATAAAGGATAGAATCCTTTCAAGGTATATGACTAAAGCTGCAGATTCTGGTGAAGGACCAGATACAAATTTTGGTTGTATAGCAAGGGATGGTACAATCTATATTTCTGATAGTGCTAATATTAGTATACCTAATATTGAAGGCTCAAAGGGTTCTAATGAGGATGTGATTGTATTTGCTTACCATACACCTTTGGAAGAGCCTGTACAGAATCCAGTACAGTTCAGAGCTTTCTGGAATGAATCTAATTCGTTCTATTCTCTGTACAAGAAATCAGTAGACCCATTATACCCAACACCCAAGGATTCTAGAAACCTGTCAAAAACAAATGTATTAGAAGATAATGAATTATCATATGAGTCTCTAGTGAATAGAGCTATGGCTTCAGTATCTCAAGGTTTGGTAGACAAATCCTCAATGGTATTAATTGGTATATATGGGCAAGGTACTAATTCAATGGATAACTCAGTAGAGAAATATTCTATTGTTCCTTATGCAGGAAAGTTTCCCCAACCAGTAGAATATAATACTGCTATCCATGGAATGCAACAAGCCAATATAGAAACTCTCTTACGACTATTGCAAGGATTCCCAAACTTTGATATCAAGGCTTACATTGATGAAAAGCTTGGTGGTATGGCAGGAGCTAATATACCAAGAGGATTAATTGCAATGTGGAATGGAGTTTCCGTACCAGAAGGCTGGGCTTTATGTAATGGTCAGATTGTAGAAGATTTACAAACACCAGACTTATCAGGTAAATTCATTGTAGGTTGGTCATCCGGTAATGAAGATTATAATTTGATTGGTAATACTGGTGGCCAAGAGAAAGTAACTCTTTCTACTCAGGAGATACCTTCTCACGTTCACAACTTTGCAGATGCTTACTTTATCGAGGCTCATTCAGATTTGGTGGGAGCTAATGGTACTCAATGGATTGGTAATAACCTTTCTGGTAGTAATAAAACTGATAAAGATAATTCTTATGTATGCCTATGGGACCATGATACCAGGGCTGCAGGTGGAGGTCAACCTCACGAAAATAGGCCACCTTACTACGTACTGGCATACATTATAAAACTATAATATTATGTCTTAACTACTTATATTGTTGACAAAGAACTTTTAATTTATGGATTATAGGAGAGGGACGTTGGGAAACGCCCCTTTTCTTTTGTGTTTAGTAGTGAAGTTCTTCTTTAGCTTTCTCTTCCCAATATAAGATATCTTGTTTGAGTTCTCCTATGTATTTAACCGACTTCTTAGTTCTAGGCATATCAAAGAACTCAACCAACATTATATTGGTGATTCTTTCTCCATCTTTAATTCGTTCTTTAATATAAGGAGGTGGAGTAAGTAATACTTCAAATACCATATAAGCATCTGGAGATAATTTCTCTTTCATATACTTATATAATAATTCAAGCATTTCTTCCTTAGCCTTAACCTCTTCATCGTCATCTTCTAACTCTTTATCATTATCAAATAAGTCTTCAAGTTTAAATAGGTTCTGATTGTATTCTGCAATCTCTCCATAGGCAAATCGAAGAAGCTTATTCTTAAATGTAGCAAGAGAAGAAAGGATTCTTGCTTTAAGATGTTCTTCACTACAAGTACCGTAGTACTTATTAAAAACAAATAACATTTTATCCCAGAAATAAGAAGATATTATATCTGGCGTAAGGTTAAACCTTTTGTAATCAATCTGTTTGGTAAGGTTCCGAATAACTGGCTTACAAACTTTGTATAACCGATTAAACATTGCTTCATCATAATCCTGCATGGGTTTTAATCTATGAAGCTCTGAACCATTGTTTCCATTACATTTCCTCATATTCTTTAAGTATTTCGTTATGCAAATATAATAAATATATTTTATATAATATAAGAATATCAAAAAATTTCACCGAACGGCTGAGGATAAGAAGACTAGATATTGTGGACATGAGTTCAGAACTACATGAGGACTATCAAAATCTATTAGTATATAATATTGCAATATAATAATGTATGAAAAAGAATAAAATTAAATTTAGCTTTGCACCTGACTTTCAGTTAGAGATTCTCAGGTTCATCATTCAAGATAAGGAAGGAGGTTTAGTATTAAGCAGAATAAAACCAAGCTACTTAGTACTTATCGAACATTCCTTAATTTGTGAGGGTATACTTAAATACTTCAAGAAGCAAAGAAAGATACCCTCACAGAATGTCCTTAAACAAGTACTCAGAGAAATGCTAGAATCTAAAAACTATGTTGACCTGGTTACTAAGGATGATATCCCAAACATCGAGAAGGTTATCAAAAATCTTTATTCAATTCAATTATCTGATTCAGAATATATTAAAGAGAAAATCTATCAGTTCTCTACTTATGTTGAAATGAAGAACTTAAATGATTCATTCGACTTAG